GAAGAAATAGAAGCAGGAAAATGATACCGAAGTTCATACAAGTAAATATCGCCGTCCAAAATATCAACAAGTCTGCTTGATGAATTTGCCGTGGTTGCTGTATTGTCCCAAATTAGCGGTTTCAGTGTCGTAATATCCGCATTGCATTTAAGCGCAATCAGCGAAACAACTTCCTGTGCTGAATATTGGCATCCGATTATTTCCTTTCTTGAATAGTCAAATGTAAAAAACGAGTTCTCGCCTGTACTCCCGGAAGGAATTGTAAGCGTATGCGTTGTGTCATCTTTACTTGCGCCATTTTTTGCATTTATTGCTATCGTGTGCGGAGCAATACCTATCCTTCTTATGTATTCTAATTGATTGTTCAGCTTCACTTTCTCATCAGCATATTCCTCGGATACTGTATGCTTATAAATCAGCAAACTCGGTATATCTGTTTCATAAGTTATTTCATCCGGTATAATTGTTGCGCTTGTGTTAGATGCGTTGCGAATCTGCAACCTCATGCCAAGCCCTGCGTCAGATAAAGCGGCTTCATAGCTTGAAAATGAATGCGTTGTTTCCCATTGAGTTCCAAATGATACAGATGACGATGAATTGATAGCCGCCCAACGGAATTCATACCCCGTTTTAATTGTAAATGTTTGTCCTGCTCTTGGATGAAAAATAATGGTTATCATCCGATTTGTACTGTCTGTTATTTCATTGCTTGCGTTGATCGTTTTGCGTAGAAAAACAGTCCAATTATCACGGTCAAGAGCATTGTCAACGTTATCATATGCGCTCTTTAAACTACCACACGCCGCCGCATCCGCAGCGGCTCCAGAGACCGAAAGTGTTGTGTCCGTCTGAAGAGCCGTAGAGTTATACACTCCGCCTGAAGTCCATGCCGTTCCGTTCCAGTAATACCAGTTCCCGTTTGTCAGCCCATTGCCTGTTGTCCCGGTATACACATAAATCAAGTCATGATCCGTCATGTCCCCAACGACAGATGCCGTCCGGGGAGCACCAGTAAAGACCTGAGCATAATTCTTTGCTACTTCCGCCGCTGTTGCGGATGTAGCCGCCGCTGTGGCACTTGCCGCCGCCGCTGTGGCACTCTCGGATGCTGACGTATCGCCGGCAACAATGTTATCAACTCGCCCCCTGAGATCGTCATACAAAACCTTCCCGTCTCCCAGCGTCATAAGTTTATTTGTTGCGATACTCATCTTTCATCACCGCTCCTCTCACGAATACTCGTCAATAATTGCTTGCGTCTCGGCTATCGTTGCACTGGCGGCAAGAAGAGCTTCTGCGACACCTTCTGTACTTCTCTGCGCCGCTTCAGCCGCCGTCTTTGCCGCCTCTGCATCATCCTTAGCCTTGTTGGCGCTGATCACATCCGTAGCAATCGTCTCAACCTCTCGGTTCAGCGCGGCAATCGCAGTAGTGATTGCATCCTGCTGTACAGGCGTTGGCTCTGTGTTTGTCGGTTTCGCCCGATCTGTTACTTTCAGCCTTGCTTTGTAAACAGTCTCGCCGTCCGATTCTCCTTTGTGCAGAAACACCCAAATAAAAATATCTTTCCCGGTTGTCAGTAGCTCGTCAGGGATATCAACACCGTCTGCATTCCCAATCATTGTCAGGCTCTGCCCGGTCTCGCTGTTGGCAAAATGAACCTCATAGTTTTCTGGGAGTTCAACGCCTTTAAACCTGATCTGCTGACCGTAGTCGTAACGGTATAATCCCCCCGCAAGTGCTATGTGATGTGCACTCAGAATGATTGTCGTTACATTTCCTCTCATATGTTACCTCCTAAGACTGACGTTGACCGACATTGTTTCGCCTTGATTATGTCGGAATACGTTTTAATGAAACACGCGCAATCTGTAAGGTTTTATCACTGTATAATGTGATTGTAAGATTGCCTGACATCATTCCGCCAGTAAGATAAATTGGGAACTGAACAATTTTCCAGTGCGTGTTTACTCGCTCCGAAAGAGTGATACTTTCCGATGTACCGCGTCCGCTGATTCCAATCTCAGCCTTTAATTTGGCATAATCATAGCTGTCTTCAGTAATCTGATTACCAGTCCCATCCGAATATATTGGCGGGAAATACCGTGCCCATACCTCCAGAATTGCAACGCCGCTACTATATTTTTCCTGTAAATGTAAAGTCGAAGAGGACACGGTAGTGGATATACTTACATTGGACGATACTTCTACCAAAGACGTACAGTCAACAGGATAACAACTATCAGTTGCGGTTGTGGGTGTTATATTCCAGTTACTGTCCGTGCTACCTGCGGTTCCAAAGGTGGGATGATCAATAAGTTCACTGCTGTCCCTACCAAGGTTTGGCATGAACTCAACCGGTTGTCTGTGATAAGCTTTGTTTGGAAAACCTGTCCAGTTTGCCTCGATATCGGTTAAACTGAACGAATTTCCACTGCCAACCAGCAGAAAATCGACTTTGTCTTCCTGAATACAACCCATAAAATCTGTACTTGGTAAAGCAAAAGAGCCGTCAGTTCCTTTAGTCAACTGCTTCCAGCCGCCGAGACGATTATCCTGAATATCTTCCGGGCGATAGCCGATCGACTTGTAACTATAGGTAATCGTCGCATCTCCGCTTCCGGAAACGCGTGTTAGTGTTCCAGTTCCCTCATCTGTGATTTGCGTATTATGATCAACGCCTGAAAACAGAATATACCCAGCCGCATTACCATCACCCTCACCCGGACGAAGCTCTACGACAGTCAGTACTGTGGAGGTGCCAATTGTTGTATCCGAACACGTATACGTATCGCCAACAGTCGGTAACGTTTGTGTAGTATTGGCATAATCGAAACGGATATATAAAGCTGGTTTCGTATAATTCCCGACTCTAATATCTTTGACATAAACGCTCAAACCAGAATCGCTGGAAACGGGCTTCAGGCTTAACTTGGTTGTGGATCGAAAATCTCCGGGAATAACCACGGAACATAATGCAACCTTGGGAAATGAAATAGAAGAATTATTAATCAATTTTCCATATTCACTCTTTTCGATATAGTTACTTGCGCTCGAGCAATTATCCACCAAAGTTGCGTCACGAAGATAACGGTTCCCGGGATTGATTTCTTTGAAAAATTCCGCTCGTTCCTCGTTGTTTCTGAATATAATACTTGAGATTGGCAGTGAAGAATGCTGCGAGCGAAGCCTGAACAACTTCAACGATTGTGTTGGACGCTCCAGCCCTTGTAAAAACTTTTCATAGTTATCGCTTTCCATAGCGTTGGTCCGTGTTCCCGGATGAGAACCACCCCAGAATGGCGCATAAGCGGATCCTTTGATCAGGTCGCAGATAGATGCAATATCCCAATGCTGGCAACCAAATTCCCTCGCGACCTGAGCGTTGACGGATACGATTTGCGGCACACGCGTATGCGCATGGTATTCCGTGCATATAATTGGTTCAGCGCCACGCCCAATGACCTCAGCGCATATTTGACGAAGACCATTCGCATACTGATCAGATGTCAATGTTTTGATATCATTGGTGTAACAGCACAGCATTGCATATTTCGGCTTAACCATATCATATGTTACATCATACACTGAATCCGCTGTCCGAATTCTGCTTACATTGCCGTAATAGATTTCTCCGCCTACCGCAATGCTCTCAAACACATAGTCCGAGAATAAACCAAGCTTACAAATATAAGCCTTGCCACGTACTGTATATGAAGACTGAGTATAGCTATCGCCAATGATGATAATTCTGTCACTGGTTAAAGCATTGATTTTGACGGTACTCCCAGCCATTCCTGCTTCGAGCTGTGCCCTTGCTCTGGCATCGACAACCTCGTATCCATTCAGAGACGTCATTTCTGCCATGTATGTTTCGCCTCCTTATGCATGGTATTCGTCTACATCATTCGAGTTGTATGGAACCTTTTTGGACATATACAAAGGCTTGTCCCCATCGAACATGCTTAATATAGACGTTGCACTTTGTGCGGTTATGCCAAGGTATTTATATTCGGATTCGTCGAATACAGGGAATGTTATATTTGCACCTACACTTGGTGCGCTGTCCGATGAAAGAAGAATGCCAAGTCCATTATTATCTCCGGACTTATAACTTGAATTCAGTACCGTTTTGCTCAGACCAAGAGTCCGAACTCTAAAATTAAAGACTACGGTTGCTCCGCTGAGATGCAGATCCGAAATATCATAACACCCAAGATATTGATAAGACGCATTTGCACCAAGCCCGTTAATACGAGTTGCCTCGACTTTGAGGTAATAACCCTCGCCAACAGATCTTGTCCAGTTTAATTGTTCTTTTGCGGGATTCAAAATATTATTTGAAGCTCCGGCAGGTTGCGCTGCATTAACTGTCAGTGTATACGTTGCAGTATAATTCCCGTCAGTAGAAGTGAAAGTAATGTTTGCACTCCCTGCGGCTACAGCGCTGACGGATCCGTTGGATACCGTAGCAACAGCAGAATCGCTGGTAGCCCAAGTACCGGTTTTAACTGTTGCATTAGAAGGTGTGAACACAGGTGTTAGCGTCATGCTTCCTCCGGCTGTTAAGGATCCTGAACCAGATGCAAAGGATACGCCGGTAACAGCTACTGAAGAAACTGTCAGTGCATACGTTGCTGTATAATTTCCATCGGTAGAAGTAAACGTGATATTTGCGCTCCCTGCTGCGACAGCATGGACAGTTCCGTTAGACACTGTAGCCACGGCAGAATTACTGGTAGCCCATGTTCCGGTTTGAGTCGTTGCATCAGAAGGTGTAAATACAGGTGTCAGTGTCACATTCTCGCCAACGGCTAAAGATCCAGAATCGGACGCGAAAGATACGCCGGTAACCGCAACAGGTGCCTGAGCCGCTGTAACTGTCAGCGCGTAAGTTGCAGTATAGCTCCCGTCGGTGGAAGTAAATGTAATATTTGCACTTCCTGTTGCAACAGCATTAACCGTTCCATTGGAGACTGTCGCTACAGAAGAATTACTGGTAGCCCATGTTCCGGTTTGAGTCGTTGCATCAGAAGGTGCAAAAACCGGGACAAGTGTAAAAGATCCTCCGGCCGCAACACTGCCGGAAGCAGAAGCGAATGAAACCCCTGTGACCTGAATGGTAGCCGCCGGTGTGCCACTGTAATCGATAGAGATGGTGACTGCGCCATTTCCATCATCACTGAAAACCAAATCAAATGTTCCGGATCCGCCTGAAGAGTTGAATCCAATCACATTCTTGATTTGTGTGAGAGCTGTAACTATACTCTGCCCGGTTTCGTCTGTGAGCAACCTCTTTGTCGTTGGCATGTTATCAATCACCATCCTTTACACTGTCTGACAAATATATCCGCTTGAATCCACAGATAACCCAAACGCATTAATCAAAGCTTGATCCTCTGTGTTAAGCCCTGCAAGCTTTTCCTTCTCTGCTGTGGTGAAATCATTGGTTGACAGACCCTTGCCTGTGACCTTGTCCACCTTGTTTGCAAGGATTGAGTTAATCCCCTGAATAAGGTTCTGAAACCCGCCGCTTTGTAGTACTTCAATAGCCATAAGTTTACCCCCATTTATTTATATGGACGAGGCGGACAGGTTTTTCTCGACTGCCTCGCTCTCGTGATGCGCTTCCGGTGTGACATCGTTCGGGTTTTCGGCAACCCCAGGAGTCCGGGGCGGAATAGTCGCAGAGAATATAACCTCCGTCTTCCCGCCCCGAGTCTGGATTTCCATGATATCTGTATGGGGTTGATCCGCGATTAGTTTCATCACGATCCCCCCGATTTGTTATTGTAATGCGTGACCTCTCTGAGCAGTGTCATCGTACCGGGGAAGGTCCTGCAGTATTCCCCGCGATTCACTTCGATGTCGATATCGTATATACCGAACGCAAGCCTTTCCGTATCAGTTGGGCGGATGTGAAGTGTATAATAACCATCTCCGTCCGATACAATACTGCCGCCCGTCTTGGTGAGCTGTAATACCGCGTCCCGATCCTGATACCGATGCTTTGCTGTAAAATAGATTTCATCGAATTCATCAGTAACTGCATCCTCGTCTTCATCGCTCTTGATCTGAAAACCGATATCAAAACTGTCTCCGCGCGCAAATGCAATATCCATTTATTTCACCTCCGCCAGATAATCATTAAAATTCATCAGCCTCTTACGTGTACTCGCTTATAATCGCTTGTGTTTCGGTTGCCGTTGCGATATCAGTGGATGTCAAACTGCCAGCCAGACCGCTGCCGCCCGTGTAGGTAACAGACAGATCATATTCCCGGTCGCTTCCGTTTCCGACTCTGATCAGTTTAATCTTACTGTTCGTATAATCCACAACGACTACGTCAAAGCACTGTTCTGTTACTGTCCCGGCAACCATTCCGGTTGCGTATGTGGTATCAAACGTATCACACGAAGTCGTGATCACCGGGACGCTTCCATCTCCATAATAATCTGTCTTAGTATCCCTGTGAACATGCCCGCTGAGTACAGCAACGATTTTACTCTTATAGTTGGAAAGAACACTCATAATGCCGGAATGATCCTCAACAACTTCGCCTTGACTGAGCGAATATATTCCATGATGAATGACGATAACCCTGTATCCGTCATCCTGACCGAGTACTTTCTGCATCCATGCAACTCTGTTCCCGCTCATCGGATTCTGCCAGTCCACACAGAGGAATCTCGTTTTTGATCTGGGATGATCCACATAATAATCATTCTTGACTGCCTCGGAAGGATCCCATGTAAATTGTGCATCTTCAAACGCCCAGTGAATATTGCTTCTGCCGGACAGCGGAGCGTAAAGCAGATCAAGCTGTTCGCTGTTAACAAGTTTCGTGGAATCATCATTATTTCCGATTCCGTTGTTGTCGTGATTGCCGTATACGCACAGGTACTCGTAGCAGGGGATGTTGGTAATCGCATCCGTGAAGGAGTGAATCTCCTTCGCTGCTGCCTGTTTTGTCGCTGCGTGTCCGTTGATGATATCGCCGCCGCAGATAACTGTTTTGATCGGCGTATTATTCAGGATATATTTAATCAGGGACGGAGAGTGCTTTTTGTTGCCTGACCAGTGTACGTCTGTGATAAACACAAACGCTTCCATATTCGCACCAACGACACTTTCGCCCCGCGCAGCGTTCATTGCTGTATTGATGGATGCTACTTTTGTCGCAAGGTGGGACGTGAAATAATCGGGCACATTGTACACCGCCATGCTGTTCTGTATATCTGTGATATCATTCTCGATTTTGTCGATGTGAGTATAAACATATAAGAAGTTATTCGATTTAATATTGCCGCTTGTATCTACACGCAGGATCAAAATCGAATCCGCCGGAATATCAGCTTCTGCCACGATATCCGCTTTACTTGTATTTATGTCATAAACAAGATTCTTTCCATATTGGATTTTCCAGCAGTTTTCGTAGCCGGAGGGAGCATCAGCGACAAGCCCGCCGCTGGTATAATATAAATCCGAACCAATGACTGTGGCGTGAATTTTACCACGCAGATATATCGACCTGTTTGATCCGCTCTTATTGCCGATGGCAACATACGCGTAGCTTCCGTCTGTTTCCACATGCTGAATATAGGATTCGATGATGGTATGCGAATCAATATTGGCAGTCTCAGTTGCCGAATCGACGTAGTTTTCTGTGGCAACCTTAAATCCATTTGATCCGTCCGGATCGCAATGAACATATACATCGCCATACAGATATTCGGTTCCGTTTGTACTTAAAGCTCTAAGATTAAGTCGGCTTGAATCACTGGATCCGCCGCCGACAATTTCCACACAATCGTCAAGTATTCCGCACCTGACCCAAAGCGCATTATTAAAGGTTGAAGAATTATACGTTGTAGCGGAACACACATAATATCTTTCAACCTGTTCTCCGTTTACAGTTTCGGTGTGTTTGACGAAATCGCCTTTTTTATACTCAACATTTGGTTCCCACTCAGGGAAAAAAGTAACTCCTGAAGGAATGTTATAACGCCCCAGTACGTGCTGATAAGATCCATAGGCAACTGTACCCTGCCCTTCTGTATGCGAACCATTCGCATACACTTTGGTTCCGACCCCTTCGGCATGAGAAGCCGTACCGGTTGCAATCGTTTGATTACCTTCCGCGTGGGATACGGTTCCGCTTGCCTCAACGTTATACCCGGTGGCAACGCTTCGGGAGCCAACTGTTGTGCCAGCTTTTCTTTCAAGGCTGATACTTCCGGTAAATTCAGGGTTTGCCTTAGGGGCAAGAGCCGAAGTATCCATGTTGCTGACAGCTGTATCCACGTATTGTTTCGTTGCTACATCCATATTGCCCTGCGGGCCAGATCCAACTGTAATCTTTCCGGCAACAAACTCATTGCCATCCCAGTCAAGAGTACGTGCATTTGACCGTGATCCGGAACTTCCTTTACCTACGATCTCAGCATATGCTTTTGTATCAGTTCCAAGATCTTCCCAGACTGTATATAATGTACCCCCACCTGCGCCAGCATATTCCTGCATTGAAAAATTACCGTTATACGTTCCGCTGGTGTGATCCTTTATACATTTATATGCGTGAGATTCATTTGAAACAATATCTCCGACTGCATATTCTTTATTGTAAACCCACGCAGCAGCAGCGCTCACGCTTCCGGGAGAATTATATTTTCCAAACACAAAAGAGCTTTCGGATAAGGCGATTGTATCTTTACCTTGTGCGTGACTGTAATTTCCAGCTGCAATTGTTGAATTTCCTTCGGAGTGAGATTGCATTCCCTTTGCAACAGTAGAACTTCCTTCAGCATGTGATTGTGCTCCTAAGGCTTTTGTCCATTTGCCTTCAGCATGAGAAACTGCGCCTTTCGCTAAGGTGCCTGATCCTTCTGCATGTGAATAATTACCTGATGCAGTAACAGTATCTCCGATTGCAGTGCTGTTCGTTCCGGACGTAGTATTTGCTTTCCTTCCAAGACTGATAGTCCCTGTAAACTCCGGATTATTTTTAGGAGCCAGATCTGAAATGAGTGTATAACTGCTCTTAATTAATTTTCCGGTATTTCCGTCGAAAAGAGCAATTGTATTATTTGGAGCCGCGTCAGATGAAGGCCCGGTCACAACCCCGTCTGCATTGCCATGAATCACAACCCAGTCATCGTTGTTTGCTGTTGTGCCTGTGTTGATACAGACAATCATATCCCCAACTGCGCATGCCCGACCGGCGTACGTGTCTGCGTCAACAACTCTGTACGTCCAGCCAGCGCTGTGCGAATCAGGCAGACTGCTGATCGTAGCGCTCGGGTTATTTACCCCGCCAATTGTTCCTTTAAATAACATGGAATCACTGGCGGCATTCATAACCTTATTGATTTCCGTGGAAATCTTGCTTGCGCTCCACGTATGCACAGTATCGCTTGATGAATCTGAAATTTTATCATTGACAAAACTTTCTGTCGCTACCTTGCTTCCGCCCGTGCTGTCAGCATTACAGTTGACATATAAATCGCCGCGCAGTCGTTCGTTTCCGTTCCAGTCCAGCGCTCTCGCATTGGATCTGGCGTTGCTGGCAGTGCCGTTGCCAACGATCTCGACATAATTCCCACGCGCCGTTGCCGCATTCGCCGAGGTATCCTCTGTGTTGAACTCGCCGAAAACGTGCTGGCTCTGATGGCTTGCAACCGTCCAGTTCCCTTCGGCATGAGCGTATCTTCCGCTTGCGACTGTATGTCTCCCTTCGGCATGAGAGGTAGATCCGGATGCGATGGTCGTATCGCCCTCGGCATGGGATCTGATTCCGCTTGCCGTGGTCTCGTTGCCCTCTGCGTGAGCCGCCGTATTGGACGCGGTTGTTCCTCCTCCCTCCGCATGGGAGTAATCTCCTGACGCGCTGGTCCCGGATCCTTCAGCAAAAGCAGACGCACCGCTTGCTCTGACAACGTCGCCGACCGCAACGCTGTTTTCTCCCGTAGCAGTGGTAGCATCTGATGCATCGTATTCATCCCGTCCCATACTGATGGATCCTGTAAACACAGGATTCGCTTTCGGCCATTGCAGGATCTCATCCAGAACAGTGGTTGCCGTCACATGCGATGAATTCCATGCGCCAGCCGCGTGGGCGCTTGTAAACCGGTAAAGGTGATATCCTTCCGTTTCATGATGCCATACGCAGTCCCCAACGGCATAGGCTTGGTGTTCCGAAAATAACTCGCCGATCTCAAGAATCAGGTTCTCATCAAATACAGTCAGATTGCTGCCGCCAAGCATTTCAACATCCATAGTCTGACCGCTTCCAAGCATTTCGACATCCATATTCATGAGATCACACTCCTGTGATATTGATCGAGGCACGTAAGTACAATGGGTTTGCTTACGCATCTCTGGTTGTTGATATCAATGACGTTGACCTGTACGGTAATATCCTTCCCGTCCCGGAATTTCAGACTGTCCTGCTGGGTGAGTTCAACCGTCACATGACATTTGTTGGTCGCCAATGATGACGTCGTATATCCGTTCTTTTCCAGCACAACCCGCCCATTCTGTTTGTAGCTGACTATGGCGCTCGACACATTGCTGGATGCCATCGGTACGACAAATGTATGTATGTTTGTTTCCCCCGGAATAAACAGCATAGCTTTTCCCTCCTTTATGTGGTAGCGCCTGACGCTAACCCTAACCATGTATTGATCTGTGCGTTGGTGATTTCCGTAAATGTATCCTTCAGGGCATATACGCTCATGTCATACTGTGGCGTAACAATGATATGCCCCTGTTCATCTTCTTCTCCCTCGAACAGATATTTCATAATATACTGTTCCAGCGATTCGTCGCCAAGGTACAGCGTCCGCCCAGCCGCAATTTCAACGGCATTGTTGTGTTCAGTTGCCTTGCCAAATCCGATCGAAGTACCGTTGCTGTTCAGGTAAATCGCGTAGTTCGCGCTCTCGATGGCTGTCGGGATGCTAACTGTCACAAACTTATCTGTGATAATCAGCGTTGCATCTACCTTGGAAGCAGGTTCAATCGTATAATCAGACGCAAGCATATGCCAGTTCCCGTCCGTGAAAAAGGTATTTCCAGCCGTGGTCCAGGATCGGTTCCCAATTCTCAGCGATACGTTGGAGATCGCGTTGGAATCCACCGCCGTGAACTGAACCGAGCATTTGTATTTGATGTAGGTACCCATCGCGTCTTCTGTCCCAAGCTGATCCCGGCACCGTACAAAGTTGATGGTCGCAACCGGTTCGTTGTACCGCAGGATGTTGATCGTCTGCGTCTTTGTGGTGCTGTTGCCGTTGCTGTCCGTAACCTTGTAGCTCACCGTCAGGTTGCCGTAGGTTTTCAGTGCGGTCGCTGTTGTGAAGGAAGATTGCAGAGAAGACCCATGCCCGGGTACGGATATCTCGTATCCGGACACTGTTTTGGGAGCCGTGGCTTCAGCTCCTGTAATGCTCGCCGATACCTTGGTCAGCCCCTGTATATAGATCCCGTCCGATACCGCCTGATTAACCTTGACCGGCGCAACGTTTGCCGTGAAGGTCGGAGGCGTGGAGTTGAGCCGGAATGCGCCGGATACGGTTACTGCTCTGGACGGCATGCTGAATGTACTTGCTACCTGATTTGTGCCGTCCACAACATAATGATCGAACACATATCCTGACGCCGGAGTATTGCTCAGGGTAACGGTTGAGTTCGGGGACGCCGCACCGGACGGGGTGGTAGCGATCGTACCTCCGGATGCTGGCTGGTTGACGGTGATCGTAAACGCGTCCAGCTCCGTATTGATGGTTACTGTCGCGGATCCGTTCAGTCGTGCGTCATTATTGACAAAGATCGCCAGCGACTGCCCCATAAACTGTTTGGCGACGCCATTGGAAACCGCCGTTGCCATGGCTGAGTTGAACTGTGATGCCATACTGCTGAACGAGTATGTCCCGCCCGGAGAAATCTCAATCAGCGCGATACGATACATGATACTCCGGGTCGTGTTGCACAGGAAAACTTCAACAGGCGAAGTGTAGGTATTGTCTTTATTGTAAAGACTGCCGCTGCATGATATGGAAGTCGGATATTCCTTGGCTCCCATGGTCATATTGGAAATAGGATACATGTAATCAAGAGCAACCTATTTCCCGCTGACCCCGGTTTCATTGTTCGTGGATATTGTTCCGCTTCTCGATGCCATTCATCCCACCTCCTCAGACAACCGGGGCGTAAATCATCGCGACTGATCCGCTTGTATCCGGTAGCATCCACATATAGTTGCCAAACCGCATATTGTTTGTAACTTCACTTTCCATGATATACAGTTTCTGATTATTCATGTATGCCAGTATCTGATCGCCCCTCCGGAAGTTGATCGCGGTATTGGTGATTTGAACATTGAACTGATTGGCGCTGGATCCGATGACAAGGTAATCGTCGCTGAATGTCATGAATTTCTTGACCGTCTCGGAATCATCCGTCAGGTCTGAGATCGCGTTTTCAGTCGCGGTCTTGTCCGCGTACAGGCTCTGAAGCTCAACTGACCATTCGTCATACTTCTGGTTGACGATGGTTTCCGCCGCGTTCTCTGCGTCCTGAACCCGGCTCATGATTGCGTTATCGCTCAGGTCAATCTGTGCGCCGTACCCATTGTCGATCTTGTCAGCCGTAATGGATCCCGCCTGAATTCGCGCCGCCGACAGAAATCCAGTGGAAATTTCGTCCGCGCAGATTCCTTCACCTGTACCCATCGTTCGCCAGTTCCAGCTTCCGTCCGGGTTCTTATCGCTGGCAATCAAAAATCCCTCGCCGCACAGCATCATGGCTCCCGTGCCGCTGACGCTTTCAAAGATCAGGTTCCCGCGATCGTCCGTGTACCAGTTGCTCAGGGTGGATGTCAGTTTGGTTTTCATGACGTCGATCATACCCTCAAGCCGGTCGATCGAGATCTGCCCGTTGGACTGGATCGCCCCGGCGCGTTCGTACATCTCGTTCTTCTGCTTGACGATATCCGCGAGCTGCGCGATGCGTGTCATGACGCTTTCCAGCGAAACCTTCTTGCTGTACCCATCGTCCGTAGTGATGGTAACCTTGCTGTTCTGTTCGTTGTCATGGCATATGGTGACGGATTCGATATACCCATAATCATTGACGTTCAGCGTTTCATCCCAGATATGCCCGACCGTATGAAGCCGGATATCTTCGATCCCGAATCCGAGATAGGCTTTTGCGCTGACCGCACCGATCTGATAGGCAACCTCCGGCTTTGCACATCTCGCGCTGATGTCGAGCGCGTCTGCGTAAAGTTCTTCTTCCTGCCCGACTGTGTAGTTCTCGTCGCTCCAGCGTCCGTCCCGGAGCATGTCGCCCATCGCCGCCGTAAAGTTGACTTCGATGGTTTCAAGCTCCTGTGTTTTTGTTTCGACAACGCCCTGCTGGGTCAGCATGGACTGTGCATTTTCGATCAGGTCGTACATCCGGTGATACAGCCCGTCCCGTGGATCCGGATTCTCTTCTGTGGCGGTTTCTCCGACATACAGGGTTGTGATTTCGTTGTTCAGGTTCCGGATGTAATCCGTGTATGCAGCAACCTTGTCCTGTTTGTCCTGATCCTGACTGTAGGAAATGCTGGAAGTCAGCTGGCTGATCTTCTTGTTCCATGCCGTGATCTGCTGATTCTTTGCCTCGATCGACGCCTCATCTACGCCGATCTGTCCCAGCGCCGGGTTCTCAAAATGGATAATGTAGATAAAGTCGCTGTTAAACGCGCCTCCGGCATAAGTGAATGTTGTGTACTCGTTCCGGCTCTTGATCCCGACCAGCGTATCTCCGGTAGCGAGATCCCCTTCCGCATCATGGATCAGCCAGGTCTGGTCAATAACCTTCCCGCCCGTGCCGTTCTTCAGTGAAAAGATCGCAAACGGAACATACCCGACTTCGTTCACCACCGTATTCGTAATCGTATTCAGGGCGGACTGCGCTGCGCTGATCTCCGTCTTCTTCGCTTTCGCGTCAATGACGTACTGGTCGAGGATCGCCTGATGCGCGTTGGTGAACAGCCCGATGCTTTTGTAGTAGTCGAAGTTTAAAATGTAGTTCAGCCCGGTCGGGTTATCTTCCACATCATCGATTCCGACATACCCGAAATCTCCGTACTCACCCTCGACATACAGCCTTGTAACCACGCTGCTGCTGTCGTAGTTGACGCTCAGGGTGTCGAGATCCTTCCCGACAACGAACTCCCATTCCGTATCCCGGTGGTTCAGCTGGTAGAACTTGACATTCTTATGCCCCGCCGTGTATGGATCGTCGCATGTGAAGTAAGCGTAGGCGTTGAACAGTGTACACAACTTCTGGATCAGGGAATAAGATCCTTCCTTTGCGTTGCTTTTCAGGCTCCGGATCTTCTCCGTCAGCCCGTCATGCTCGACAAATACATCGCTGGTCGTGTCGTAAGTCCAGCCGGTTCCTGCGAGAACTTTTTCCACAAGCTCCGGCAGAGTCCCAATCCCGTTCTCGTCATCGAATTCGAGGTAGATGTTCTTGGTCTTCAGCAGGGTGGAAATATGCGGGCAGGTCACCGTCATGGATACAGTGCTGTTCTTCGTCCCATTTGGTTTGCTGATGTAGTACCATTCTGTATTGTCACCGTTTACCCAGCGTACATAGTATTCGTTCTTCACAAAATCCCACCGGAAGTTGTGATCCTTATTCACGGTAAACGGCAGTTTGAATGTCAGCTCCCGCCAGCTGCTGAGTTCGTCCTTGGTTGTGATGGAAAATGCTTGCCCCGGCTGTTCAATCGTGCTGTCGTAAAGATCACACAGCTTGTTGCCGGAGTAGTCAAATACAGACAGGTTTTTGCCTCTCATCTTCTCCCTCCTTTGCCATCACCTTTACAGCGCCCGGGGCGTAAAACTGTAGGACAGCCCGGACAGAGATACGTTTGTGCCTGTAATCGCGATCTTATTCATCTTCGCGATATGTACTTCGCTGTTCCCGGTCGCTCCGGCGCTGGCGCTGAGTTGGATCGCGCCGGTATCCATGTTGTGCGAATTGATTTTTTTCCATGTGCCGCCGATATACAGATAGCTGCCGGTCAGATCCTCCGGAATATCGAGAATAACGGTCGCGTTCTGGGATCTGCTGGTATATTCGCAGTGGCAGGTGAAGTTCAGTCCGTCGTTCGGTGTCAGCGTAATATAGCCGTGATCGTGGTACACGAATGCGATCTCCGGACTTCCGGATCCCTGCGCCTGTACAAGCCCGGTCTCGCTGTCGATGATCAGCGTAGCATCGGATGGTAGCCCGCGCAGGACGCATACTGTATTGTTGGTTGTGTTCGTAATTGTCAGCCCGTTCGGCGCAGTTCCGGTAATCCGCAGGGTGACGCCGCATTCCGCTGTTCCCGGATTATAGATATCAAAGGAAGTAAACGGCGAAGACGGAGCCGCTGGCATCATGTCGCTCCGGATCAGGTTGCACAGCCCGTCATAATCAGTCAGCACGAGATCGTCCAGCGTCATCCGCGTAAGATATCCGTAGGGATCCTGCGCCTCGAAGGTAATCGTGAATGTCCCGCTGTATTTGGGTTCAACCTCCAGCCCGGATTGCTGCTCATAGATTTTTCCGGTAATCACCTTGCTCGGGCGAACCTTGTATTTCAGATATTCCCGGTCATCGAAGATCAGATCTCCGCTTGCTTTCGCGTCCAGCCACCGCCTGATCCGCTCCCGTTCCTTCATCGTGATTTCTTCAAAGTAGCAGTTCAGTGAAAAGGTTCTTGCCTTGCGGCGTGTATAGTAGTAGTAACTTCCGTCCCGCCAGTTTACTTCATCCTTGGCAACGTCAAACTCGGGGGACTGAAACCAGTTTCCAGCGGCGTCAGGAATGTGTATGCATCCAAGCTCTTCGCAATGTACGCCCCTGTAGGTAAATCCGCTCATCCGCGTACACCCCTCCCTTTCCAGTTGATGGGAGGCGCAGGATTAAACCCACGCCTCCCGGGTTTCATTATCGAATACTCATAACTCCGCCGAATGCGGTGCCTCTTGTCATCCGTTCAAGCAGACTGTCGTAGATCTTGTCTGCAAGCTCGTTGTAATCCGCATCGTCCGCCAGCGAGTCGACATAGACATTCAGCTGGTCGATGCCAAGACTGCTGACCGAATTGGAGCCGTGTAAAACGCTTCCAAAGTCCGGCAGTGCGTCAACGCTGATTCTGGATGCGTTCTGCAGTGTGGCAACCAGCGTGTCAAACAGCATGGTGTTGGTCGGGTCAAGAACGCGCTCAGGCTTCCCGGTTTCACCGATCAGAGCCGGAGTGGGTTTTGTTACAAGACCGCCAGTACCCATGGGCGTCAGGTAGGAACTTGATTGTACGGTTCTCCCGATTTTGGCAGCGGATACAATCGTAGATGAAGAGGAGGATTTTTTGTAACTGCATTTTGTGCACCGATTCCCAGACATAGTATGTGCCTGTTTGTACATATATGCCTTGGTACCGTCACTGTAGTTAACATAAACCTCATGCCCGGATTCACCCTTATTCTCGTAGGAGAAGCCGATAGACGTTTTACCGCCGCCGCCGCCTCCTCCGCCGCCGCCTCCTCCGCCTCCTCCGCCGCCTCCATCTCCGCCACTACTGTCTCCCGTATACATTTCGAGAACTTGGTAGGTGCTGACAGCTTTGGTTGCGACTTCGTCATAGGCTTTGCGCAGTTCTTCCAGCTGTTTCTTCCATTCGTCCACATACTTTTCAGCCTGTAATTTCCCAGCTTTCGCGTACTCCTCGCTGTTGTTCTTCAGGAACTCAATGATGTAGTCATCGCCCTGTGCGATGATCTCCTCCACCTCGTCCCAGTACAGTTTGTACCGTCCGCGCATTTCGTCCAGTGTGGTCTGCCAGTCTTCGACCATCTGCGTCTGCGTGTTTTCCGTTGCCGCCGCAAAGTCTTCGCTGTTCTTCTTCAGCCACTCAATAATCTCCTCATCCGTGCCTTTGATGATTTCTTTCATCTCTGCAATCAGCTGAGTCGGATACTTGAACATATCCTCGTAGTACTGCTCGACATATTCCTTGTAGTCTTCGATGCTTTCGATCTGATCGTCGATCGCTTTCTGCCGGTCTTCTGCTTCCTTCTCTGCCGCGTCCCAGCTCAGTTCCTCCCGCAGATCGTCCGCTTCTTTCTGAAGTTCGAGCATTTCCTTCCGCCGGGTCGGGTCAGCCGCAATCCTTGACAGTTTTGCCTCGATCTCCAGCAGTTTCGCCTGTTTGTCTTCCTGCTCCGCCATTTCTTTTCTGGCGTTCAGTTCTTCCATGATCAGGTCGCGCTCTTTTTGTAGTGCATCAATCCGATCGTCAGCAAGCTCCAGCGTCAGGTCGCGTTCGCGTTCGTACCGCTGTTTGATGAGATCGAGGATAGTATCTTCCATCGCGATCTCATTTTCCAGCATGTTGCGCCGCTTCTCTTCCCGGTCTTCGATCGCGCTCAGGATCGTATCCCGCAGCTCAATCTCCATGTCCCGGATCGCGTCCTGCTGTTCCTTGATCGCTTTCGTCAGCTGCTCTACCTTGGTCTGGTTGTCCACCAGATCCTTGGTATATTCCTGATGCGCTTTCTGAAGTTTTTCCAGATCATCGTGAACTTCCTCGTAGGCTTCGTCCTCGTTGCTCAGTCCCTGAATCTCCTGCTCCTTCTGGCGCATGTAGGTTTCAATGGTGGCAATGTCGGCTTCCAGCGCCTTGTTCTCGGCGAGGATAGCTTCCCGTTCCTTCTCGTGATAGGCGATCACGCCCTGAAGCTGTCCGGTCTCTTCGTAGAAACTCGCATAGGCATCGTACATGTTCTGCTGGTAACTGCGAATCTTGTCGGACTGTTCGATCCGGTCAAGAACGCGTTCGACTTCGGTGGGGCCTTTCTTGGAATTGGATTTGTTTCCTCCTCCGCCCCCACCTCCACCGCCTCCTCCCCCGCCTCCGCCGCTTTTCTTGCCAACGTTTCCGAGGGGGTTATTGCCTGTGGGTTTCAGCAGTTGATAGTGTGCAGATCCTGTCGCAGTTTTCTGTACGACCTTATTGCCGACCAGTTCAAAGTAGGTCATGCCCTGTTCAAGTGTTTCATCCTGAACCTCAAAGTTACCGAGCGCCGTCAGTACCGCAATCGTGGATGCCGCCATACCCTGTACGGAGAGCAGTCCGCTGGTAATCGCGCCGAAGTCAGCGGAACCAACGCCCAGAACTTCCATCACGATAGTCTGGCTCAGGGCATCCTGTAGCGCATAGCTTTCGTTCTGAACATCATTCATCATGCTCGGAATCATATCCCAGTTGTCAATGATGCTCTTCGCCGAAATGCCAAGCACCTTCGCGAGGTTGGATACATCGCTGGAGGTCAGCTCTGTGCCCTTGGCAACCTTCGCGTTTCCGTTTTCGAGTTCATTCAGCGCCTTGTTGACCGCGTCCACCTCGTCGCCCCAGGCATCGATGGCTTTCATCGCCTCGGTGGTGCCTTTCTTCATGCCTTTGATGGCATCCGCCGTCTTGGTGAAGTACTTGGCGCTGGACAGCGTCTGCGACTGTTTTAGTTCATAGTTCAGTTTGCTGACGGCGTCTTTGGCTTCCGTGGATCCTTTGCCAAAGTTTTTCTCGGCGTCTCTGGCATCCCGCAGTGCGCGTACAAGATTCGGATATTCGCTTGTAATCCCTTTCGCAATGGTCTCGTTCAGTTTATCGAAAGCTTCCGCCGCCGCATCAATATCCCCGTTATCCACAGCTTCCTGAATCGATCCCATCTCACTGGAATACCCGGAGATCTTGGATGCGTTCTCTGCGGAATCGAGATCTGCTTCGTGTCCAAGCTGCGCAAGCAGATCGCCGGTCTCCCCTGCCTGATTCTGCAGTTCAGCCAGCTTTGCCTTGACCTGATCGAGCAGTGCCATATAGGCTTCAAGCCCGGTGCCGTCTTCGCCAACATTCGCCGCCGCGTCCTGCAGATCGCCAAACATCGCAAACAGTTCGGCGTATTCCGAAATCATCCCGTTCCGTACGTCATCCGGGAACAGGTTGTCGTTATTGAATATTTCCGAGACTGCCTTAATCCCGTTCGTTCCTTCGCCGGTCAGCGCCGTCTCCATCGCCCGGAGGTATTCAACATAGCCGTTCTTCTTCGCAATCTCGGTGTCAGCTTTGGTGATGGCTTCTGCAAACGCGTCCGCCGATCCCACCGCTTCTTCCGCCGCATCCGCCGCCGCCTTTTGCGCCGCCGCGTATTCGGTCGTGGTCTGAATTCCTTCCTTGGCGTTATCGCCCATCTGGTCATATTTCTTGGATACATCGTCCAGCGCCAGCACAAGCCCTTCGTACTGTCCGGCAATGCCGTTGCGCGTGGATTCTGTGTAATTATTGAATGTGTCCTTTGCTTCCTTGATTTTGCCCTGATCGATCAGTTCTTTCAGCTCAGTGATCTGATCCACATACTTCTTGGTCTTCGCCAGATTCTCCCGCGCTCTGTCCGCCGCTTCTCCAAGCTTGTCGGAATCTTCCATAGCTTCGTTCAGCAATCTGAGACCCTCAGCTATTTCTGATGCAGTCAGCCTTGCATCACTTCCGGCATCCTTATATTTATTCTTCATCTCTGAAAGCCAAAGAATAAACTGAGGAGCCTTGGATGTAATGCCGTTCCGAATATTATCCGACCACAGATCGCTCTCGAATGTTGCGATGGCGTTGTGGATATCAGACCTCTCGACAAAACCTTTGAGATTTTGAAGATGGACGACATAATCCTTCGCTTCAGCAATGGTTTCCCTTGCGCGGGTTGCGGCTTTTTGAAGCGCATCGTCCTTGGAGGATTGCCCGGTCATCCCTTCGGTAACGGCGTTGGTAGCCGCTTCAAGCTGGGCAAGATATTCCGCTTCTTCAATGGTTCCTTCCTGAAAATCCTTGTAGGCTTTCTTCAGATTGTAGAGCTGCAGGATCACATCCGGTACGGCGCTCCCAAGCCCCTGCTGGACCTTATCGCTGAACGCTCCCCATGTATCAAAGACCTTTTCCATATCCTTGCTGGCTAAGGCTTCGCTCAGTTGCGTCAGTTCATCCTTGTAGTTGTTGGATTTCGCGACCGCATTTTCCGCATCCTTCGCCAGTTTCTCCAGCTGATCCTCACCATTGATTGCCTCGTCGATGAGTTGCAGACCCTCTTTGATTTTCTTCCCGGCTTCCTCCGAATCGTCACCGAATTCTTCGATCGTAGCACGAAGCTCTTCCAGCCAGATGACCACCGCAGGTTGCTGAGAAGTTAACCCTTCCTTCTCATATTCCTGCATGTTCTCCCAGATATTCAGCGCGTTCACCATTTTCTGGAAGTTGTTGCCGTCCCCGCTCAGGGCATTACTGATCATTGTCAGCTGATCCGTAAACTTATTACTCTTATCCAGAGCTTCCTGCGCTTTCTGTGCATAGGTAGTCAACAGATCCTCCTCAGCGTCACCGGACGTGGGATACAGTATTTCCTGAAGAATATGGAGCAGATTTGTCAGGTTCTCAGCTTCTGCTTCTGCGTCTTCAAAACTGTCAAAATCGGTCTGTACATTAAGAATAAGATGTTTATCATCGTTTGCAAGAAGTTCTTCTACGTTTCCGGATTTTGCGAGCAGATCATCCAAGTATGCATCAATTGCATCCGGACTTAATACTTCACCGTTCTCAAGAATCGGGGTGAATGTAAGTACAATATTCTGCGACCATGCCATCCCTTCATGATGCGTATCCGTCAGAATCTTTCCTTGGTCTCCGGCGGACTGATGCATGGAATATACAGTTGCAATCTCGTCTTCAGCAACTTCCCATCCCGCCGCGATCATGGTTGCCGCATCCACCATCGGACGAGCAAGCAGATCAGCGTTTGATTTATTAAAGATAGATGTAGTCAGTGATTTAATCAGATCGGTACCGATATCCTCAATATGCCCGGTTGCTACCAGTACTTCTGCAATAATAGAGTCACAGAAGCCTTTGATCGCACCGCCCTCTTTGGACAGATCGCCAAAGCGCTCAATCAGATCGTTGAGAGTAGTTTCACCGGATTCTGCCAGATCCTTGAATGGACTGCTCTGCAAAAATGCTTCATTATTCATGACATACCCTTTGAGTGTGTCGTACATATTTTTGCCTTGCAGATCCATGGCGGTATTCAGTCCGGAAATCATACTCTCTGTCGATCCCATCATGGTCATCAGTTTGGGATACAGTTCAAGTACTTCGCCAAGATCCTTAACCGATACATCCTCGCCATTCAGTAACGCATCCTTCACCTTCTGAATAGTGGACATATTGGAGTCGATTCCCTTCATCGCCTTGGAAAGATCGGCAACGCTCGTTGCAAGTTCTTCGGTAGTTGCAGATGCCTCTTCCATTTCGCCGCCGCCAAGACCGGCAAGACTGTTCAGAAAGCTTTCGAGATTATCTGAATTTGCAAGCAGTTCGTCAATCTCGACAATATCTTTTCCGGCTTTGATTGCATTATCAACTGCAATCAAGGCTTCCAAAGTGTTTACATCCTCCCATGCTGGATTCCATTCGAGTAGCTCTGCAATATTTGATTTTCCAAGCCCTTGTTCAATCTCCTGATATACATGGTTGATATATGCAGATTCGATCCCTGAAAGCTGTGAAGTATCCGTATCCGCAATGAGTTCAGCAAGATCTATATCTCGGACACCAGCCTGAAGCAGTGTTTTAATTCCGTTGCGGAATGCTTCAATTGCCTGATCATTCATTGGCTCAAGCCGTTCAGAATCAAAGAATTTCGCAAGGAAGTCTTCAACTACGTCTGCATATTTTGTATTTTCAAACCCTTCTTCAAGGATCTGTGCATATGTAGCCGCAATAATATTTCCAAGATTTTTTAATTCAGTCGGCGATACAACACCATCGTCACCTGCGAGAGAACTCCATAACAGAGATCGGATATGCTCTTTCTGGGCGGAAGTGACCGAATCGCCAAGCAACGAAATCATCTTGTTGACCTGACTGTTAAATTCGTTTTTGATAGCAGACTGTTCAAGCGATTCCTGACCAATCAGTAATTGCCAGAACTGATCCATCAACGTCTGACCTTCTGAACTACTCAGTGCAGCTTCAACATCATAATCGAATTCTTGGATCAGATCTAATACCGCTTCCTTAAAGTTCTTGCCACCGTGAAGCGAACTGAAATCTTGAAACGCTTTTTGAGAAAATAGGGCATCTTCAATATTGATAGCATCCCACAGTTGCAAATTCCGATCATTCACATTCATGTGTTTTGAAATCTGGTACTGTGTATTCATAAAATTCAACAGATCTGTATAATAAGTACCATATCCCTTGAGTGTTTCCGGTGTCTGATAATTCTCCATGGATTTCATGAATGCCATTTCGGAGATCTTATTTTCATTGCTGATGAACTCTTCCAGTTCTTCGTTTACAATTCCAAACGCTTCAGCAATGTCCATGGTCCCGTCTTTCAGGGAGGAGATTGCGCCAGCCGCCCTTGGAGAAACCTCGCTGAGTGAATCCAGAAGTCCGCCAAAGTCTTCGATGGATCCGCTTCCATCTTCGATGCTTGTTTTCATCTCATCAAATCTGGTCTTCAGATCATCCAGTTTCTGAAGTCTTGTCTGGGATTGATCGAGAGTCTGAACTGCTTCTTCGTACGCTTTTGCAGAAGCCTGAGCCGCTTCGCCGATAATTGCAGACAATCCGAGAACTGCCGCAGTAATCGCAGTAATGGCAAGGATAATCGGATGCCTTTCAAGACTCATGGCGATCGTATCCAACATAGACATTTCACCGGAAACCCTCGCAACCGCCATTGCAACTCCCGCAATCGCCGGAACAAGGATATTCATCCCATGCGTTAACTGCGTAGCCGCCGCCATGTTATCCATCAGCGCCGCACCAAAGTTCAGCAATCCCTTATAAGTCTCACCCGTAAACAGAGTATTGTAGAAACCTTCCATCGAAGCAGTTAATCTGCCCTGCGCCGCCTCAACGCTCTGCTCCCAGACTTCATACTTCTCCATGACCGTACCGGCAGAGTTCATCGCGCCCTCGTACAGTTCCCAGGCGCGGCTTCCGCCCTCAAGCCCCTTGCTCAGATCTTTCATCAGCGCAAGGAAAGTGTTCTGCTGTTTGGTACCCGCGATGGATGTCGCAATATAGCTCTGCTGTTTGCCGCTCAGACTGTCCCACTGTGCCGCGATATCGTTGAAGATATCCGTCATATCGCGCCAGTTGCCCTCGTTATCGAGCAGAGCAACGTCAATGGTTTTCAGCGCTTTGGCAACGTCATTGATCTTTGTTTCGTCTTCCTGATTATAACCCGTTGTCCGGATCTGATGCAGACGCGCAAGGATACTGTTGAACGCAGTACCGATAACGTTCGCGTCCTGCCGCGTGGTTTCGGAAACGGTCGCAATGTAAGAACCCAGCCACTCAAACGACATGCCGAACTGACCTGCGGAAGCTGCGGCTTTCTGCATGGCAGTACCGACTTCAGCCGCGCTCGTACCGGCGTGATCGCCGAGGTATACGAATACATCGACAACGCGCTGGATATTTCCCTGAATCTGATCGCCCATAGAGTTCGCAGTCGCGGTAATCAGGTCAGCCGCCTCGTTGAAGTCCAGCGCCGCAACCTTCGCGTACTGTGTGGTGTACCGCAGACGTTCTTCGACCTGTATGTCATCCAGACCCTGCCGGTAGAAGGTGGTAGCCGCGCTTGCAATCTCCTGAGAACTTACGCTCATTTCCTTCGCCATCTGCCGGTACTTATCACTCAGTGCCGAGATCTGATCATCGTTCTTCAGCGTAACGACCTGAATCTCGTTCATCTGATCGTAGTATTCCTTGGCATAAGACTTGGCATTCGACCACAGCTCCCGGATCCCCCGCATCAGCACCATCGTGGAGAACATGCTGATCAGCCGGTTGGTCAGATTGCTGATGGATGTTTCCATTGCCCTTGCCTGATCCTGTGCCTGAGCCTGTGCTCTCTGCGTCTGGGCAACAGCATCCGCAACCTGTTTGCTTGCCTGTGCGGCTTGTCTTTGAGAATCCGTAAAGCGATCTGAGTTATTGATTAATTCCTGAAGTTTAGACGCCTGTTCAGCCAGAACCGCCTGTTCCGCCGCACCTGTACTGGAATTCGCCTGACGCTGTTTGATCTTTTCGAGATCGACATACAGCTGGGTCAGCTCCCGGATCTTTGCATCTTCTTCCGCATAAACATCCTTAACTTCCTGAATCTTTGCGGCACGAGCGGCTTTTTCTGCGGCTTGTGCTCTTTCTTCTTCGGCAAGGACCGTGCGTTCAATCGCTTCGTTAATAGCATCTCGGGTAGCCTTTTCTTCGTTCAGTGCCTTTTTCTGTTGTGCACTCTCTTCCTTGTCAATCAGATCTGCAGTCAGTTCAAGAGACCGTTGTTTGGCATCGATGACAGCCTGATTCGCTTCGGCTTCACGCCTCGCCGCTTCTGTATGCCCGTTGATCAGCTCCGTCAGAGCGGCCTTTTCCTGCTCAAGCAACGCCATCCGTTCGGTGCCATACTTGCCGCTGTCAATCTTTTGCTTGACATTCTCAAGCTGAACATAGGCATTGACAAGTTTATTGATGGATTCTTCGTGAGCTTTCGCCTGAGCCGCCTGTGCCGCATCGGCATCCGCTTTAGCCTGTTGATTCAGCGCTTTTTCTACAGCTTCCGCCTGTTTTTGCGCAAGCTCAATCTGCTTCTGTACCCGCGCCGCTTCTTTCGCCGCCTGAGCTTCTCTCTTCGCGTCAACCTTATCCCATTCAGCGGCAATCACAGATGCCGTCTTGCGCTGTGCTTCTTTGTACTGTTCAGAATCCTGTGCTTGCTTCTGAAGCTCTGCGGAATATTTGCTGATCTTTTCAGTCAGCTCATCATATGTCTTTGAAAGTTCTCTCGCGCTGTTCTCACCGGATGCACGAGCCATCTGCTGTTGAACTTTCTCGAGTTGCACATATGTGTTAATCAGTTCCTTCAGTTGCCTGTCGTGTTCACTGAGTGCTCCGCTTCCGCTTCCACTGCCGCGTCCTTTGCCAAGATTCTGTAGTTTGGTATCAACATTGTTGATCTGTGTTTCAATCTGCTTTAATGCGGCAGTCAGTTCTGAGGTTACATTCGCATCAATTTTCGCGCCTTTGCCCAGCCCGGACAGTGCGGAATTAATCTCAGATATTGCTTTCTTAATCGCAGAGGTATCAAGTGTCAGTGTTCCGAATACACCGTTCGCCATGTCCCGTTTCCCCCTTTAACCGTCAGATGGGACATTGCGTCCCGTTACGTATTCTTCTTCCCGATGCTGATGACGTTGCCGCCGATGTTTACTTTCCCGGCTTCAGGTTTCTTTGCCGCCTTATTCAGCCGGTCGACAACCTCCAGAATCTGATCACCGGTCTCTCCCGCTTTTGCCATTGTCTCCGTAATGTCCTCGCCGTTCAGCAGGAACCCGAAGCTGTTCCTGATCGCCGTGCTCAGGCTCTGCTCCCGGTTGTATGCGTCAATCTCGTTCTGTACATAGGTATCGACCATCTCGTCAACGATGAACATATCGTCCAGACACCAGTTGATTATATCGTCCCAGTGCCCGGATCCGCTGATCCAGTCCACCACATCAGTCGGCGTAGCTCCGTCCGTATCCACGTCTGTGTAGTATTTGATGATCAGAAACCGCCGCCCAAGCTCATAGACCGCGCTCCGGTATCTCATCTTCCTCGGCTCGTCCGTCTCCAGCATGAACATCGCCAGCATATCGAGCAGTTCGAGTTTCTCTGCTACCGTAATCCATTCCTTAACGTGGATTGTATTCTCGCCGACATAGATTTCTTTTTCCTTCGGCGCGTTGTATTTGCTGAAATCAACCTTTACCTTATCCATTTGCGTTTCCTTTCTTCTGTAGCTGTCCAAGGGTTCCGGGCAGTACGCTGCCCTTCTCCATTACCTTTACATTTCCTTTGCTGACAAACTTCGCGATGCCGCTCAGTCCGCTGTGCGCTCCGCCGCCGCCGGTCTTCGGATCCATCGGATAATGATCCATGATAATCTCCCAGCTCTTCTCGCAGAATGCATTCCCGGCAAAATTAACCACCGCGTCATACATCAGCTTATGCCCAAGCTCCGCAAGCACCGCCTCAAAAAACACGATGCTCATATTATTGATTGCTTCTTCGTCCACAACTCCGAGGTGCGTTGCCACCAGCGCCACTGCCTTTTCCAGCGTCAGCCCTTCTTCGCCCCCGGAGCCGCCACGTTTTTTAGCTTGGTTTCCTTCTCATCTATCTTATTGACCCGCCTGAAAATCGCCAGCATCTTTTCGATGGTTTCCGTATCAAGCTTGTCATAGTTTTCCTTAATCAGATCCGGATCGTTCGTCACCGCGATCAGCCAGTCAAAGACGCATTTGTCTCCGTCCCGACCGTCGCCGAAGTTGCTTGCATCCATCCCCAGAATATCGATGAGCGGATACAGCTCCATGATCCGGTAGAATGCCGCCGTCCGATCCCGCTGGTACCGCATCAGCGTAGGCTTGATTTCCACCAGCGTATCGCCGATCAGCACCGTGTTTTCCGGCTTCTCCCGCATGGGCGGCTTCTTTGTAATCGGCGTTACATTCGGCACTTCCTTCGCCGCAACGCCAGCCTCCGGAGCCGCCACCGCAGTCTCGCTGACTTCCGGCGCGGTCTTTTCTTCTGTGTTTACATCCGGCAGTTTCTTCGCTTCCTCAGTGACCGCCGGAGTCTTCTTTGTTCTCGCCATTCCTTTACACTCCCTTTATAAACAGAAAAAGGGGACTACGCAGTATACGCTGTCGTAGTCCCCTCCTTCCTTTAGTTGTCCTTTATCCCGGTATTAGTCCCAGTTGACCGTCGCAGAACTCTTCGCAACGATAGAGCCGTCGGTAGCAGACAGAGGCTCGTAGATCATCTCGTACGTCTTCTTGTCAGCCCGCTTCGCGTCCATCGCAGAGAAGGTCACCGAATTCGTCTGAGCCGATTTATAGCTCGCGCTGAATCCAGGCAGAGCAGTTACCCGAACCTTCGGGAAATAAATGTGCAGGAAACCTTTAACATTGCTTTCTGTACCCGAATTTTAATCAATGTTCGCTAAACATTGCCAGTGAAATATCACTGCTCTATATTACTATAGAGATAAGACTATATCTTCACCCTCTCTTTCGAGGTCGGGTGCTTCCCATTTCGACCGCCAATCGCTTGCAGTCTACTCTCTTTCGAGATAGTCGTTAGGCTTTTACAAACTCTCGTTTGCTTTAGCACGGTAGGTTGTCCTGATACCGCAATGAAAATATCAGGAGTTTCCCCGTTTAAGGAAGTTTCTCATGCGGATTACGCCGCAAGGGACCATACTTTCGTTAAGTCATCCCCGGAGCTGGAGATCGGATAATGCAGATAAAGCTCACCCTTGGCAGTCGTGGAAGTGTTCTTGACCAGAACACGATTGCCGTTCACAACACGCCGCTTGTAGCCGACCATCAGCTCATCGCCCACGTTCACATCGCCGGTATAGAAGGTCAGCACGGTGGATCCGTTCGTAGCCGCAGCCGCAGCAGTAATCGACACAGTCACAACACCCGTAGCAGACTCATTCCCCACTTCAAAGCCAGGGACGACAATGGTGCCGGCCTTGCACTCGAAGGGCAGAGTGATAATCAGCGCGGAATCGGGCTTCGTAACCGCGAACTTATCCATCTCAAAGGTAGCGTAGTCACCCTTGGTCATCTTCGCGGCATTCGCCATCTCGAACATGTCCAGACCGAACTCAGCGGAAGCAAAGGTAACTTCCTGAGTCATGCCGGTCTCGATGAAGCCAAGAGGCAGTTTGCCCCAGCCGCCGTTGATAGGCGTGGTATCCTGGTTGAAGTTGGCGTCAGAGGTGCTTACTTTCTCGTAGTGAAAGACTTTCTTGTCGCAGCGGATAAAATCGATGACCGGTACGTCATAGAGAAAGCCCTTGTACTCCTCAAGATAAACAGCCATTTTATTACCTCCATTTACAAACTAACGTTTTCATCCTCACGAGCCTCCTATAACACGCTTGGATTATACGTTCGTCATATAGAAAAAGACGATATGATACAGTTTATACCCGATCGTCTTTGTCCACAAATCATATTCATCCTCGAACTTGAAGCGGAGTCCGTACTTCTCCGGTTTGATGTTCAGGAGAAGCTCCTTGATCCGCTGGGCGATGAGTACCTGCCGGGACTGGAGTTTATCCCGGGACGCGGTATGCTCAACGTCCTCGCTTACGAAGATATCAAAGTGTTTGTATTTCCCGCGAACATAGGCGTTGCTGTTGAAGCCCCTGCTCTGCTGATCGCTGTGGACGATACGAACCTTCTCGGTTGACAGCAGTTCGTCCGTGGAAACATCCCGGACAAAATACTTGTCGATGAATGTCATGATATTAGTCCCTTCCGGTACCATCATCTATTCCCTCAGTTTCGGATCGGGGTACAGTACATACCGGATAATATCATTCCATCGATCCTGCCATGTCTTGATTTTTTCAGTATACACCATGATCACCCCACACGCACAAACTGGCTCAGGAAACCCGGGCTGTTGATCTCAGCGTTCAGCGCTTTGACCGCGCCCTCGAAGATCGACTTGATCTTGGCTTCCGTATTATTGACGATTCCTTCGGCGACGCCGTCTCCTGGCATCAGCCATCCGCCCGCGAAAGGATGCGCAGGTATGGTGGGATCGCTTTCATGCTCGTTGGTTACGCCCTTGGAGAATACCATCTCGCCGGGTTTGCTCCAGCCGTCCCATGTATTCAGGTTGCCAAAAAATACGACCACGCACCGGACATACATCTCGTGCGACAGCCCAGCCCACACGCCGTCATCCAGACCTGCGGTATACAGGAGTTTGTCGAACGAAGCTTCCTTGAGCATTTTCCTCGCAACCGATGCCGCCGATCCCTTCATGAATCCGCTGCCGATGCCGTTCGCCATGGTTTCCTGCTTAAAGATATCGACCATCTCGTCCGCAACCTTGTCCATGTAGTCGCGGGCCTTGATCATAATTGCGTTCTGGCATCCTGCGGCGTCAAACCAGATATTCTTCAGCTGTAACTCAAGATCCGCCACTGACCGTCCCTCCCGCGACTCTCTTGGCATTGATCGTCAGGACGCCGTGATCCCGGTCGATCTGTACCTCCGCCAGCGAGATATTGATAATTCGGTACGTGAAATCGCCGATGACGAATTCATCTTCCAGCTTCAGCATTTTGGTTGTGTCGTTCCACTGGCAGTAAACCGAGATTAGATGATCCGGATGCATGCCAGCCTGTCCGCTGGATCCGCTGAAGTCCGGTCTTCCGGCATATTCCTGATGACTGATCGGGATGCCGGGAACGACAACCCTGCGTCCGAAATCATCGCCGATTTGGAAGCCGGTTTGCGGATCGATCTCCGCCTGAAACTCCCGGGTAAAATCCACAATCGCATTACATTCAACGCTCTGTGTTGCCTGATTGTTCGCATGGTTGGTGATGTTCCAGTTCAGCATATACAGTACGCCATCCTCCCGGATGACGTAATCGCCCTTCTGGATCGGATGCTCATAGCTGGTCTTGAAGTTGGAACTCATGTCAGAGTTCCCGATCTTGCTCTTCCAGTCGATCGGAGTCTGCTGTGCACGGATGTAAATCGGCTCATATCCTTCCTTCTCTTTGTCGTACCAATCATGGAGCAGTTCAAAGGTGAAGTTGATATGCGGCACATCATGGTCGAGTAGCCGCCGGAAGTCGGTCTCGATCTGGCTCGGCGGGCGGAAGTTTTCATAGCTTGCCCGTTCCCGGAACTTGATCGTGTTCCGGGCTTTCTGGATGTTCTCTCTTCGATCCCATACAACTCGCGCCATCACTTTTCCCCCTTTACGTAAAGATTCCGGGGGAGTCTCCCGATATCTCCGGCTTTATCCAGAAGCTTATGCTTGATCGCATTGAACCCGACCCACATCCGGTCGCTCCATTCGGCTTTGGGTTTGTTGCCGGAAGCGCTGAAGCACAGCTGTTCAATATCCCCGATCAGCCACAGCAGGTCGTTCTTCAGCATCGCCGTATATTCTTCAAGGGAATAATCCTATGTATACACAGGTTTCAGGTCCTTACCACGATAGACAACCCTGACGCCCAGTTCATCGCTCTTCACAGGATCACCGCCTTACAGCATGTTATGACGAACCATCCTCCACCAGACAACATCCCGTTCGCCCTTGAGATCGTCAATCTTGGCTCCAAGATTCTTGAATGGAGCATCGCCGTGCGTCACCGCCATCGCGTCCGTGGTGTAACTCGTCAGCCCGTCATACTGGCTCTGAACCTTCCGGAAGAAATCAATCGCCGCCGTCAGGATAACCCACTTCTTTTCATCCGTCTTCAGATCGTCCTCGAAATACAGCGGAGCCAGATCCAGATCAATATCCGGATCCTCCTCTTCTTCCTCGTCCACGTCCGTCAGCGGTTCAGTCACGTCAAGGCTCTCCGGCACGGGTGTCGGTTCCGTGGTCGTGTTAGTCGGCTCATCCGTGGTTGGCTCAGTGTTCTGAGTTTCCGGTTCGTCCGTTGTCTGAGGTGCGGGTTCGTCGGTATTCTGCGGTTCGGTTTCAGCAGGTTCTGTCGAAGATTCTTCCTCCTCGGTTTCCTCTTCTTCCGGAGGCAGTTCCGTATAGAACTTATCTTCGATCTCTTCCTCGCCGCGATCGATGTAGATATACAGGTCGCGGATCGCCTCGGCAATCATCTGGTTCAGATCATCGATGGCTACGGTTTCCAGAGTATCCTGCCACTCAATCTGACGGAACTACCGCTTCGCAAGTTTGGTGATATCAGTCACCGCCACCACCCCATTTATATTTATTCATCCATAAGATCCCGTCCGGGAATTTTCGCCTGAAGGATCTTAATTTTATTCATACTCAGATTCATCCCCACAGCAAGGTTCGCAATCCGATCCAGTTGCATCGGATCGGTAATATCGTTCAGCCACTTTTCCAGCGTCCTTCCGTTGCTGTTCAGTTTCTTCATGATTTCCTCATCGCTCATGAAAGCGGAGGTCTCCGTTTCGTCAATACCCATCTTTTCAAGCACTTCGGTCTTTTTCTTTTCCTCAACCTGAAGCCAGCCCTTGGACAGAAGCGTGGTGGTGCTCATCAGGTAATCCACATCGTCTTCGTCCACAATGGTGAAACTGCCGGGGCGGATGTTGATGCCAAACATATTGTTCGGCGTCTTGATCCCGATATTCATCTAGGTCTTATTATAAAGCCTGATCTTTTCAGCCATATTCAATTCTCTCCTTTATACATCCTTTATACGAGAAAAAACCGGAGAGGGAGATGTGACTCTCCCCCTCCGTGATCACCCATGATTAGGTGGAACTGTCGGTATAAACGCCCATGTAAGGACGATCGCCGTACACGACAGCGGCGTTGAAGTACTGATCCAGACGGACTTCAAAGGTCAGGTCATCGATGTTGGTGGCTTCGTTGGAGAAGACGTCACCCTCGAAGACAACCTTCAGAGGACGCATGGAAGCATCCGCCATGGTGGGCAGGATGTACAGCTTCTTGGTGTTATAGGTCGGCGTGTCAGTCCCGTCAATCGGGGGATTGATCAGCTGCATAACATCGCTGTTCAGATACGTGCCGATAAAGCCGTTCGCGTTCTGCTCGTTGATGATCCCGGCGGCAAACTGCTTCGTGCCGGTCGCGGCGGTGAAGCCGGTCAGTTCGCCGAGCTGCGCGATGATCGCGATATCGCCGAGCAGAGCCGCCTTGCCGCCCATCCGCATCCAATGATAAATCATGGGATCGAGGGTAGCCTTGACCAGCCCGGAACCGGCATCAGCATAAGGAGTAGACCACGCGGCGGTCGCAGCGTCCTAAACACCCTGAACATACTGGTTGATCTTCAGGTTCATCTGATACGCGCCGTCATTGATCAGGTCAGCCATGTTGGTCAGACCGTTCTGCATCTCAACGATATTGACAACGGGGCGGGTAGAGACGTCCACAGTCTCAATGCTCACGCTCTTGTTGGCAACCTTGCTGCGGGCAGTGGTCGCGCCCTTCGCCTGAATGTAGGCACGGATGCCCTCCTGACGAATCTTGAACTGCGCCTTGTCGCCATGGGCAACGCGCTTCACGTCGGCAACCTGGTCCAGCCAGGTCAGCTGGGGACGAATGATTTCGTTGACCGCAAAACCGACCAGCTGCGCGATCTGGTACTTGTTGTTGGGGTTCGGATTGGACGCGAGGTCGCGGATAACCTTGTTCGCGTTTTCGACGTCGTTGGTGTCGATGCGTTCGCCCTTGGCGGAGGCAACACACATCGCGACAATCTTGTCATTTTTCTTGATCTCAATCATCTTATGTTACACCTCCATTAAGCCTTCTTGGCGACAGACCCGCCGCTCGCGGGCTTGCACAGATCGCCAACAGCCAGTGTGGCGGCAACTTCGGAAGTCACGCTGATGATCAGCTGATCTCCGGCTTCGGGCTTGCGCATCTTGACATAGTGTCCGGTGGGGACAGTGTAAGCAGCCCAGTCCAGTTCCTTGTCGCCGTAGTCCTCGAATTCATTCTCAACGAGGAAGAGTTCCTTGGTTCCTTCGTATACGCAGGTCATGCGGATAGCGGGAAGTCCCCACAGGGTGGTCTTCTCATCAACCCTGAATTCAGCATCGCCAGCGGCAGTCAGTTTCTTAACGCCATTCGCGGTAATGGTAGCAAAAACGCCGTTCGCCAGCTCTTCGCCAGCCTTGTGTTCGCCCTCGTACACATGACCGTTCAGCTTCGTGAAATATCCAGCCATTTCTGAATTCCCTCCATTACTTAGATACAGGACGGAGCATGTCTCCATACTCGTCCGAATCTTTGATATCCATGTCCACATAGGAAGCCATCTGGAAATAGGCAGGAACTTCAGGCTGGGCGGGAGTTTCATTCTCCGCTTCCTGTTCCGCCATTGTTACCTTCTCCTGTTCCATGGACAGGTTTGCCAGCGTTTCGTAGTTCATCTCGGAAATCGCAGTCGCAACGTTTTCGGCGTTGACGTCCAGCCCGAGCTTCTCCGCGAAACTCTTGGCGCGGTTCTGTTTCTCAGCCAGCGCCTTTTCGGCTTCGGCTTTCAGAATCGCGTTATACTTGCTTTCGATTTCTTCCAGTTCGGCAATCCGGTTTTTCAGCTCCGCGATCGTCCGATCCTTCTCGTCCTCTTCAGCTACGGCATTGTTCGTGTCATCCACGGTTTCAATCACCGTTTCCCGAACTTCTGTGCGTACGGTCGGAGGTATATCATATTCCGGGCATCCGGCATCGTACGTCTGTTCAGTTTCAATGGAATGTACGATGACTTCAGCCATCGCATCGGTCTTCCGGGCGTCTTCGGATTCAGCGTCAGGCACAACGATGGTCGCGCTCTGCTGCTGCTGTCCTCCGCTTCCGGAACCGCCGCCATCTCCGGATCCTGATCCAGAACCGGAACCGCTACCTTCTCCGGATCCTGATCCGGAACCGGAACCGCCGCTTCCATTACCATCAGTGCCGCCGGTACCTCCAGAACCATTCCCGTCAGTACCTCCGGTTCCGCCGGAACCATTCCCGTCAGTACCTCCGGTTCCGCCGGTGCCATTGCCATCGGTACCTCCGGTACCATCGCCCTGAGTTTCCGTACCGGTCCCCGTGGCACCGCTGTCTCCGCCTCCGCCATCTCCACCGTCTCCGTCTCCTTCGGCGATGGTTACCTGCTCAGGCTCGACTTCCGGATTCTCGATCTGTTCCGCATTCATCTGTTCGTTCGGCATTGTCTCACCTCGTTCACCCGTCGGCTCCCCGTTTTCCCTGAGTTCTGCAACAAGATCCAGCGCCACCGAATCCGGATATGCAGGCTTGCTTACAATCGCAACGCCGCATAGCACGTTATGTGGCCCAACGTCAATAATCTGTGCGCCCTGCATTGTCAGGTGCGTATCTGCCGGATTGTACTTAACCTCGAAGGAGAAGCACAACAGTCCCTTCTCATACATTTCGGAAACACATTCACATATCTCGCTTTCACGCTTCGGAATCCGCGCTGTAGCCTGCAAATAGTCAATCCCGTCTTCCGTGATCATCCGGTAGTTGAACAGACCGCCGATCTGGGTGGTCTCAAACTGTCCGGTAAATCTGTTGTAGAGATGGGTAAGCTTGTCATATTCCTTTGCCGTAAGCCTTGAAACGTCCGCATACAGCGGCAGTGCGACAAACTCATCGTTCCGGCTGACGATGTCGGCAATGAATTCTTTGCTGACACCCTCGTTATTACCGTTGATCTTACTGGTGCACACAACCAGATCGATGGTCAGAAACACATCGTTCTCATCGTGTGTATCTTCTGCTATCAAAACTCGGTCGGCAAGAAGCGACAGGCATTTGTCGTTGTCCTTCATTGCGGGTCATCCTTTCAGCAAACATCATACTGTAGGAGGTCAGCAGGTTTGCGTGAGAATGTATGCAAAGAAAGCTCCGGAGTCCGGAGCTTCTTCACGACAGTTTTGATATATGATAAACGCTTTTAGGCGTTAATCATCGTAATAGTGATATCCTTTGTACATCAGCCATGCCGAAAATGCGGCATAAACTGTTAAAACCAATACTTCCGCCATGGTTTCATCTCCTTTATGTCAGACTCTGATCGCCGGAGCCGTCTTCCTGACTGGGCTTAGGCTGTGCGCCCGTCTGAGCCTTGCCTGGATCCGATACCCGTTCATCGTCCGGTTTCTCAGGTCTTCCCTGTTTCCGGTCGGTCTCTGTGTCCGAAGGTTCGCTTGCTTCTTCCGCTTCGTTAGGATTGATGCCCGGTTTCACAAACACCTTCGTCTGAACTTTCTCTTCCGTCTCCGCTGCCTTGCGCATCTTTTCCTCATCGTAGTCAAAGCCGTGCGCGTCCATCATCGTCTGATAGCTGAGTACGCCCTCTTTCCACAGTTCGAGGCATTTGTCCTGAAAACTCTTGTTATTCGTCAGATCTGTCACAGGGAAAGCGAATGTCGGCAGTTTCCCGGATGCGGATCGCGGAAGCCCGTTCTCCGTACCGTTTAGCCCGATCCGGATAATCTCGTTCATCATCTGCGCCATCCGGCGTTTGGCTTCCTGAATCCGGAGTGCAACCATCTTGGTGCTGACCTGACTGCTTCCGAAACTCGCGGCATTGTCCTGACCGGATACCACGATCCCGCTAATCCCGGCGGCGGAAAGAATGTCGGAGTTGACGCTCGCATACTTGTCATGGTCGAAGATGTGATCGCTCTGCGGCTGAATCACCTTGGCGTCCGCGAAGTTGTTGGTGACCGCAAGAGCCACCTTGCTCGAAGCCGTCATCGCCGTAGCAAACAGATCCTGAAGTTTCATCAGCGCTTCCTTGCTGGGGATCACCTGCTTCTCCGGACTGCCGTAGGTTACATGAATAAAGGAACGCGCCGCGAGGTTGAGAAGCGAATCTTCCCATGCGGAGATCAGTTCCTTCTTCGCGAAAGCTTTCAGACATGCCGCCACCATCGGGATCGCGTAACGCTGCCAGTCCGGATGCGCGTCCTGAAGCACGAAGGTTGTGCGCGGATTCAGCTGAACCCACTGCGCATTATTCTTCAGCCCCAGCGCAACCTCGGGCGGATATCCGCTCAGTCGCTTCTCGAGATCCTCGTCCTCAAGGAATTTCTTGTAGGCTTTCATGCCCATCCGCTTCAGGTCTGTTCTCAGCGTATCGCAGTTGAATTCCACGAGTGGCTGTTTATTGACCCGGATATTCCCGATCCGGCACAGGTGCGGAGGCAGGGAAATGATATCCCCGTCAGGCTGTACGCTGATGTACAGATTCGCGTACAGGTAGTACTGGAGGAAGAAGCTTTCCAGCTTATCCCACATCCCGATCCGCTTGAAGTATTCCGTATACTTGGCTCTCGCCAGATCGCTCCCGCCCACGAGGCGGAAATCGTCGATCAGGGAGAAGGGAACGTAGACTTCCCGGATTGCGCCCCTGAACATGGGATCCGCATCCACCCAGTAATCCGCAAGCTGATAAAAGCTGTTAATGCTGTCCTGTTTATTCCGGAGGATCGAATTGTAATTGAACCCGGTCAGGTTTCCGGTAAAGGTAATATTCCGGTCGTTGTAGGTCTGCGACACATCCTACTGTTTCAGATCCGCCGCAATCGCGATTTCAGGAGGCGCGGGGGTGTCGACCACCGCTGCCGCCATGGTTTGCCGTCTTGGCATAAGCCAGTCTCTGATGCCCATGGGACATCCCTCCTTTACTTATAGGAATCCGACCACGCCAACATCCTCCAGAAAATTCATGGAGTTCAGCTGGCGTTTCCGTTCTTCTTCCATGCCGCTGATATAATGGACAGCCATCTGAAGCGCGGACGCCCGGTCTTTGTGCTGGCTGCCCTTCGCGCTGTCGTAAAGCACAGTGCCGTTTGCGCCGGGTCTTCCGACAATCTGCCCAAGCTCGATCTGCAGGGCGTCCATTTCCTTGTAGATCGCAATCTCTTTATCTGTCAGTTTCTTGTTATCCGATTCATCGTCGCTCATGATCAGATCATTCCCGATAATACGTTTGCTTTGTACCGGGAATTCGATCGTCTTCCGCTCCAGCGCAATCGTCAGGGCGCTGACCATCTGCTGGTTGAGCGCGTTAGTTGCAATGAAAGGATGGAGCAGAGGCACGGCGTGATCGATCGTGGAAATCTCCAGATCCGAAACCAGAGGCGGATATTCCTTGCCGCTGGCAGGATCCACCCACGGCACGGACATGAACTGCGGGAATGCGTCCCCGAGTCCCCGGCAGTCCACGATGACCTTGACCGTATTCGGAAATTCGATCAGCGCTTTCCGGATCTCCACCGCCAGCGCGTCCAGCCGTTTCCCGTGGAAGGTACGGATCTTCACAACCTTCTTCAGGTATCCGCCGTTCTCCAGCTCGATCAGTTTGATGATCACGATTGCTGCGTTATCCGCGTTGCTGGCGGAGCTGGTCGCGATGTCCAGCGCGATGATGTACTGGCTTGCCGAATGCGCGGGCTGTGCAACTTCCACGTCCGTCAGGATCCTGCATTTATCGGTCAGGTCGAAGGGAAACACAGCTCCGTCCGCGTTCCCGATGAAGATACTCTCGTATTCCATCATGAACTTGGTGCTGTCCATTTCCTTCCGTTCCTTCTCGAAATAAGCCTGTTCCGTAATCCCTGCCCGGATCGCCGCCCTGTAGTCCATCGCGTAGGCGATCGACAGGTGATCGTATCCGGGTTCGCGCATCTGCGCCAGCGTATTGACAAACATCCGGTAGAAGTAGTTGTTCTTCAGGCATGCGGATGTGATGGAGATCATCTTACTCGGATAATCCCGGATCCCAAGCTGGATGCACAGGTCGCGGGTCGTGTTCAGGACGGGGCGGGCAATCGCCTCCAGATCCGCCTGTTTGACTTCCGGCGCTTCGTCGATGACGAGAATCTTGGCGCGGATGCCACGGAAAGTCCCCAGCGAAAAGCTTTCAATCCAGCTCCCGTTTTTGAAGGTGCACCTTCCTTTATGCGCCGATATCTGAACCAGATGGTTATGCCGGGTGCCGTCCAGCTCCCGGGCAATCTCCGGATTCTTGGAGAAATAGTTGTCGATCTTTTTGAGTACCAGCACAGCCTGTTCCGCCGTTCCGGAGATGATCGCAATCCCGGACTGCGGATAAAGGATCGCCATCGCGATACAGCAGATCGCCGTGATCCATGTCTTGCCGAATCCACGGCTCTGCACATCGTAGATTGTATGGTATTTTCCGAAGATCCGCGCCTGTACCCGCTGTACGGGCTTGAGCTTGACCTTCAGGTATTCCTCGATAAATACGTCCTAATGGGTTCGCCAGTACCAGATCTGTTTTGTCCACGCCTCGTAATTCTTCAGCTCGGAGATCTGCGAAAGCCGGTCAGCCTGTGTAATCATAGTCTTACATCAGCTCCGATCGCTTTCCATGTATGCTCGTAGTCGTGGAGAACCTTGTCCACATCGTCATCCGGAAATGTGTACGGATTCTCGTTCAGATATCCCTCCAGCTCAAGTTTCAGGATAATCTCGCCGAGGCTCCCCATCCCGGTATTTTCCCCGGGCTTTCTCCGGCATGCCGCGAAGTTGGAACTCTTGCTCAGATCGTCGAAGATCATCTGGGCTTCCTTGTATTCCTTCGCCGTGATCTGCCCGCGCCGCATCTTGTCTTCCGCGATGTCCGCGTTCAGGCTGGCTTTTGCAACCTTCCTCGCATAGTCGCGGATGTTGACGTTATCGAGCACGAAGTCCTGCTCATACTGCGCGTAGATATCCTCGAGCATCTTGATCTCTGTCGGCGTGAACCATCCGCGCCAGACCGTATCGTATCTCGGCTTATCGTCCGGATCAGAAAACTCGTGGAGCATCTTGTCGCTCGTCTTGTCGCTCGTTGCCCGGACGTTCTCCTCGTACTCGTAGGCATAGTTGGAGTTCATGACGCTGAAGAAAGCCTGAGCCTACGCCTTGTCGTAGATCTGTTTCTTCTCGTCTTCCGGGACGGTCGGGTCGATATACCTGCGGTTGGTCGACAGCGTGTACTGCGCTTTCTTTTCCATCGCCCTCCGTGCCGCATCGTTGATCTTCCGGTTGTTTTCAAACGCGTACTTCTGTAGCGTCTCATTGTCGACCACAAATTTCCTCGCGCAGTCCTTGCACCATGCGTCCCGGTACAGCTGGCTTGCCCATTGTTTGTGTGGGAAGAAATCGTCCAGCGGCAGACTGCGGTTGCAGTAAATGCATCTCTTCCCCGGTGTTTTCTTTCCCATTTCCTTTGTTCAAGTCCTTTATTCCAAAAATTAAAAAAGACCAGCGCCATCCGAAGATGACGCTTATGTCTTTGGTTATAGTAAAATCGGATAGACGCACTTGCGTCCGTAGTTTGGCTGCATGATCAGCACGGTCGCGCCCGGCTTGCTGAATCGTCCGAGGCGCTGTGCGAATCCGTCCACCCCGCACAGGCTCGGTACGCGCACAATGATGCTGTTCCCGTCCCGCGTGGTTCCGCTTGCAAGCTCTTCCTCATGATGCAGATGCCCGCATACGAAATAGTCGATATGCTTCCCGTATACGTTGACCGCGTCCCGGCAGATATCCGAAATCCTGCCGCCCTGTCCGTGAAGCATCAGAAATTTAAACCCTGCGACTTCCGCGTACTGGTAGTTGCCTGTCAGCTCATGAACCTGAATCATCGGCTGATATCCTGTCAGCTTTTCGTACAGGTACCAGTTGATGATCTTGACCATGTTGTCCTTCGGGAAATCCCCGGCTTTGCTTCCGAGCGGTCTGACCTCGTCATGATTCCCGCCGACCATATACAGATCGATAGGAAGCCCCGTCCGATCCTGCAGATCCCTGACCCACTGCGCGAACATCTCGCTGAAGTAGATCGTGGAATCCACAATCCCGTACTGCAGGTTCTGGAGCTGACTCATTCTCAGCATCCCGGCGATACAGTCCCCGACCAGCATGATATGAATCCGCCCGACCTGCTCGTCCCGCGCAATGTCGCATGCGCGTTTCAGAAGCATGCTCATCCGCTGATGGCATACTTCCTCGTCATAGTAGTTGATTACTTCGTCCAGCAGTCCCCGTACATCGATAACCTCGCCAAAATGAATATCACCCAGAGCGATCACCATCTCGCCATCGGTGGAAACTTTCAGCTCGGTGCCGTCGCCGACTGTAAAATCCTTCAGGTAGACGCCATGGGTTCGCGCCGCGTCGATGACGGCTTCCCGGAGCAGGGCATCCCTGGCTTCCGCCCGGTAAACCTTGTTGTTCTCGCGGGCAAGGTCGCGCAGTTTCTGCCGTTGTATATAATCAACAGCCTCATCTCTGAAGCTGGGGTTTTCTTCGACTGTTTGCTGGTCTTCCGTCACGCCCATCATGATCTGCGGCGCTTCGTCCCGGCTGCGCAGGACGTTTGCGTCATACGCAAGCTTGACGCCGACTCCGGCTTTCCGCAGGGTATCGCCGCTCATGTCCAGATCGTAGGACGCGACAATGTCCGCCCATTCGTCCTAAAGCTCGCCGTTCTTCTTGCGAACCATGTCGTAGACAAGATCCGCTTTTTCCTTCGGAGTCAGTTCCTCGATGAGTCTCGCCATGCTGTTCTCCTTTGTTTTCCTTTATTCGTATCAAGACTCTGTATCAAGCTCCGCTAGCTATGGAATATTTGCTGCAAGAGTCTTCAATAATGGTACCGCCGGAGAGACTTAAACTCTCAGTCACACCGGGTTAGAATCGGCTCCGTCTTTCGTTGCGGCACGGCGGCATATGTAACTCGATGCTGTTAAAAGGCACCCCGAAGGGCGCGGATAGTAGATCAAACTATCAATTATGTCATGTATGAACTTGCTGTTAGCATCGAAAAATCAGTCACGCCTGTAGTCGGCATACTTTTTATAGATACACCGGTCTGGGAGCAGATCATCTTCACCAATCAGATCTCCGCGAAACGCATGTCTCAGCATCCGGTTGTTGTAACCTTTGCGGAATCTCCCAAACTCAGTCTGGTTAATCGGGCTGTACCTGACCCGGCTGTTCTCCCTGAAATCCGGGTTATGCGCCAGAACGTCCGCCTCGGTCTTGCAGAACCGCAGACTCCCGAACTGCTTGATGACTCTGCCGCGGTCACGCCTCTTCGACAGCCGCTTCCGCTGATACCTGTTCAGATGAAGCATCGCCATCATCTCCTCCCTGAATGGAAACATTGTCCCAGTCCTCAGGTTTGGGCTGTACCATATCTCCGGGAATCATCTCTCCCTTCATATCGTACCACTGACCGCCGCATCGGTAGATCCGATCCATATCGTAGAGCGCATCGCAGTTCCCGTTCCGGAATCGCACGATCTTCACGCGGTACTTCTCCGCATAAACAACCCATTCCGTTTTCCCGTCGCTGAAGGTTCCGTCCGTCCGAACCGTATACCGCTCCATCGGAGCCATATCGTGTTCCTGCCGGATATCACGGAATCTTTGCCGGAGGCTCGGCTTCTTCTCCCGGGTAACGCGCTGCGCTTTCCGCCGCCGGACGCGATCGTCCAGCATCTCCGTCATCGCCCTGAAGCTGAGTTGTTCTTCGGTTGCCGTATCGCCGCTGGATCCGCCGGATGCATAAAGCAGATTGCTGATATCGCTCGGGCAGGACGAGACCGGAATCTCCCGCGCCTCTCCGACAGCTTCCTTGTAGTCGGATACGATCCCATCCATATTTCCGTACAGCAGGAAATATCCGATACTGTCCAGCATGCGTTTGACGCGCTGTTCCGGAGAGAAAACTTCTTCTCCGTTATCGTTCAGCCAGTTGCGGTCGCAGTAATCCTCCCACCCGTTCTAAATGTCCCGGGCGGTATGAAGCATCTCGTCAGTTGTTCCGGATTTCAGCGTCAGGGTTCTGCCGTTTGGTAACCATACTTTGTAGCCTGTTGCCAAGGAAAAACACCCTTCCCTTATATACTATTAAATGAAACCCCAAAAATGCAGACAAAACGGGGATTTACAGCGCGGAGCAGGGTTTGTCGCTGTGGCAGGCTTCCCACCTGCGGTTGTTCTCAGCCGTGATCTTCTCGACCGCCCGGTCGAACATCTCATTGGAAGTCTGCCGCGCATGCCCTAGATATTCCGCGATATCGCTCAGTCCGTATCCCTGCATCAGGTAGCTGACAATCAGCTTCTCCGTCTGACTCAGCCCGCACGTCTCGATCAGCATATCCAGATCGATGTAGGTGCAGACCACATCCTCGTTCAGCGGAAACACGCCCTCCGTGTCCAGCAGGTTTCCCTGAAAGAGTCCGGGCAGATAGGATTCATCGCACTCAGATCTCTTCAGGATCTACTCCCTGACCACGCGGGCTTCGCTCAGGGGTGTGTATGCAAAACGGGAATCCCTCAATTCACATCACACCTTTAAGCCTCGGTTTCATCAGCTTCCTGAGATTTCCGGAGCTGTTCCTTCAGCGCCCTGATTTCAGCCCCGCTCTGCGCCAGCGCCGCTTCCATGGCTTCGTTGGCTTCGCGCAGTTCATCCAGCTCTTCACTGCTCACGCCGTCGGACTTGACGCCTTTCAGCGCGTCCAGAATCATATCGATATTGTCGAGAAGCAGGTTCTTTACCCGCTCTCTGGCTCTCTGCGCAGGATTGCCGCTGTCGATCGTGGCCTGCATGACGTCTCGCTCTGTAGCCAGCACGTTATAAACTTCATTCGTAGTCATGAACATCATCTCCTTTTAGATATGACAGTCGTACAGACTGACGAAGCAGTCCCTGTCGCTGTCAATGAAAGCCTTCCACTCTTCCCAGTAAGCGTCCCGGCTTTTGGCTGTATCGTCTGAGATCGCAAACCACCCGACCTTCCCCGGCGCATGCCATACCCCGTCCGGAGTAACAAACGCATAAGGCGTTGGCGGTCTCAGCATTTCCTTGACCCACTGTTCTTCCGTCCCGTAGGATTCCAGGTAGTATTCCGGAAGCCAGAATCCGTCCCCTTTGGTCGAGTACTGCTTCCATTCCTCCCGAAGCTCCGCCTCGGAATGCTTCGTTGGATGGTAATACCAGTCGACCTGAGACTTGTGGAAATGCCCGAAATCATCTGAAAACTGCTCGCCCTCTTTCATCTGATATTCGTCTTCGATCCACAGTTCGGTACAGTAATCATATCGGGTGTTGGGATTATAAAAATTTCCCCACTGCCCGGTACTTTCATCGTAATGGTAATGTTCCTCCCGGTAATGCTCGTAGGTCCATGTCGGATTCATCGCGCTGAACTTCTTCCATGCCTCGTCGATTTCTTCCTGACTGACCTGCTCGAACACAAAGTAGTCCCGGTTGGTTTCGCTGTACGGAAGTAATAGCCTGTCCGGGTCTTTGTCGTGAAATACAACAATTCTGTAATGACTCATTTCATAACCTCCAAAAATCAAATTGGGTCTGTCGGCGCATGGGACGCCGACAGACTTTCCCCTGACCGAAAAGGAGGATCTCACATGAGTCCGGCTACCCCTTCCAGACCCAGTAGCCGACAGTCAGACTTGCACTGACAGCCTGCGCTTTACAAGTGCGCCGCTCTTTCTCGTTGAGCTATGTCGGCAGATCAAAAACGGGGAGCAACACCTTGTTGCATCGCTCCCCATTCGCTGTAATAATTCTCACCGGTACATCCGTAAGTTTTGGAAAGGAACAGATATGATCGGAATAATTACTGCAGCACTTTTTCCTGATTCTGTAGAATTTCCACAACGCTCAGGACAAAGCGAACGGTGGACCCCGGGCATCTCACCCAGCCCATGGCGGTTTTTACTCCCGCTGGAGACCGGCAAAGACCTGCCGCGCTTCTATGGGCATCAGCAGACCCCGCCGGGGAGCGTGGTCGCTAACCTCACTCCGTCGCCCGTTTGAGATCCGGACGCACGATCGCTGTTCAGGGCTACGCTGTGTGACAGGCACCGGGCGGCACTCCGGCTTGATCCGACTGCGCTGTCGGATGGGACTTCGCGCTCCGCCTGATTCCCCGTCCTGTTTTTCACCCTTGCAAGACACGTTTTAGCCACAAAGATTACGATTCTTCTGCATGATGGTTGCTGTGAGTGTCTTAAAAAGCCAGACGCATCTTAAAGAATTGCAGTCTTTTTCAGCATTTGCTGTCAGCGCCTGAGAGATTCAGCCAAGACGCAGTTTGTTCTCTTAGCTCAGAAACAAAATCGCTGGATGCGTCTCTTGCTGTTTTCATCGCGGAGGTGGCAGTCCGGTCGGCGCGATCGTCGCCGCCGTCAATCCACCGCATCCCTGAAAGATTTCACAACCTTGTTTTTCCCATGGAATGGGGCGTTGCGGGTTGGTCCCCGCAGTGTTCTTCCGTACGGGCGCTATTTTCTTTTCGCCTTTTACACGCTCCGCCCATCCAAAGCACTGGGCAAACCGCTCTGTTCTTGGCTATCCGCGACTCTGTAAGCGCGTGAGGTTCTTCCGCGCAAACATACATCATCATATCTCGGCACAAAAGAATGAAGGAGGAAAGAAGGTCCATGCGTACAAAGATACTTCTTCGTTTTCATGTAAGTATGCTGTGTGTGCCGAAAATAGAATACTCATTTCAAAAAAAACGCGATGCATTGACCGTGCGCCATCGAAAGGAGCGAAAGGGCGCAGAAGAAACCTTACTTAAGAAAAACTGCTGTGAGCATCGCAAAGGGGGAAAGGAGGAAAATGACCAATCAGGAAAGATTCCTGTTGTCCGCATAAACCCTGTTCTCCGCTTTCTCGTACGTGTCGAGGTACCACTCGCGTTTGTCCCCGTTGTATGTCAGCTCAAACAGGCGCTCGTCAGGATAGTTCGTAGCAAGAATATACTTCCAGTTCTGAAGCGACTTGCATTTCCAGACCACAAACACCGTATATGATTTCCGGAATTGATCCGGATCCGTTGCGGCGGAAGGAACATAGACGCGCTCATACATCCAGTCCCGCACAATGTTCTGTGCGATCTGATCCATGTTGTCCGCCATCGCTTAACCCTCCGTCCACGGAATGTCCGTTTCGTTGAATACATGCGTCCCGATCGGAAGCTGTTTCTCCCACCGGATCGCCCGGATCCTGTCATGCGCCACATTGGTACCGGAAATCTTAATCCATCGCCTGACAAACTGTACTGCGCGTTCCGCGTTTCTCGCCTGAACGTACACGCACTTCTCAGCTTTCTGCTGAGTCCCGAGCAGTACGCAGTAGCAATAGATCTTTTTCTGCGCCATCTGATCACCACCCTCTAATAATATATAGAACATTTCGGTGCAGAAAGTTGCACGGAAATAAAAATTTTCTTATCCGTTCGGATTCTTATCGAGGATGACGATGTTTTCATTCCCGCTCTGGTAGACGGTTCCATCCGTTGTCTCCACAATCACCCAGTTGTCCGGGCGGCGCTCAACCCGGCTGACGTCCACAATCTCCGGCTCAAACGCAACGTTGATCACAGCCCAGCGGTCGTGATCCGGATATTCCTTTACATCATACATCGCGTGATGATAAACCAGCGTTCCCGCCGGAATCAGAAGCATCGCCGCCAGCAGGATAATAAACGCCACAATCAGTTTCTTATTCTCCATATTTTTCTCCTTCGGATACATATATCGCTTTCCCTCCTTCGACCTTTGCGAAGTCTTCCATCAGGATGACCCGCGCCGCAGACAGGCAGTATACTTCGTCGCTCGTCATCAGCCGCCGCAGATTGCCTTTATGCTGTAATCCACGAAGACTATACCTTCCGCGCCCCGCATGATAAATCTGCCACCATTCATACTCTGGCACTCTGGACTGATACCTCGTCCCAACTTCCGGCAGAAACCTGCGCGTTATCATTCGCTTATCCCTTCTTCCTGCTCGTCTGCCCACGGGGTTTCCGTCATCTCGGCTTCGGTCGGCAGTCCGTCCCAGAGCCGGTAATAACGATTGTAAAATGCATGAACCCGTGAATAAGCCGCCCTCTCCACATCCGAATCAAGTTCGTCTATCTCCGGATCGTATTCATACGTATCGAGATGCAGATCAATCCTTCGCGGACCCTCAACCCAATATTTCTTCTCCGGGTCGATCTGGCACACTTCTTCCATCGTCAGTACTCTCGCCATATTCTCCCTCCTTTATCGCCAGCGCAATCCGCCCCAGCACATCCACAGCGCAGGGGATCGCAATCCCGTTGCCGCACATCTTGTAAATCGCGGAGTCGCTTCCATTGACTCCATCACACCACCAGTCCGGCAGTCCCTGCAGCCTTAAACACTCAATGGGTGTCAACCGCCGCACCACATACTTCCGCCGCGCTCTGGATGGCTGATCGTTATCGTGCAGAACAATCTGCTGGTCATGCATGCAGTTCAAAGCACCGGTTACCCCCCCCATTGACTGGTTAAGCTGTCCGTTGCCAACACACATAACAAGTCGTTGTTCGCATCCTGTCCGTTGAATCCCCTGCTCAGTCTCGCGGTCAGGCATCCAGTTTTCTCCGGATACAGCAGTTTCATTCCTTACCTCCACGTCATCCCTCCTGAGACGCGCCGCTGGCACAGCAGATAATCGCGGTATAATCCGTGACCCGGTTCTGATGATCACCCGTCAGCGTAGGTACTACCTCCCCCTCGCCGTTCCCGCGACAGTCGTAGCAGACGGCATGTCGGTCAATCGTATTCAAGGCAAACATCTGCCCGCTGTCCTTCCAGCCGCTGCCCCTGTGAGAAGGTCTTGCGCCGTTTCCTTCCAGCGCAATGCATGGATAGCACACGGCATGCTCGTGATTTGTCTGAAACGTGAACTGCGGATCGCCGTCACTGCCAACGCAGAATGTGGTTCTTCTATTGTCAGCTTTCCACCTTGTCTCAACCATGGTATTTATTGAATAGCAAGGGCTACAGTTTCCTCCAGCGCCTCCCGAAGCATTGGCGGTAATTCTTTCCCACGCCTCTCTGCGCGGCGCAAAATCCCCAAACTCGCCCTCGCACTCAAGTAGTATTTCTCCGGCGCGTTCAGATCCAAAATCTGCGACAAGGTAGATTCTTTCGCGCCTCTGAGGCACTCCTGTATATTGGGCATCGTACAGACGCCAGGCAAGACTCCAGCCGTTTCCCACGATATTCCCAATGGGTTTCCACTTTCCTTTCGGAGGTTCAGGTATAATGCATCCCCCCCCGCCGATGTCCGCGAACGCCTGGAGGACGGCGCGGAAGTCTTCTCCATGGTTACTGCTGAAAGCTCCCTTGACATTTTCCCAGACAGCAAATCGTGGATACTGATTTGATGTTGCATCCCGCATCTCCTTAATAATTCTGATGGCTTCAAAGAACAGGCTTGATCTCTCTCCGGCGTGAATTCCTTTCTGATTTCCGGCAATGCTGAGATCCTGGCAGGGCGAACCAAATGTAATCACATCAACTGGCTTAACCGCTGCCCCATCAATCTCCCTCACATCGCCGAGCTGTTTGCAGTCCGGAAACCGCGCCGCCTCGACAGCAACAGGAAACTTCTCGATCTCACTGCACCAGACAGGAACCATCCCAACCAGCACCCCCGCCAGCTCAAACCCGCCGGATCCGCTGAACAGACTTCCCAACTTTATCAAACCGTATCCTCCTTATATCATGCCTGCAATATCCATGACGCACAGCACCAGATTCATGAGCCACCCAATGCCAATCAGCATGGATCCAACCTTGAACGACCTTGATTTCATATCGACCATATCAAACAGGATAATCTGTAATCCAAGGAACATTAGACATGTCATAACATTTATCCTTTGCATTTTGCCTTACACCTCCCAACAGCCTCGATCAGCTCATCCGTATTTACAAATACGAGCTGTTTCACCTGCTTTCCCTCGCTGTCGACAATCTCTATACACACCTCTTTCGGAGCGCAGTCCTGATTGGTCACAATCAGCCCGCAGTCGTTCGTCGCAATAAACTCGGGATCACTGAACACACACTTGGTAAACATCTCATCTTCCTTTCTGGTTTGTGTATTCCATTTACAGTAGGTTTCTGTATTATACAGAGGTTCCTCAGTCAACCAGTCTTCCCCGTATATCGGACATTTGTAATGGTATTTCAGATTTGTTGCCATGGCTCACTCCCAGCTATCGCATTTGCCGTCCTTCATGGTCAGATGTTTATCGCAGAAGTTTCGATCCATCTCGGCGCAAACAAAATGGCGGCATGTATTACACGCCGCCGGACATTCCACAAGCTCGTAATCCCGGATCTCCTCCGGCGTCAGCTTCCTGTCGTATAGAAGCCACGCCCACGCCGTGCGGTTAATCGCCGGAATCACGGTTTCGCCGTCGCACTCTTCCCACTCGATAAAGCCGCTCGGCTGACACCCCGGCCCCATCGGTCGCATGATCATGTAATAACCCCAGCGGTTACGCATTCTCCTGCTTCTCCTTCTCTTCCTCGGCTTTATGTTCCGCCTCGCCCTCTACGATCGACTGCGACCACGCCGTCTCGTGAACAGCCCTGCCAAGCTCAATGAACTTCTCCATCAGCGAAACCATCCGCTTCTCCATCTGCCCGATCCGCCACCACGTCATCCAGAAGCAGAAAATAACGATAATCTCCAGAATCAGCCCCATCGTTTCAGTCATCATGTGTAAATCCTCCTTATTTATTATTCATAGTCCTTGTCAAGATCAATCATCGCATTAAGCGTAGGAAGCACCATCTCGTCAAACGACTGTATCGTCAGCTGGTTCCACGCCAGCATCACATTGAGAAGCGCCGCCGCAATCTTCGACTGTTGTGATTCGGTCAGCTCGCCCAGCACAGCCCGTAGGTTCTTGATGCTTTTTTCGAGGAGGCGGCTCCCGTCCGCCTGACTTACATACCCGCGAAGCACCACCGGCGTATTGTTCAGCACATTCCTGACTTCGTCATAATGGTCGTGCTGAATCGCAGCGCCCTCAACGTCTCCGCGCCGGAGCAGATCGTTACGTGACTGTTTTATCATTGAAGTCCTCCCATGGGCGTAGTATCGCTTCCGGATCCATCTTTGCCCCACACGCAGGGCAAACTTCCACCGGCGTCTTTGTCAGCGCCTGACATATACTGCACTGATATGCGAACGCAGCGTAGATCGGAGAATCAGTATTGCCCAGATTGCTGATCCACCACCCGACCCTTTCATTTTCATCCATCGCCAATCAGTCTCCTTAGTTCGTCCTTTGCCGCCAGGATTCCGGCTTCATCCATCTCCCGGATCGCCGCCACCAGCATCCTGAACTCGTTGGTAATGTTGATCCACTCACCCTTCGGTTCCTGCGTCATCTCCGCCTCCACGAATCTTCATAACCTCCGCCGTCGACATATGCTCCACCAGACGCTCGTACGTTTCAAGCATAAACCGGATCGCGGCGGGACCTCCGTAATCGCGGTAAAGCCGCCAGAACCCGGGAAGCTTTCGCAGAAAGTAAATCATCCTCTGCTCTCCTCCGTCTCCAGCGATTCCAGAAAATCCGCCAAGCGCGTATCCTGCCTCACTCTCTCCGCCGCAATCTGCGCGTCCGTCAGTCGGAATCCAAGCTTGCCCATCTTCTCCGCCGCAATGTCCGTCCCGAAGATGTTTGCCATAATCGAGAGAAGATGCGTATCGCTCAGGTGATACTGCTCCCGCCGGTTCAGCTTACCCATGACCCAGCACCGCCCCAATCCGCACAGCGTACATGATGAAGCCCAACAGCACGATCGCGCTCATCGCCGCAACAAACCGCCCGTCCTTCCCGTACCGCACCGCCGCCACGAACAGCGCGACACACGCAGCCGCCAGCACGATGCATACCCACATGATCACCTCCAGCGTCATCCTCGAATCACCCATGAAAAGACTCATCATCCGAAAATACCTCCTCCATGTCCCGTCAGAACCATCACCAGCAACGCCGCCATCATCAGATACATCGCGGAAATAAGGAACCCAAGCGCTCCGCCCTTCCGGTACCCAATCCCCTCCTTCCAGCACATCCACGAGATCCGCAGCCCGCAGGCCCCCGCCGCAACAAACAGCACCGACAGCACCCAGCACATCAGCTTCATCACGATCTGCACAAACCCCAGCCAGCTCATCCGTTCCCTCCTTCGTCTTTCTTATGACCGAACTTATAATCCTTCGCTCATTTCAGATCATCCTCCAGCCCCGCATGCCGTTTCACATATCTCGCCACCATATCGCTGATCTCACCGCAAAGGTTATCCACGCACTTCTTCCCGGCATAGTTCAGCCCGCCGCACAATTCCTTAATCCGGTTCAGCCTCGCCGCCACCTCCTCGCTCAGTCTTACATCAAGATCCTCGTCGTACAAATTCAACCATCCTCTTTCTTCCTGTTTATTCAATCCCGCCGCAGTCGGCGCGGAATGTAAATACCGGCAAGGTTGAGAAGATCTGCAACTCCTGCACCGCAGCTGTCTCCCTGATTCCCGCTGTCCTCCACCGGAGCCACCCCGTCCCGCCGCCTCGGCATCCGTCCCCGCCGAGACCATCACCCGATGCTTGTCCCCATCATAATTCGCACATTCGATAAACGTCTTCCACAGCGTTCGCCATACAAACGCTTTTGCCCCGCAGAACGGACACGGCTTCAGTGATCGTCGCCCGCCTCGCTTCCTTATCCGTCATCCAAACTTTCGCCCCTTTCTTAAAATCAATTCTTTGGTCGCAAACCTCTATCTGTTGTGTAGCCGCGATGACCTCCGGCATCTCGGACGAATATTTCCCCATCCGAAAACCAGAAGTCAGAATTCTCTATAAAAATAGGCAGTCCGAAGGGTATTTATGAAATGGTCACACCAGCCATCTTCTTTTCGCCGCCAGTCAGATATTTACCCACATCCAGCGGATCAATAATCTCGGTCAGAACCCGATAATAAAAATCGACCATATGATCCTTGACATCGTCGAGCTTGAACTCCACATATGGTTTAACAAACTCCACCGATCCATAGCCACGATCACTCCTATCAAAAACATAAGCATTCGGCATCAGATGCGGTTCTCCGTCAACCTTCACCAGCCCACCCTTCTGCCTGATCGAAATCACCTTTTTCTCCAGCAAGCCGCGCACAGCCTTTTGAGCCGTCAGGTGTGACATATCCATTGCCTCGCCCATCCGCTCATAACTCATACAGCATTTCCCGTAGCACAAACAATATACACATATAAGAAATGCAATCTTTCGCTCCGACTTTGTTTCGCCAAGCAAAACCTTCCTTATATCTAATGCCCCAATCCGCAACGCCCGGTGCAGCCACTCTGTTTTATCGCCGGTTTGCTTCTTTGCTTTCACCTTCACACCAAACTTCCGCACCACACTGCTCGCCATCGCCCGCGCATCCTTCTCAATTTCCTCTATCGGAGAATTGATCAACGCCGGATCCTGCCGCCCGACCCACGCCATCAGGTCGGCAAAAATCTCATCCTCATCCGCGCCCATACTCCGCAGGTACACCGACCTCCGCCGCATGCAGTTATGCCGTTCGCCAGGTTGCATAATTCGCGGCTCATGTGCCACCGAGTATTTCCGAACCTGGTATCGCTCCTTCTTCTTCCATTTCCCAACATTGAGCTTCGCTTTCTCGAAATCTTCCTGCCACGCTTTCTTGTTCAGCCCAATTACAATGTCTTCAAACTTCTCCCCCGGCATCCGCTTCACCTGATACACATACCCATCATCTTCAATCGCCGCCAGCGTCTCCCGGTCGAGATACCAGCATCTGTTCCCGGTTCGCAGATTCACCCCCAGCGGAATCTTAATCGCATTGTGCCGCAACGGAAAACATTCCATGCGATATTCCGCCACCTGCCTGTCCCGCCGCAGGTAATAGTACAAATTTTCCACCAGCGACTTCTTTACCGGCTTATCAAAGAAAACATCAATATGAAAACCCTTGTATCCGGAAGTCGAAGGATAAAGATACTCGGCGGCAATCCCAATGCCCTCCAGCCGCCGCATCATGTCCGCCACCACCGCCGTATCCAGCGTGTCAATGTCCAGCGTCATAAATACCGTCCGGTTCTTCCGCCCATACACACTGAGCGTCCTCTTCCCGTCAAGATGGTCGAAGAGATTCTTAATCGTCAGCTCACCATCTACATGTCTGTACCCAACTTCGCCAGACTCAACCACATACATCTCGCGGTACTCGGATTTATTGAAACAGTATAGCGACATCAACTTCCTCGCAATATCGTATTGCTCCACTCACTTCACCTCCTTTTTAAAAACTTTCATCATAGATATGCATCTAAACGATATAATTAATTATAGTAGAGATACCTATAGATTGTAATCTATGTTGTGGCGGAAACCTTATATCCGTCAATGGCTCTGCGCGATTTTTCCACTCTTTCCTAAATAAAAGTGAGTTTGGAAGAGAGGGGCGGCGGCTATGCCAAAAATACGTCTTCTTCCTGACAAGAAGGGTTTCTCGCCTCCACCAACTAGTATATAGAGAGAATGAGGTTGCGGCGGCGGATCCCTGCCCTGCCATGCCCAGGGTAATAAAAATTGGTATCAATGTTTTTGTTTAATGAATAAATAAAGAGTATTATATATATAGGTAGGGGTCGCAATCGAGGTTGCGGCGGAAACCCATACATAATATATAAGAACATTTTCATGGCGTTTGTTGCGCGGCTGGCAAAATTTTCCGGGGGCGGCGGCGAAATATTAATGAAAGGAAAAGAAAAAGTCCTCGACATAAATTCGGGGCTGGCTGATTCCGGGCTTGAAGAGACGGAAAAAATGCAACGCGCAAAGTTGCCGGGAGATGCCGGGATCTGGGGTTGGGATATATCCCCTATATGTCACTTATCCTGCGATGGCGAAAATGGGGGCGGCTGGCGGTTGGTGGGGACTGAGCGGGCGGGAGGGAGGTAGACGGGGCTTGATTTTTTATATCGAAGTTGGAAAGGGTTAGGGGTGGGTTGGTTTTGCCCCTGGACGATGGTCGAAACGTAAAACAGGGGGCATAATATTTGATTATGTATCCTGTTTCGTAAAAATAAGAATTGAGTATTTACAATGCTTTGCGGATTCAAAATGTAAATATACATATTTTGACAAGAATTTGTCAATGTCTCTGGAAGCCTTATATTACAACGGTTTCAGCGATTTTTATACACAACTATTAAATTTGATATAACTATTGATAAATTGCCAAAAAAGCGCAGATCTGTATACATCATTTTACATAGTACTTCGCCTGTTGATGTATACAGGCTTCGATCGATGCAAAAAGATATGTTTTTCCAACTTAAAACCTTTGATTTTACTTGTGTTTGAGATAAAAATAATATGTTTATACCATTGTCAAATATCGTCTGTTTTTGTGCTTTTTTGATCGAATTATGAAAAACAGCAAAAAATAATTTTTTCAATTCATAAAGCTTTATTTTTCAATAGGTTTAAGGCTTTTAAAATATGTTTATACAGCAAACTGTATACATGTGGATAACTATGTGGATAACATCATTTTTACCCTGTGGATAAGTGGTGTATACATGTGGATAAAGTTGGCTGACTTATCCACAAGTCATATTGATTTATAAGGCTTGCAATATGTTTTTTCCTGTGGATTACTATGAAATTTTGGGAAAAAAGCCAAATTTTGGCAATTTTGTTACAAATCTGTTAAATCTATTAAATTTTGGCTTGCGAAGCCTTATTTTTCAATGTAACACTTTTGTAATATTTGACAGCCTGTGGATAACTTGCCTTTTTGGCTTGCAAGCCTTGTTTTATAAGGCTTTGAGCGTTTTTATATTTGATCAAAGGAATCGATTTTCCAAAACCTGTCAAGCTTTTTCTGCATTAACGTTAATGTGCCTGTATTTTCAAGGCTTCCAGAGCTTGTCAAGGCCCATTTCGCAAAAAAAAACCAAAAAAACCTAAAATTTAATATTTGACCGTTGTAAAATAAGGCTTTGCGGGTATTTATTAATTTTTTTGTTACAATTATGTTACGAAGTGCCTGGAAGCCTTGTAAAATAAGGCTTTGCGGGCATTTTGGCAAAATCTGCCGAAAAAATCCCTTCCATTATATGCGCGTAAAGCGTGTGCTTAAAACGTGTGATATACTTGAGGCGGTCCCCGTTATCAAAAAAACAAGTCCGGCAGGGGACGCCGGCAGGAAGGAAACAATCCCATGAAAAAGATTCGCAAGATGAGCGGAGCAAATAAGCCCGCCCCCGCTCCCGCCCCCGTTGTGGTAAAGCCCGCCCCCGCTCCCGTTGACAAAGTTGCGGTACGTACGCTATACAGTCCTGCATTGTCAATCCCTACACAGGGAAGAAAGGAAGAGAAACCCATGGAAAAGACTGGAATCGAATTCATCTCAAACTATCCGCGGAAAAATGAGAGAGTGCTAATTTGGGATATCCGTGAATCGATCGTCAATAGTGATAAACACAAATTGTTTTCCCTTGTGAAAACATGGTATGTTATGGCAAAGAAGGATATCCCTTCCGATACAATCGTTGTCGCGATTGCGGGCTTGCTCTTGCGCATGGTGACAACTGGAAAAAATGCATCCGTAAAGAGTGAGAAGGTTGCTACCATGGACATTTTGGGTACAGGACGCGTAAAGGCGTGGTTATATACCATTGCCGACGGACGTTTTGAGAATATCGCAACGGCGGAAAATCGTCCGGAAGAAAAGCCCGTCAAGGCGCGCCGTTCCAATGTTTCCCGGAAAAAGGTATCCGAAATGACAAGGGACGAATATCTTGAACACATGGCGCGCCTGTATGATGAGAAGCATTCCGCCTAATCCAAAAAGCGCCCGCATCGGGCGCGATATACAGATGGACGCCGTCTGTATATCATGCCCGATGAACAAGATTCGATTCATTCGGCTTGTGGGCTTGTTCGCAAGATTCGATTCATTCGGCTTGTGGACGTGTCAAGATTCGATTCATTCGGCTTGACAATCGGTATCCCTGCCCCGGAAAATTGCATAAGTAGTTTGATGCCCTAAAAACAGACGTTGCGGGCATTTGAGAACGGCGTGATTCGTACGGTTACAATCGCGACTCGTTTGAAAGCAACAACGTGAAAGCAAGTTATTGTTTCGCCCTGCTTGTTAGTAACGTTGTGACGAAAAGCAATGATTCCGGTTAGTTAGTACGGTTATAAAAACCGTAACCGCTCACTTGTGAGAGAGCGCAAACGCAGGAATTGCGCATGAGCAAGTAGTGATTCATCAGTCACGGTAAAGAATTGATTTGACGGCGATTCCTTTATGGTGGTGTGGGCGCGGGCTAACATGATCCCGCTATGCAATGGGCGTTTGTCGAACGGTCTCATGATACCACATAATAACATGGCGCATGACTCAAATCTTGTGAGAGTCTCGTGTCGATCCTCCCCGCGTTTGCGTAAACTTGTGCAAGTTGCAAGCGTAGAAGAATCCGCGAACGGCAGTAGAACCTGCGACCTGAAAAGGTGGAAACGCGGTGCACACCCGAAAACGGGGGCAAAAAGGAACGGTACTGCATGCGATGCTGATATGCGATAGGCGTACGGTGCAGGGCGTTGTCCGGGGGGCTGAAGTGCGTACTATGTACGTAGATAGGCACACGCTAAAAGGCGAGCGGTGAAATATAAGTGTGCAAATTTGTGGCGCTACCGTTGAGCTGAAGAAGAAACGTGAACGTGCAAGCAGGATTCCGCGATTGGTTTATCGAACTTTCTATAACGGATTTTCTATAACAGAAAATCCAGATTAGGAAGGGAGAATTCAGATATGGCAGAAAAAGCAAAACGGAGATCTGGGGACAGGCATAGTGCCGGATATCAGGCGGAATATCGCAAAGAGAATTACAAGTTTATGGGATTTTATTTGCGGAAAGATTCCGGTATGATTGAAGGATTACAAATTGTTGCCAAAGCCAGAAAAATCTCTGTGAGCGAATATATCCGTTGCGCTGTTGAAAATCAATTGGCACTTGACGGATACATACCCGGAGAACCGTTTATTGCGGAAAATTAATCCGCAATTTTTTTATGGTGTGCTTTGCATACACCCAGTGGAGGACGCGGAGCGGAATTTTCCCTCCGCGTTTTTAATTGGGTGCATGCCCAAATAATATATGGCGAAATGCCGGAAAGAGAGAAACAAAATGGAAAACAAGATCACTATCACCCTGAACATGGCGGAAGCAAAGAAGGCTACAGTCAAATTCGTGGAACCCGTTGCGAACGAATACGTGCCGGAGAAGCTCGGAACCTTGTATTTGAACAAGGTCATTCTCGCCGAGAACAGCTACAACGGCAAGCCCATCACAATCGAAATCACGAAGGGCGCGGATCCGGACGGAATCGTATTCATGCCGGAAAAATGCACGAAGACAACTGTCAAATTCAATGAAAAGGTAGAAAACCAGTTCTGCCCCGCCGTGATCGGAGATCTCTACATCCCGAAGTACACCCTCGCGGAGCTTGCGTATGCCGGTGAACCCATCAGCCTGAACATCCTATTCGAGGACTAATGCGGAGGTGCAGAAAACAATGCCGGAGTTTTATATTCGCATTCGTGCGCATGGTGAGGTCGGAATTATTGGTGCGCAAAATGAGCGCGAAATGAATAATCTCATGCGGAATTTTACACATGATCCTGCTATTACAGAAATCACTACCTATCGTAGAGCGGAAAATAACCCGGGAAAGTTTCATATCTGTCGGAAATAATCACAGAATCATGCGCGAATAATCCCGTTGCTCTCTGCTGATCCCTTGTAAATCCGGGGAGCGATGCGGAACGCACTAACTATTACAACTAAATCAATATGGAGGATCACGCAAATGCCTACAGGTCTTATCTTTGCACTGATCGCGATCATCACTCCCATTGCGGGCATGATCGTTGACAATATCCGTTTCAACAAACGTATGCGGAAACTGGAGGCGGAACTTTCCGCCCTAACTCACTAATGCGGAGGAACGAGAATGAGAAAAGATCATGGTGCCACGGTCATTGTGACCAAACCTATCGGGGAAATTGGTTGCAATAATGGTAACGTTCTGACAATGGACGTTGTCTATAACCACAAGGTTGTCCGGAGTTTTACAAGCTGTGCTTGCGGACACGGCTGTGGCGGAACGGATGACTATGACAACCTCCAGATCGCGTTTAAGAACTGGATCTGGGAAGAAGCCTAATAAGGAGGGATTATCATGAAACGTACAATGCGGAGATCTATTCGCAACGCGTTCGTATACGATGCGGACGTTGCGATTGTGGAACTGGATGAGAGCTATCAGCCCCGTCATGCCGATGCAAACTGGATCATTGCGGAAATTGAGTCTGCGATTGGTACGCTCTGCGGACTGCTTGCTATTACCGCTGAGAACATGGCGGAAATTGCCACGGCGATAGTAAAGAAGCACAAGAAGCCTGTGTGTGTGCCGGAAACCAAGCGCCCCATTGCAAGCATCCAGAAGATCGGCAAGTACAAACTCACGATTCCAATGTTTAATGCGGAATTTATCCCCGCACGATCCAGAGCGTTGGAACCTATCTGCACATTCGATTACACCTTTTCGGGAGGCTACCGCGATGTGGCGTGACGAGTACGAGAGTCAATCCATGGCGGAAAAGGTAGCACTGTGGTGCGCGGTTCCGCTTACCCCTGTGGTCTTTTTCCTGTTGTGGTATCTAATCGGAGGATAACATGCCTGACAATGAAATGATCGCCGAGATCAAGATGCAGATCGAGAAACTCCGCCAGGAATTAAAGGCGGAAACCGACGGTGAGCGGAGAAGGGAAATCCTCGCGAACATCGCTGTGTTCCGCGAAGAACTGACCTATACCATTTGCGACCTGTTCGATTAAGAAGGAGGAAAAGAAAATGTTCAGTTGTGTTACAGAAGGGCAGCGTTTATACCTGTCCGCATGGGATTTTAATTCCTGCAGAGTGCTTGGCTCGTTGGCGGAAATCGTCCGCAACAATGGCGGGAAAGTAAAGCCTGCCCCGACCATCATGGCGAATAACCGTACGTACGAACCGGACGCGGAGCCGGTGCCGATCTATGGTCATGGTTACATCTCGTTTACGCTGGACGGAGACTACTACTACTTTCAAGTAGATAGTAATCCGTTCTTCGATCCGATGATCCTGAAAGCTCGGATCGATAACGGGAAATATCGCGAAGTATATTTGGAAGCATTCAGCAGGGAATGGATCTATGATTGCATGTTCCAGATCGCAAATGATGCGGAGATCCGGGAGATTGCGGAGATTCTGTTCTCCCTGCTCATTAAACGGAAGTGCTGTGCACCTGTTCCGCCGGAAAAGCACAAGGTAAAGGTTGAGAATCTGTATGATAACGGATGGCACTGGGAATATAAGTCGGAAAGTGTGAAGTACAGGAAAGTGGAGGTTTGAACGAGATGACAGGACTGCGGAGGTGGGTAGCGTGAACAAGAATGTTGTGAAGCGTGATGAACTTCTCTTCGGCGGATATGAGCAGGAAAAATACTGTGGCGGAATTCGGGACTTCGATTGCCTGCCGGAAACGATACAGGAACTTCTGGATAAGGACTTTATTGATCCTGAGGGATGCCAGAATTGCTCCCCGTCTGTTAAGGAATTTATGGAGATTGCAAAGACCGAAGGAGTTGAAGCGGAGTTTGGCGGATACGCAGTCTCACCGCACAGGGAAGACTACCGGGTGACCATCACGGATATCACAGTCGAATTCGATGCAGCAAATACAGCCCTGTTGATTGAAATGATTGGACACCTGCGGTATGCAGACGACTTCAGCATGGATTTGTGTGACGGAAAATGGCGGATTTACGCTTGGTGGGATTGAGGTGCAGAAGATGAATTCATACAAGGTTCGGCTCCGCTTTTATGACCGTATGCCAAAAACTGTATACCTGCAAGCGGAAAACAATGCGGAAGCTTTCAGCAAGGCGCACCGCTTCATCACGCCAGAAAGCAATTGTTGCGAGATAATTCCGACAAGGATCAGCAAAAAGTATATGGCGGAAAATCATCTGGAATACACACCCGACAAGATTTTCCTGCCGGAAAGTACGGAGGGAATCTGATGAGTCAGAGAGTGTATTCTGTCGCTGATATTGAGAAACTGTGTTTCGATCTCTCCCGACATGGTTGGGAAGTCCACCATATTGAAGAAGGGGTGCTCGGCTGCGGGCATATTATCCTTGTCGCGCCCGAAGGTTATTATCACGTTGAGATAAAAGAAGTCTATCTCAACTGTTGGAGTTCGGGTCACATCATTCGGAGACACGCGAAGTTATCGCGGAGAATGCGGAAACTTATCGGGGAGGGAGAATAATGTACGCGAAAACGTACAACGTTAGCTACGATATATCAGAGCGTCCTTTTTCGGATGCTGATTTCACAACGCAGGGCTTGCGGGAATATCCGCAAGGTCAGGTGCGTATGGTGCTGACAGCACAGAACATCGCGTTATATATTCACCATCGATTTCCGCACGAAAAGATCAATGATCAAATTTGGAGCAAAATAAATAATTCGGAATTTGGTTTTGTGCAGATTGAATTAAAAGCCCATCGCGGAGACAGGGCGATACATCGAGCTGTATCGTTTATGGAGGTGTGATTGATGAAGCCCAGAAAATGGAGGGTAACCTATGACGTGCAGGAAACAACCCTGTCATACGCGGGACCCAATTATCATGTGTCTCGAGAACAATATGTCGGAGAAATCGAAATGATCCCGACAGTTGGGAATGTCCGGAGGTATATCGAAGAGCAATTTCCGGATGACTCTGTGGATGAGACGTGGATGACGTTAAAAGAACAAATCTCTGACGGACTGGAGTACGGAATGTTCAGCGTGAGCCTGAAAGAACATCCCAACGACAATATGGACACGCGCAGTGTCGGATTTTTGGAGGTGTAAGAAAATGGATAGGCTTGTAATTTATAAGGCGATAGGGAATCTGAAAGTGACGCCCGAATCAAATTACAATACCCGCATCCAGAATGCACGGAAAATCATGGATGCAAGTAACTTCGATAGTCCTACGGAAATCATTGCCTATTTCATCCAGTACGGATGGGCACAGAGCGAGAGCGAATTCATCGTGATCGAATAAACGCGAAAAAATTTTATCCTATTACCTTTGATCCGATAATATTGCACTAAAGCTATAATCACAAAAAAAGATCGGAGGATAAGATCATGGTCTTTGATGTTACAAAGTTCCTTGTTCCTGAGAGCAAGGCAAAAACAGAGCGTGGAGCGCTCATAATCCGGAACCACAACGCCAAAGTTATTGAGATCGGTCGGCGTATCGAAGCGGATGATAAGGAATGGCTGTGTAAAGCCGTTACCTTTACGGAGCACAGCAAGAAGAGCAAGATGGCATTCAAGCACAGCATCAGCACGAGTGTTCGCCTGAATCCGTATTGTCAGGCTCGGCAGTGCATGAGGTGCCGTGCGGATGGCAAGGAACCGGTGTGCCCGTATTGCTTCGCAAACGCGATAAGCAATGCCCGCCCTACGGTGGACTATTCCACGACTCGCAATAGCGAGATTCTATGGAACGTGGAAATTCCGTCAGATGTATGGCGGAAGGTGCGCGGAAAGGAAGTTATAAGTTGGCATGAACCGGACGCGAGAATTCAGAGCCTCGCGGACGTTGCCTGTGTTCGTGAGTGCCGTAACTATATCCACCTGACAAATGCATTTCCGGAAATGCGTTGGGTACCGTGGAGCAAAAATGACTGGTTCTGGTGGAATGCGTTTCAGCAGTTAGGAAAGCCTGAGAACATGAACTATATTCACAGTTCCCTGTTCTTGAATGAGATCGATGAAGGGCCGATCTGGATGCAGCCGTTCATAGATTACATCTTCACGGTCTTCACGGAGGAGTTTGCTCGACTCCATCCGGAGATCGTAATGAACTGCTGCACCCTGACAAATAAAGGACGGCAGTGCCGTCGGGATTGCAACGACTGTTATGTCAGGGGTAAGTGTCGTTACCGCAATGAACTTGTCCGGGGATATAAGGGAGGTGAGAAGACCCGGAAGTGACGCAACAGTTATATTAAAAACGTTCTATATATATACGAGGAGGGAAACAAAATGAAAAAATATAGTATCACAATCACAGAAAGCTCTGCTTGCACCTTTACGGTGGAAGCGAACAGCGCGGAAGAGGCGCGGGAACTCTGGTTCAAAAACGGCGACCGTTATGAAGACATCATTAATCGTTGGCTTGAATGCGGATATTGTGGACGGGAAATTTCGCCTGCTACGGAAGTTGCCGGAGAGACCATGATTGATTTCTCCTATGACGAGATCAAATAAGGAGGATGCACATGGATATCAATCAGGCTGTCGCGGATCTGGAAGATGAAAACCAGATCCGCTTTCCGGACAGCAAAACCCGGGCAGAGTTTATCGAGGACTGTATCGCGGTGGAAAGGTGGAAAACAGAAATGTATGACAGAGATCCTGCCTATCGTCCGGACTGGAGGATGATTATCCTCGATAACGCGAGATGGTATGGATATTCTATGGAGGAAGTATGAGGCTCATTGACCTGAACGATCAGAGGGTATACACAGTTGCTGACCTGCACCGCGACTGGAAAAAGCTCCGGGTAGCAGAGCCGGAGAATCACGCCGATAATTTTCGGACAGAATTGTTGGAAATCATGATGGCAACGGTTAACTTCCGAAATGATCTTGAGATCATTGGTCTGACCCATCGAGAGGTTGATCACATGATCCTCAGATTGCGGAAATAAGGAGGAAACTCAAATGACAATCAAAAAAACGATCGAAGTTCAGATCGAAGTCGATACAGACGATAACAAATTCCATGTTGCAACCATGGAACCCGAGACAAGTATATATACGGAATTTGGGTGGTTCGTTTGTACATCAGATGAGTCTTGCGAAGAGTTTAGACAAACAATTGGTAATGAACTTGAATCATGGGTGAGCAGTTGGCTCGAAATGTATTCCGAAGAAGATGAAGACTATAACGATCCAGAATCAGAATATAAAAACTTTGTAGCTTCAATGACGTACGGTGCGGAGATGGAACCGATAACAGTAGATGAAGCTACGTACAATATGGAGCAGTGGAAAACAGATGGAATGTGTATTCCCAAAGGATTAACCGCGGAAAAGTACGCAGAGATCTGGAATGCGTGGTACAGAAAAGGAGCAGAAAAATGATTGAAGTTTGGTGTAACTTCCACGGCTATTTGGAGCCGGAGAGAGGATCAATCCATGGCTTCTGGAAAAGCCTGAAAGCATTCATGGATTATATGTGGGCGTATCGGGTCATAGATGACTTGGAAATACAGGTTGCGGATCCCATCAAATATGCGACATGGAGCCGCCAATTAATCAATGCGGAGGTGTGTTTATATGAAGAATGAGACAATGCCACTGTGCTTGGAGAGTGTCCGCGATATTATGCGGATTGCCCATCCGGACAAATATGTCAGATTGGAGTACATGGAAGAAACGGAGGAATCAGTCGCGAAGTGGAACGAATGGTATCGGAAATATCACAACATCCGTCCCGGTCAGCAGAATATCTACATCTTTGACGAAGACGGTCTGTTATATAAAGTGGACGTTACATGGGATAGCACACTTACGGCGATCCACGAACTGATGGAACTTATTGCGAGGAAATTCTAATGAAGATGTACAAACAATTCCGGAAGGACAAGAGCGGAAACCTCCATCCGCTCTACGTCCTGTCCGATCAGACAATCCCAATCGGAGTCTGGTTGAAAGCTGAGTCCGGAAAGCGGACAGAATCCGGCAAGGTTGTCAGCAAACTCGGCGGTCTCGCCTACCGCCCCGGATGGCATCTATCAGAAATCCCATACGCCCCACACATCGGGATCAAAGAGAATGGGAAAATCCGGTGGATGCATGACTCCACCGTGTGGGCACTATGCGAGGTTGATGACACCCTCGATTATACACCCATTGCTCATGAATGCGGGATGAAGAATGGAAAGTTCAATTCGCGTAATGCTTATATGAGGACAATGCCAGAGGGAGGGTATTACTGGTATAATACCAACCCTTCATCGTTCGGTAATTGGATGATTGCCGACAAGATCCGCGTTGAGAAGGTGCTGACAGACGCGGAGGTCGAAGAAATCTGTTGGACGCAGTTTGGAGTCCATAGTATGCCTCATCGGAGAACGGCATAAGTATATAGGAGGAAACAATAATGGAAAATACGTGGAAGATTTTTAAAAGATCTATTCAGGCACCTGATGTAGTTAAGCACTTCCGTGTCGGACTCACTCGTGAAGAGGCGGAAGCTATTTGTGCCGAACACCATTACATATATCCCTCGTATGATGAATACTTATATGACTTGGAGATTTGGGAGGATGATGGAAATCATAAAGATCCGACATATAGGATCATTATGATCAACACCTCATGTGTGACAGACCGGTATGTGTTAGAAACTGGCTTAGATGCAGACGATGCCGTCAATATGTGCAACACGAAAGGTTGGGTCTACTGGCCCGCCGGAGGATGGCGGTATGAGATCCGGATCGAAATGGAGGATGAATAAGATGACGTACAAAATAGTGATGACTGCCGGACGTATACACCGTGATATGTATACCGGATTGACAGAAGAGGAAGCGACCGAAATATGCGAGGGCTACGGATGGGAGGTAGCTCCTGATGGCGGATTCGTCTGGGATCTTGAGATCGAGGAGGAGGACTAATGGATATCCGGAAAGAAGCGAGGCAGAGTATTGATTATGCCGTAAAATTGATGTACGGCACGGATAAAGATTCCGGAAACGATGCAGAAACCCGTGAAGCCAAAGCTTTTTACCAAGATTTAAAGTGGGTACAAGCAAGTACGACCTACGAAGAGTTTCTTGAACGCGGGCAGAAAGTCTATGATAAATGGATGGAAATAATTGCTCATGATCCCGAATATTCAGATGGATATTTTCCATCATGGATCAATCCATGGGAAGAATTCAAATGGGCTTTCAAATCGGAAAAGGAGGGTTAATTCAGATGTATACCGATATGGACATTACTGTGGGGCACATCATGAGTAACCCCAATTTTGACACAAATTGTGATATCGTAATCTTTGAAGATGATGGCGATATGGAGCCTGTGTTATATGAAAGCGACGGTCTTGATCACCAGAACAGCAATTATATCCCAGTCGATGTTCTTGCAATGACAATCACATACATCACAATCAGAAATAACAAGCTTGCGTTGGGGGTAAGATAAGGAGTGTGGAGGGTATCACAATGGCAAATAAGAAGTACCGCGTCAATGGTTCTGAACACTTTAATCTTTACTCCATGTACGAGAAACTAAAGTGTGAAGAAATTGATATGGAAGACGGAGTTATTCCCTACGATGAGAAACTTTTCGACCGGATCGAAGAAATCGAGAAGCTTATGGAATCTGCCCCTTATGTTGGAGCTATGGTTGACTGGCAAACACTCAAACGGATCCGTGAAATTAAGGAAGAACGGCAGAGGATCAGGTACGCAACATGTCTCGCAGCAGGGGACCCTGAACGCGAAGCAGCGCTTGCATTTGAAGTATGAAGGGAGAAAAGCAATGATCTATTTTGTAACCTTTGACATTCAGAAAGATTGCCAGATCAAAGAAATGGTTTTCCATTGCGATGCGAAGAACGCTAAGGAAGCCAAAGTAATCGCGAAAAAGTATTGGGAAGATCGGCATTACAAAAGTCACCAGTTTCACATGTACGCCAAGAAGTCCGGGATACAGAATGTTGACTATCTTAGAGTCCGTACTTGGAAAGGAACGGAAATCAGAAAGTCTGCCGTCATGGACCACGCTTACTGCACTAATATTAGTACATGGAGGATCGATGGGATCAACCAGTATGGGACAAAGAAGGGACTCTACTATAAGAGATAATCAGATGGAGCCGAGCCGGGCGGCTAATCCCGGCAGAAAGGTGGAAAAAGTAATGGAACGTAGAGAAATTTATGTAGGGTTTGGAGATACATTCCCGCCAGAAGATGGCTCTTGTGGTAAATGGAGTCGTGAAAAGGTCTTTGTTATTCCGCTGATTGACGGAATTTCCGACAACGTGTGGAAGCAGATATACAAGAAAACAAACGAATACAAACCAATGTATGAAGAAGATGGATCTGCGGTTTTCTGCGATGATGAAAACTGGCAGATTGTTCGCAAGGTTGGCGGAAAGTGTGTCAAGATTGCCGATATAGTTGCGTATATTTGATACAGACAGAAGTGACAAAGGAGGATTTACACGATGGCACAGTTTATTTTTGAAGGGCGAGGCAAGGGTCAGTTCAATGGTCATGAACAGATCGCAATTCATAACATCAAACATGCTGTCAATTGGATTCTGGGAGGATATTACAATGAATATCAGGATGGAAACGATGAATACCTCCCAGAAAGCAAGGCAGCTCTTGTGGATGATATTTATTTCAGCTCAATGATGAATGGATACTCGAATGGGTGCGAGAGATTCGGGAAGGCTCCTAAAGAAATGCGCTTTGCAGGGGAAAAATTTTGCAGGGCATACATCAATTGGGCAATCGAACGTGATGGAGACTATAAAGAGCTTGCGCAGTATTTGAAGTGGTAACATATCAGAAGGGAGAACCAACCATGAATCATCAGGAAGCCATTAAGTCACTCCCCTTCCCTGTTGTGTTTATCAACTGCAAGACGGAGCCATTCATCGACATGATCATTTCCGGAGAGAAGGTTGCGGAAACCAGAAGCAGAGATACTCTACGCTCGTTGGTTGGAAAGACTGTGTATCTCGCAGAAACCGGACACGGCAAGCCCGTTGTCAAGTGTTCTGCGCAGATCACCAACTCGATTCCCTGTCGATGTAAGGCAGACTGGAAAATGTTCCGTAAGATGACGGGCATCCGTCCGAACAGTCAGTATGAATGGAAGCCTGAGACAAAGGTAAAATACCTGTATATGTTGGCAAGCATTACCCCGTGCAAGAGTTTTGTTCCGCCGGAAGGCACAAGGCACGGTCGGGTATACATGGATTATCAGAACATTTAAAGGAGGAACACAAATATGAAAATTAAACATTGGATCTGGATGCTGAACGAGGAAAATTACCGCCGGGTCAGGAATGGTGAAAAGCTTGGATACTTTGGCTGTGTATATATCGGAAGTATCTGCGTTGAGTTTGTTTTCAATGCGGATATGGACGAGCCTCATGTGCTCATATTCAACCTCGATGATCCGGAGTATGAGAACAATTATCAGGCACTGGATCTTTCCTTTCCTCTCCGTCGGTCTGTCGCTGGATTTATGAAGCAGCTTGAGAAGGAATTTGTCAAGCCATATAGCTACGTTCTGTCGGAGTTTATGGAAAAGAACACCTGGCATTATGTGCACACATATCGCCGTGTTAATCAGCCGGTCACTGCAGAACACATGATCGTGTGTGATTCATTCAACTCCGCAGCCGATACAATCATGGTTGTCACCGCACTGCCGAATGTCGTGACGCTCGAACTGACGCACCGCTCAGATGATCCGGATGATACTCCGGAAAAGATCAAAAAACAGATTTCGTTTAGCGATCCGAGTAACGTTGTCCCCTATTTCTCGATGTGTGTAGAACAGACGCTCAGAGAAATTCAGGATTATCTTGACGGCAAAGAGGACTCGGCAACATTGGATAACTACGAGCGTGAATCGCTCTACGCATTTGAACATGTGCTTGATAAGGTCAGCGATGACAGGTTAGGAGGGAAAAATTACGATTGATCTCCGTACAGCATTTGATGAAGTATCGGTCGACCTGCCGAAGGCCCCGCCGGAGTTTGGCGATGGAGATCTCTGGTACGATGGATCAGAAATCCTGTGCCGGACAGAAGAGGTTGCGGATCTGATTGCAAACATGATTGAAGATCTCACTGGCTGTTATGGCGATATTCATACCGGCTATTACAACCCGGAGGATGACGAGCATAGCAACGAGGTTGATGACCACACCGGTTGGTGGTATGTGGACTACGACTAAGGAGGATAACATTATGGAAATCAAAAATCATGGCGCAGCCTATGTGATCTATGCCGACAAGGATCGATGTGTGTCGATCTCCCGCAAGGAAATGATGGAACTGATACGGTACTTCCGGGAAATGGAATGGAGGTGGAATTTCGACAAACTGATCGAAGATATTGGAGACAACTTCTGCTTCACACATCATACAACAGACGAACTGATCGAACTGTGCATGGAGGAAACCCGGAAGCGTTGGGAACATTTCGATCTTGAGGGTCCTGAGTATGAAGACATTATGTGGGAAGTTGCCGAAGATGCCGGTATGACCGAAGACGAAGAGGAGGATGAATAATAATGATGGAAAACTTTGAGACGATGAATCGCACTCTTGAGAACGTTCTGTACTACCTTGGAGTAAATCACCTCGAGAGCTATAAAAATATTGACGGAATGACCGTCTGGGTTTATCCGAACACCGAAAAGGTTCGGCAGATTGTCGGTTGGTTCCGAGAATCCATGGAAAACCATCAGTTTGGGAGGTGATTGGCAGAAAATTTTCGGAATCATGCAACAATGACATGAAAATTGTTCTATATATTGGCAGGAGGTGAACCATGGGATGACCAAAGACAACTACGGCTGTTATACCGACCGAAAAGATGCCCGCCACTTTCCCCGTTACGACCAGATAGACAAAGAGGAGCTGATAGAACGCTACTACATGGATATAAAGGAAGCAATTAAAGATTGCACCGAAGAATCCATCCGGGCGAGAGGAAAAATCAAGTATTCCATCTGGTGCTGGGTGCGGGATGGCGTAGAAATCGTTGAAGCGGAGCGCGGGAACGGCGATCGCCTCCTGCCGAAGCGTCGAAACGGGCAGCAGGTTGTTCACATCGTAGATATCGGCAATGCCGGGTTGTATCTGGATGATGCGGACACCCTGGACGATTACGATTTGGCAATCAATCATGAACAGTCGATCACGGAGTATATTGATTCGATCGACTGGGACGAAAGGATGGAGGAAATTCTGGGGAATATCTACTTTGAGGGGGTTGATGACTGATGCATGGGATCTGTGTCTACCGGGATTTCATGATCGGACCGAGCGACATAAAGGATGCGAAGGGAAAGACGCTGTTCAGTATAGGAGGGTTGAAAGCACCGGATCAGGAACCGCTGTTGTATACGCAGAAAGCATGTATCGCCTATGTCCGTGAAAAGGTTCCTTTTAAGCCGAGTATGAGGGTGGATCCGTATGGCGGTGTCCATCGGCACAGTGTCGAATGGCACAACCTGATCGAGGACAAGATCTGTAACGGGGAATACGACGATGACCGACCGGAATCGTGAGATGTGGAGGGATCTGTACCGGTTCTTCGATAAGGCAACGTCCACCAAACCAAATACGCCAGAGTGGGAGGATCTGGGAGCGGAAAGCCATCGTATTTGGGATAAGTACAACCGGGCATGGTTCGTCCGGGAAGTGTTGGCACTCACACTCAGCTATGCAATCCAACAGAAACTCAAAGGAGGAGAAAAAGATGGTTGATACTGTGATTTGTACGGCGGTAATGGTATTGCTTCTGGTCGTAGCTTTCTATGCCGGGTTCAGGGTCGCGGATTACTTCGCGAAACGCAGAGAGGAGGCTGTTGCCTATGCGCTGAAGAAGCAGTACGCCAGGCTGATGGCGGGGGTTGATGCTGATTCGAATGCGATGCCCTATGTCACCCCCGATCAGGAGATTCAGTAAAACAGGGGTCATAATATTGACAGATAAAAAACAATGTGGTACAATTGCCACGCATCGTTAAGGAGGATGCACATGAACGAGACTTTTGTCACCATGAACGCAAGACTGGAACAGTTCCTCTTCTACCACCGGATCCGGTTCCTTCAGTGCCGGAAGAACGAGGATATGATGACCGAGTGGGTGTATGAAAGGACGCCCAAGCTTGAACAGGTAGTCAAAGAGTACCGGGAGATCTGGGGAGCCAAGTAACCCAGATCCCTATCAGGAAGCAGGAGACAGAAAGGAGCACACTCATGAACAAGTACCCGATGGTTGACTTCTACGGCGAGTCCCGCAGCGACACGGTTCTGGATTCTACGGTCGGAACCACGGTCGAGATTCTGGAACGGATCTTCGATGCACTGACTGCCAACTACGGCGTTACGATCACAGCCCGGAGCATTGAGGGTCTGAACGGCGAGGTTCTGCAGCGCTGGGTGAACGGGTTTAAGAAAACCCATGCAGTAACGTCCGTCAACCTGTACATTTGCATTCTGAATCCGTTCCTGCGGTGGGCGCACACGATGACGTACGGCGATGGTGTGCCGTATCTCAAGGCGGAGCTTGGCGGAGTGCTGAAGACGATGAAGCTCCCGGATCCTGACAAGATTCCGGAGTGGGAACGTCCGAAGAGCAAGTACTATACGGAAGAAGAGGTCAGCACCCTGATGGATGTAAAGTACTCGCACAACAAGGTGCGGGACAAGGCGATCATCGCTCTGTTTCTCGGTTCCGGCATCCGTGTCAGCGAGCTGTGCAGTCTGACGCTTGGATCCATCCTTGACCGCCAGCGTGGGACGATTTACCTCCGCCGGAAGGGCGGTGTCTGGAAGGAAACGGAGGTTGCGGACTTCGCGTACGCCTACATCGATGAGTACCTGAAGACCCGCGACCTGAGCGATCACTCCGCTCCCCTCTTCCTGACCCGCGAAGGTCTGCCGTGTAACCGCAAGCAGATCTACAAGTCGCTGTCGCACATTCAGAAGCGGATGGACGTTGCGACTGGTCCCCATGCGCTACGCCATACGTTCGTGTCTGCCGCTGAAAAGGCGGGTGGCGGAGCTGTTGCCCGTGATCTCGCGAACCACAAGTCGATGACGATCACGAACCGGTACGACCATTCCAACCGGGAACAGCGGATCGCGGCTGTGAACAGTCTTCCCTGGGCGATCAGCCGTTAATCCCGACCTTGACAACTGAATAGCCAAACAAAAGCACGATTATCACAAACACAGCAAGCGAAAGTCACACAAACTTTCCGCTTCTGTGTTTTTTATGTGCAACTTTTGGCGAAAAATGTTCTTTATATTAATTGTAGGGTATTTTTAACTGACTATAAGGAGGTTCAGATGGCTTTACAGATTAAAAAGGCAACCCGGAATGCTGTGTATGTCAAAATCGGTATGATGGGTATCTCCGGGAGCGGGAAAACTATGTCGGCGCTACTGATGGGCTACGGTTTGCTGAAAGCGGCGCATCCCAACCTGACGGACGAGCAGGTGTGGGAAAAAATCCTCGTCATTGACACGGAAAACGGCTCTGCAAGCCTGTATGCCGGGCTGACGGTCGGGTCTACGAGGATCGGCGAGTTCCTGACGATCGATGTGGAAGCTCCGTTCACGGTGGAGAAGTACATCGAGGCGATCAACGCCGCCGAAGCCAACGGTGTGGAGTTCCTGATTATCGATTCCATGTCCCATGCATGGCAGAGCGAGGGAGGGCTTCTCGACAAGCAGAACGCGGTGTCCCGGAGGATGAACGGGCAGACGTATCAGGCATGGCGTGAGATCACTCCACTGTACAATCAGCTGATCGACAGGATTCTTCAGTGTAAGATGCATGTGGTCAGCACCTACCGTGGCAAAAAGGAATACGCACTGGAGGACGGGGACAACGGCAAGAAGAAGGTCACCGCGAAGGGGGTCGGCGCTCAGTTCCGCGAGGGCGCTGACTATGAGTCGACCGTCTACTTCGAGATTGCGCAGGATCATATGGCGTTTGCCAGTAAAGACCGTACGCATCTCTTCGATGGGCAGTACTTCCTGATCAGCCCGGAAACCGGACGCCAGCTGTATGCGTGGCTCTCCTCTGCCGATCAGGCTCCGGCGCAGGTAGTCAAGGCTGTCGAGTCCGCGCCTGTCGTAGCTCCGGCTCCCGAACCGGACGAACCGAATGCAGAGCTTGCCAACGCGATTGCGATGGTGGATCGCATCATTAAGGAAAAGACCAAGGATATGACAGTCGAGGAAAAGGCGGAAGTTTCCAACCGGATCAAGGATATCTGCGGGAAGAAGAACTACAAGAATGTCACGGAGATCGAGAAGCTCCGCGAACTGTACAAGGCTTTCGCGAATTAAGGAGGATGCTGGATGATTAACAAACTGATGACGGTCGGACGTCTGGTGGCGGATCCGACCATGACGAGCCGCCAGGACGGCTCCCAGATCTGCAAATTCCGTGTTGCTTCCAATAATAAGCACCGGAATGATGACAACACGTTCGGAACAAACTGGTACAACTGCTCCGCATGGGGAAAGACCGGCGAGAATATCGCGAAGTTCTTCCATAAGGGAGACAAGATCGTGCTTGAAGGGGACCTGACCATCCGGGACTACACGGACAAGAATGGTCAGCTCCGCACGAGCATTGACGTGGACGTCCGTGACTTCGAGTTTGCCAGTTCCAGCGGCGGCAATCAGCAGGGACAGGCTCAGGCTCCGGTCGTGCAGACTGCTCCGGCGGTGCAGTATCAGGCGGCTCCGGCTCAGGCTGCATACGCTCCGCCTCCTGCATCGGCAGCTTATGTACCGCAGACACAGGTTGCTTACGCGCCTCCGGCTCCGATACAGTCCACTCCTCTGGGAGACGATGACGTGCCGTTCTAATTAACTTCATATTCAGGAAAGCACACATTCAAAATTTACAGGAGACAAATGCTTTCCTCCGATAATTTACAAAGGAGGAAGCATCATGACACTCACACCCGCAGAAGAAGGAAGACTCGTATCCCAGTACGCGGCTGAACTGCGCCGTATCTCGATGCCGCTGTACCGTACGTACCGGAACAAGTACGGAGTCGGCGTCACGTTCGACGATGTATATCAGGAAGTCCTGATCGAGTTCCTGTATCACATCCGGAACATCGAATCGGAGGATCAGATCTATCCCCTGCCCTATTTTAAGTTCAGGCTGGCGGTATGTCGTATCATCATGCGCAGTCTGCCCGTGACGGTACCGATCCGGACAACGGATTTCTCCAAACGCATCCGCGAGTACAGCACATGCTGTTCGATCGACGATATGATTGAGCGCGGGTATGATTTCAGCGGCGGAATTGACAGAACGTACTCCGAAGTGAATGAGCGCGTGTCGTTTCAGAAGTTTCTGGACGAATGTTCGTACAATGATGCCAATATTCTGATTGCCTACAGGGATCTGGGCAATATGGCTGAAGTTGGCAAGCGTCTGAACATCAATAAGTCGACAGTGAGCCGTACAATCGAGCGTTTGAAGAAAAAATATCTCGCAGATTGCCGGAAAATGCAGAAAAACAGTATATCGAGGAGGAAAGAAGATGAATTTTATGGAAGCAATGGGTGAAGAGCTGGTTCGTGGCAAAAATAATGTTTCCGTCACGGAAAACGGCGCTGTGGGGTACCGTACGACCGGAAAAGCGCTGTTGGATCTGAATTATGCAGTGTCCAGCCTCCGGAATGCGCCGGAAGAAAAGATTATGACCATGTTTTCCAACGCCTGTGTAGAAAATCCGGACTTGGCGATGCTCTGGCTGTTCATGGCGAGAGATCCGCGGGGCGGCATGGGTGAAAGGCGGCTTTTCCGCGTCTGTTTCGCCTATCTGATGCGGAATTTCCCGGAAAAGGCTGAAAAACTGGTTCCCCTGATCCCGGAATTCGGTCGCTGGGACGATGTGATTGACATGTACTTCGCCTGCAATGACGAGCAGCTGAAAAAGAGCATCTTCGCTGTGATTTTTGATCAGCTGAACGATGATACGAGCAACATGATTGCAAATAAGCCCATCAGCTGTCTCGCGAAGTGGCTCCCGTCTGAAAATACGTCCTCCATGAAGAGCCGGAATCAGGCGAGAGCGATAATCAAGACGATTCATACGAATCCGAGGCAGTATCGCAAGCTTCTCTCTGCGCTCCGTGGCTATATCGATGTTGTAGAGCGCAAAATGTCCGCCGGAAACTGGGATAAGATCAGGTACAGCGCCGTTCCGTCCCGCGCCAACCTGATTTACAAGGATGCTTTCCTGAAGCATGACCGGGAACGGCGCGAAGAGTTCCTGGAATCGCTGAAATCCGGCGAAACCAAGATCAATGCGTCAACGCTGTACCCGCATGAGATCGTTGCAAAGTATACGAACGACTACAGGACTAGGCTGAAGCTTGACGATACCCTTGAGGGACTTTGGAATCATCTGCCGGATGCGTTTAAGGACAATCCTGAGATCATGGTCGTTGCGGACGGCTCCGGATCCATGACATGGGCGCGTCTTGGTGAGCATACAACGCCTCTGCATGTGGCGAACGCGCTTGCGATTTACTTTGCCGAGCGTCTTGCCCCGCCGTATAAGAATCAGTATATCACCTTCTCCTCCTCCCCGCAGTTTGTCAGGTTCCCGGATGGTGCGACGCTGCGTGACAGGATCGCGATCGCGCTGGAACACTGCGAGTGCTCGAATACCAATCTCAAAAAGGTCTTCGATCTCGTTCTGGCTACGGCGAAGATGAACCATGCGAAGCAGGAAGACCTGCCAAAGACAATCCTCGTGATCTCTGATGGCGAGTTTGACGAGATGAACGACCGTGCCCTGAATGAGAAGAGCTTCGATGTGATCCGCCGCGAATACAACAACGCCGGGTATCAGATTCCGAAGCTGGCTTTCTGGAATGTGGCATCCCGTACGATGACGATTCCGGTGATTGAGAATCCGATGGGCGTATCGCTGATCTCCGGCTACTCCCCCACCGTCATCCGGATGGTGCTTTCTGGCAAGCTCGACCCCTACGAGGCGATGGTATCCATGCTGATGGAAGACAGGTATCGCCCCGTCCGCGAGGCGCTTGAATGCTGACCGATCAGGCAAGGGATCTGATGCTTCAGTTTGCGGATGCGCATCTCGCTCCGTACAAACTGAAGTCAGGTTCCGGCGGTGAAAAGATTATCCCGCAGCTTTGTCCGTACTGTCATGGCGGTTCCTCTGGCAAGGATACGAACACGTTCGCGCTCTCGATTGATAAGGGCGTGTTCGTATGCAAGCGCGGGTCGTGCGGGCGGCATGGTCGTTTTGAGACGCTGGCGAAGGAGATTGCCGGTGAAACGGTACATCTCCCGTCAGACGGCTCTCAGAAACGTTCGGCTCATATCGACGCTGAACCGAGCTATGTGCTCCCCGTTGTATCCACGCACCCGCCGACTCCGCAGATCTATGAGTACTTCCAGAAGCGCGGCATCTCGCAGGAAACGGTCGACTATTTTCGGATCGCCTCATCCGATGACGGGATGATTGTATTTCCATTCTACGATCACAGCGTATTGACGTATGTCAAGTTCCGCCGTCCATGGAAGCCGACTCCGGAGGAGCTTCGCCTGAAGGGCAAGGAATGGCAGGTATCGAACACGAGGCAGATCCTGTTTAACCTTGACAGCATCGATTACTCCCAGCCCGTGTATCTGACGGAGGGAATGATTGATGCGATGGCACTGTATCAGGTCGGGATCCATAATGTTGTGTCGGTGCCCAGCGGCTGTGATAACATGAACTGGATTCAGAACTGCTGGGACACGCTTGAAAAGATCAAACAGTTTATCCTTTTCGGCGATGCTGATGCGCCCGGGCAGCGCATGATTCAGGAGCTGACGAAGCGGCTCGGCGAGTATCGGTGCAAGGTGATCACTCAGTACCCGGATAACCCGAAGCAACCCGGTGTGAAATGCAAGGATGCCGATGAGATTCTGGTCAGGCTCGGCGAGTTTGAGCTTCTGGATACGGTGGAATCTGCCGAGGATGTTGAGGTTAAAGGGCTGATTGATATCGGGGATATCGAACCCGTGGATACGACAACGCTCCCGAGGATTAGTACCAAAATTCCAAGGCTGGATGAGTGTATCGGCGGTCTGATGGAAGGCTCCGTCCTGCTGATCTCCGGGGCAAGCGGTCGGGGCAAGAGCACCTTTGCATCGCAGTTGCTCCTGTCCGCTGTTCAGGCGGGGCATATCTGCTGTGCATACTCAGGCGAACTGCCCAAGGAAAAGTTCTGTCTGTGGATGTATTATCAGGCGGCGGGTTATCAGTACATCGGGCTGAAGTACGACAAATTCTACGGTCATGAAGTGCCTCATCTGGATGGTAAGATTTGTAAACGGATTCAGCAGTGGCTGAAGCACAAAGTGTATATCTATGATAACAAACTGCTCTGTGATAAAAGCCGTGCTGAATCAATTCTTGAATTGTTTACGGTAGCGGTCAAGAAGAATAATTGTTCTGTCTTCCTCTGCGACAACCTGATGACTGCCCTGAGCGATGACGATGAAGAGCTGAAAGCGCAGACAAGGTTTATCAATGAGCTGAAAAGCTTTGCCGAGAAGTACAGTGTGACGGTATTGTGTGTGGCTCATCCCCGTAAGCTTCGTACAGGGGATAAGATTGGTCTCTGGGATGTGGCGGGGTCAGCGAATATTGTGAACATCGCTGATGCCGCGATTGTGATTGAGCGTCCAGATATTCGCGTGATCAAGTCGCGGGAAAACGGACGCGAAACGCTGATATCCTGTTGTTATGAACCGTGTGCCCGGCGAATCTATCAGGCTGATGTCGGGGACAAAAATAACTTTGGCTGGAATCGTGAAGGGGTTGAGAAACCGGCGGTGCTGGCTGACACTCTTCCCGAATATCAGGTACAGCTTGGCGATAATAATGGCGCGGCTCCATTCTAAGCCGTAGAAAGGATTGAATTATGCCGGATAAGAAATTGGATGAGATTCTGAAGTTCCTTGGCAGTATCCCCGGAGTCGAGATTGAGAGCGTGACTGAGATTCCTGCTCAGACAAAGCCCGCAGCGGCTTTTGATCCGAAGAAAATCCTCCGCAGTGAGATGACGAATCTGTCGTTCGATGATCTGAAAAAGGTCCCTGAAACGATCGACGTTCCGTTCAATGATCCCGTAGCCTATTCGGTTCCGCTGGTAGACAGGGTGGTTTTCTCGGGTCCCGCGACTACGATCATCTGGTCGGACGGACAGAAGACTACGGTCAAGTGTTCCGAAGGTCAGGAGTACGATCGCTATGCCGGGTTCTGCGCCGCTGTCTGCAAGCGCCTGTTTGGCTCTACGCTTGAAGCGAAGAAGATTCTGGACAACCATGATACGCACGTACTTGCGGCGCGTCTTGATAATATCAGGATCAAACGCCGTATCGCCGAGGAAGCCCGTCAGGCTCGTGCGCGTCTGAAGAAATCCCGCCTGAAGGAAATGTCCTATGCTGAATTCAGCAAGCAGGTAAACGAGCGGGTGATTGATGCGATGATTCAGCGGGCGGCGGATGAGAAGCTGAAGCTGATTGATGCCGATATGAATATCAAAGCTACGACTGACGAGATCATGAAAGCGATGCAGGAAAAGGAGCAGAAGGATGTGCCGGATACCTGAGGGATTTACATGGAGCTTCAGTCGGATCTCGACCTTTGATCAGTGTCCGATGAGTTTCAAGCTGATTTATCTGGACGAGGTGGATCAGCGCAATAATCCCTTTGCTGAGTATGGTACGCTGTGCCATTCCTGCCTTGAACATTATATGAAGGGTAAAACGCCGGTCTTCGCGCTGGCTGAGGAATACGAAGAACGATATGATGAGGAGGTCACAGGGATGTGGCCTCCTTTCCCTGTCGGGCTTGGCGGCAAGTATTTTCAGCAGGGGCTTGATTTCTTTTCATCGTGGGAAGGAATCGATGAGGATAAGTACGAGATCGTCGACAGCGAAAAAGATTTTGTCGTGGATGTTGGCGGGTATCCTGTTGTGGGTGTGATCGATGCTGTTCTCCGTAACAAAGAAACGGGTAGGCTTGTCGTGTGGGACTGGAAGTCGAAGAGCAGTACACAGATGAAGAAGGATCTGAGCGAGTATATTCACCAGCTTTACATCTATGCGATGGGGTGCTACAAACTCTACGGCGAGTATCCTGAGAGTTTATCTTTTTATCTTTTCCGCGAAGATAAAATGGTAACCGAACACTTTTCCGAAGATGGTTTGCAGGAGACAAAGGACTGGATTGTATCGACCATCAAAAAGATTGAGGCATCGTCCGAGTATGTGGTTTCCCCTTCCGGGTATTTCTGTAAGTTTATCTGTTCCGTCTCTGATCACTGCGATGCGCTGGATGCGATTATCGCCGCCGAGCTTGAAAAGAAACGCCAGAAGGAGGCAATGCAGAATGGCTGTTGAACATCTGTTTGATCAGTTGTATTGTCAGGGTTACTTCGCCGCCGTCATGGATGTAAAGAGGCTGATCAGCGGTGCGCGGTATGTGCTGAAGTTCAATCACAGGAAACTGACCGACAAGCGTCTGGATCGTCTGATTGATTTTTTGATTGCCCAGCATATCATTATCCGCGATGATCCATCCTGCAGTATCTCGTACGTTCCCGCCAAAGATCAGTGGTGCCTCTTCAATTTTGAGACTGGCAAGACGATTGCGAGTGAAGGCGATGGCTGATTTTAATATTCAGGAATATCAGGCGGGGTATACAAAGGCGCTGCTTGATGTGTATGAAATCTTTTCGCAGTATGACAGACAGATGTCAAAGCTTCGGATCATCAGTGCTCCGGCGTCCGAGAAGATCCGTAAGATCATGGACGCCATGATTGCCGCCCGGTATGACTGTATGAAGTACGGCGTAAAGGATATGAATCTCGTGTTGACCAAGGATCATAAGTTCCGGCTGAAAAGGAAGGAGCCTGAAAAATGAAGGGCAAAGTAGTTGAAACCATCTTTATTAACGATTCCGATGCGACTGTGGACAAGCTGATTGTCTGGCTGCAGAGTCTTCCGCCGAATACTCCGGTTCCTTCCGATATAACCTTCGCCTACAGCTATGAGAAGGAAAAGTTCTTAGTGCTTTCACTGGAGGATTTATGAAGAATTACTGCGTTTATCATTTACACAGTGATTTATCTCTTCTGGATTCCACCACCAACTTTAAGGATTATGTCAACAAAGCGGTCGAGTCAGGGATGACCGCCATTGCCTCGACCGAGCATGGGCTTCCGCGATCGTGGGTTGAAAAGAAACTGTACTGCGATGAGAAGGGGATCAAATTTATTCACGGTGTTGAGATCTACCTGACCGAGGCGTTGGAGCCAAAGGTTCGTGACAACTATCATACGATTCTGCTTGCGAAGAACATCGAAGGTGTGCATGAGCTGAACCGCCTGATTGAATTGTCTTCCCGTCCCGATCATATGTATTACAGCAACCGGCTTTCCTTTGATGAGTTCCTGGCGATATCGTCGAACATCATTAAGATCAGCGCGTGCCTTGCATCTCCGTTGCGTAGGCTCCCGCCGTATCATGAGCGCTTCCGCGAACTGCTGAAACATTATGATTACCTCGAAGTTCAGCCGCACAGCAACGAGGAACAGGCTGATTACAATCGTAAGCTGATGCATTATTCAGATACGTTTGGAATCCCGCTGATCGCCGGTACGGATACGCATTCGCTGAATCAGTACAAGGCTGAGTGCCGTGATATTCTGATGTGGCGCAAGGAGCAGTTCTATCCCGGCGAGGAAGGTTTTGACCTGACGTGGCATTCCTGCGATGAACTACTGCATGCGTTTCAGGTTCAGAATGCACTGCCTCCTGCGGTGTATCTTGAAGCGATCGAAAATACAAACGTTATGGCTGATAGCGTCGATAATTTTGAGCTTAATAAAAGTATCAAGTATCCAATCCTTTACGGATCGCCGGAGAATGATACAAAGAAACTGCACGAAGTTGTATGGCGTAAGCTTGACGAAAAGCTTGAAACCGGGATTATTCCACGGGAGCAGGAACAGGGATTCCGCGATGCGATCAGTGAAGAATTCCGGGTCTTTGAAAAGATCGGTATGAGCGGGTTCATATTATGCATGCATGAACTTCTTTCATGGTGCCGTGATTCCGGGATGTATATCGGACCCGGACGCGGTTCTGTTGGCGGTTCCCGTGTCGCGTACGTTGCCGATATTATCGACATTAACCCTGAACAGTGGAACACAAACTTTGCAAGGTTTGCAAACGAGGACAGAAAAGAAATAGGTCGAACGATGGCCTACGTTGGCTGAGAAGCCTCCGAAAAAATATCCATTGAATTGCTGGGACACCCTGAGAGCCGTCAAGCTACAACGTGCGGATGAAAGACGCCGGAGCGTGAATGCCTGAGAATCTGACGGATTGGGCAATCAGCAGCGAAACTCCGAATAGGAGAACGTTCAACGACCATCCCTTTGGGAGTACATCGCAAGCGCGATGGAAGTGGTGGACATCCTTCGGGATGAAGATATGGTCTGTGCTTTATGGAAACATAAAGGGTGAAAACCTGCCCGGGGTAGCGCCTGGTATGTGTGTGTAAATGGTAAGGAAGGAGGTGAGTAGTTATGGGTAAAGTGAAAGATTTGACCGGGATGAAGTTTGGAAGATGGACTGTCATTCACGAAGTTGGGCGTAATAAGTCTGGCGGTGCGACATGGTTGTGTCAGTGTGAATGCGGGACTATGCGTGTATTAGATGGACGGTCTTTACGTGAACATACGAGTAAATCCTGCGGTTGTTTAGTTAAAGACCCTTCATATGTACATTGTAAACCAAATCTTAAACATGGCGGGAGAAATGAGAGATTATACCAAGTATGGCGTGGTATGATTGATCGGTGCCACAATCAAAAGAACAAGTATTATCCGTGTTATGGTGCTCGTGGTATTACAGTATGTGATGAATGGCGATATGATTATGCTGTATTTCGTGAGTGGGCGATGAGTCATGGATATGATCCAAACGCTAAGAAATATGATTGTACTATTGATCGTATTGATAATGATAAAGGCTATTCTCCAGAGAATTGTGCATGGCATAATCAAGTTGAGCAGTGTAATAACCGATCAAACAATCATATCATAACCTTCAATGGTGAGTCACACACCATTTCTGAATGGGCAAGAATGGTTGGATTAAGCAAGGATACATTGCGACGTCGGATTGAAAATTATGGATGGACAATCGAAATGGCCCTGACTACTCCAAACACACACACTGCATAACACTTCAGGACATCGACGTGGATGTAGTTGATTCTGATCGTCCTGCAATCTTTGAGCATATCGAATCAAAGTTCGGTAAACCTTATACGGGTCGTGTCGCGGCATATGGTACGATTCAGTCCCTGGCATTTATCGACGATGTGGGCGGCGGTCTTGCAAACAAATGGGAATGGGAGCACAACCCTGACAAGTTCAATGAATCCCGGCATATAAAAATCAAAGGCGATTATGATCCTGCGAATCCGTTTACGCTGAAGCGTATCGCTGAAATCAAAGCCGCATATAAACAGGATCAGGATGCCGCCATGGCGCGTTATCCTGAGATCTTCCGGTATTATGACGGCTTGGTCGGTACAAGAGTATCGCAGTCGATTCATCCTGCCGGGATCGTCATCTCCCCTCTTGTCCTTGACGAAGAATATGGTGTGTTCAACAAAGACGGCGAACGCTGTTTGTTGTTGAATATGGACGAGCTTCACGAGGTTGGCGCTGCGAAGTTCGACTTTCTGATCCTGAAAACCGTAACGGTTATTCGCGATTGTTATGCGCTGATGGGTAAACAGCCGCCGAGAATGCATGAAGTCAACTGGGATGATCAAAAGGTTTGGGCTTCCATGGCGTCGGATGCGAATTCCATCTTCCAGTTTGAATCCGACTTTGCTGCTGAATCCATGAAGAAATTCAAGCCCAAGTCAATCTTTGATTTATCCATGGTGACTGCGGCATTGCGTCCATCTGGAACGTCATATCGTGATCAGCTGTTTGCACATATTCCGCATCATAATCCATCAACAATGATTGACAAGTTGTTGAGCGATTCAAATGGATACCTTATTTACCAAGAGCAGATTATTGCTTTTTTACAACAAATCTGTGGATTGTCAGGTTCTGAATCGGATTCGACCAGGCGCGGGATCGCAAGAAAGAGGCCTGAGATACTTGAGAAAATGTTACCGCGCATTCTTGATGGTTATTGTTCAAGAAGTGATAAATCTCGCGAGGTTGCAACAAAGGAATGTCAGGAGTTCCTTCAGATTATTGAGGATGCAAGCTCATACATGTTCGGGTACAATCACAGTATAAGCTACTGCCTCCTATCCTATATGTGCGGTTATCTCCGTTACTACCATCCTCTCGAATGGATTGCCGCGTTCATGAAGAATGCCGCCAACGATGATGATATCAAAACGGGTAAACAGATGGCAAAGGATCGCGGGATCACATTCACGCGTCCTGTCTTTGGTCAGGATAACCGCACGTATTATATCGACCATCAGCATAAGTCCATCTCCGATTCGATCTCCAGTATCAAAGGTGTCGGGCTGAAGGATGCAGAGGCAATTCTGAGGATCTACAATGATGGCAACTACAGTAACTTCATCGAAGTTCTCTATCAGATGATCATGACTGAGAATGCGCTGAACCGGGCAGTCATCGAAACGCTGATCATGAGCGATTACTTCCGCGAGTTCGGATCCCGTGGTAAACTGATGCATCTCGCCAGCGAGGTTTTTGATGGCAAGAATCGCCTGACAAAAACGCTGAAGCCAGCCACGGTTTATGATCGCCTTGGTAAACTCTCGCTCGAAGAACAGCTGACGCCGGAGTCCGATTTTACCGCGAAGGAAATTATCCAGTTTGAGATCTCCCACTACGGCGAACCGATCTCGGTTATTGCCACGGCAACCAACCAGTATGCCGTTCTGACGGTGGATACAAAGTATTCGCCGAAGATTGAGCTGTACAATCTGACCAAAGGTACTCGTGGTCTGATGAAAGTCCGCAAGCCGTATTTCAATAAGAATCCGCTGGCTGTCGGGGATATGATTGCAATGATTCGCTGGCATCCTGATCAGGCGTACAGTTTCAAGGACGGTCAGCGTGTGGTCAAACCCGGCGTGAAGGATCTGTGGTTGGATGAGTATCGTATATTATAAGAGGTGTATATATGATCAAAGTACTTGATGGCGAAATGGAATTTGAGCCGCTTGACCCGGATGATATGCCGCGATTCCTGAATAGTATTGCCTGTGATTACTTCGCGGATCAGCCGGAAATTAAATGGAAGCTTGCTCAGTGTTCGTTCTGGATCCATATGATCAACGAGATACGCAAGATGAATCGCTGAAAATATATTAACCGCACATGCGGACCATAGGAGCCGCCTTGTTACAGATGTTTGCCAGCACCCCGGGACAAGGTTGAAGAACGTGACCTGCGCTGAGGTGCACATTCCGAGGTTATAAGAATGGCAGAGATGGCAACTGTCAGCCTGAATTAGCAGGAATGATCAAGGCTGAAAGGAGTATAAATATGTGGCATAAATGTAAATGTTGTCGCTGTGGGAAATATAAGTATTGTCATGTCAAATCTTTGGAATCGCGTGTTCTTTGGAAATGTGATGAATGTGAAATCCTGACTGTTATCTTTACAAAGGAGTCTACGGCAGATGAGTAATCAACATATTCTGATTGACATAAACGAGGCTTCAACTGTTGTGATGAACTTTATCGGGACAGAAAAATATCACGATATTCTCTCTGCTATAGAGGATAATGCGGCTGCGGGTTTCAGTGCCGGGCTGTCATTTGCGCTTTGCCTGGCGATGGCATACTGTAAAACATTTCTGTATCATGTCGAAGAAGAAAAGTCCTGATTGCAGTTCCTGCCCGAACTATTATCTGATCTGGTGGAGCGGTGGGAAACACAGATGTAAACTTAAACCTGTATACATACTTGACAGGTTTACAAAACGAAGACCAAAGTGGTGCCCGTTACGGGACAATGATTAATCGAGGAGATGTATACATGGATTTCGGATATGTATGGCCCGCTCTTCGTTCCGGGCGTAAGGTTCGTCTTGAAGGCTGGCTTGGTTATTGGGCTTGGGAAAATAATACAATCATGATGCATTGTGCGAACGGTGATGTGATTGATATTCGCAATACGAATGATGTCACATATACGTTCAGTAACATTGCGTTGGATCGCTGGGAGATTGTTGAGGATTGATCTATGGATGATATCAAACTCTACGCAGTCCTGTTCGGTATATGTATCGGATGGCTGATCTGGTTATCTTTGGATGTGTACGATCTTCATGAAGAGATCAAAAAGCTGAAGAGGCGGTAACTCAATATGAGTGATGATTTTATAGTAATGTTTGCTATGGTTACAGGATCAATCATTGCTTTGGTAACAATACTGCCAATGGTGATTGTACACCTTTAACACAGAAAGGATGATTGTATGAATCAACCACATATTCTTGTTGATATGAATGAAGCATCGTCTGTTGTAATGAAATTTATCGGAACTGATAAGTTTGATGAAGTCGTGTCAGCAGTAGAAAACAACGCAAAAGCAGGATTCACAGCAGGATTATCATTTGCTTTATGTTTGATTATGGCTGAAGCAAAAACATATCTCTATCACGTTGACAAACAGAAAGCAGAAGACACTTAAAGTGACCAATTAAGGAGAAACAGTATGAACGTAATGTACGAACCGAAGAAAGTAACAGCTGTTTTACGAGTTGTTGTTACTGGTGAATTTTATGACGATGAAGCTTCTGAAGAAACACTTCGATATTGTGTAGAACAATACCTTGGAGATGCTGGATTTGATGTCGATGTATCTGTGTTAAGGTGACCGTTTGTGACGGAGGTGCGAAATGAAAAAATGCTGTGAATGCTGCGTCTGGGCGATAGATGAGAATGGCCTGCTTTTATGCGTATCATCCCCGAAAACCTTGCTTCATATTGTCAAGCACAAGAGCGGTTGGAAGAAGCGAAAACATTAAAAAGTCCAGAGTTGGTTAAAATTTATACCGCGATAGTCAATAGGCTTTCAATACAGTTAAAAGCGTGAAACTTCGCAATATAAGCGGATTGTAGTGACTTAAAGGAATTTTAACGCAGGATCTTGATCCGGCTTAAAGTAACCAATTACATAGGAGGAAAGTATGGATAAGATATTTGGATTTGAAAAGGCTGAAGATATAGCCAAATATATAACAGAGCACGCCAGAGAAAATAATCTGCGCATTACTTTGACTGTAGAACCTGGGAGATATGAGGTGAGCGTAGAGCCGTGGGAAAATGTCGTTATGTACTGCCCATATCATCAAAAAGAGATTAAAGATTGCAAATAATTCGATGACGCTTTTAGTAAGGTGATGCCGAATGAATGAAAATCTTGAAAATCGTTTCATAAATTTGAAGGATGAAGCATTGAAGATAAATTGCTCCGATAATGAAACGGAGCATAGCGGATTGCATTGTATTGTATGCAATAAAAAATGTTATGATTTAATTTGTGATGAATGTAAACGAGCAATCAAATGGGCAAGATTACAAATGTATAAAGTTCAAAGAATTATAGTTAAAAATAATTAGATAACAATTAGCAGTAACTAAATTCACAATAGGAGCATTTATGGAAGTGTCTGGATGATCTGGGTTAGCTGTGTAAAATGATGTAATAAAGCAGGAAAGGTAGGATGACGATGCCTGACAGGGAGAAGGTTATCAAAGCACTTGAGTGCAGGAAAAACGCAGACAAGCGGTGCGAAAATCCATGCGAAGAAACAGGGATGTGCCATTACGCAACGGCAGTTCGTGACATAAACGGTGAAATTTATAGACCGTTTATCTGCGACAGGGAAAGAATCTGTACCGATGTCCTTGACCTGCTGAAAGAGCAGGAAGCGGTAAAACCTGTAAAACAGATAGAGCAAACTGAGTGGACAGTATGCGGTAATTGCCGTAATCACATTATCTCAAAATGGATATTCTGTCCGTATTGTGGAAGGTCGGTGAAGTGGGAATGAATAACGAAGAATGGTGCAAGAAGAATTGCCCATATAGTACGGATTGTGCTTGTGATGGAGTTTGTAATTTCGTTTTATTTTTGCTGAAAGAACAGGAAGCGGTTGAACCTGATATTGATTCAGAAGGAACATGTACTTGCGGGAACTGCGGTGAAACAGTTGGATACTATCCCGTTGGATGTAATACTCCGCAAAAATTATGCAAGTTTTGCCAAAATTGCGGAAAGGAGGTGAAGTGGAAATGCTGACAATTAGAAAAATAAAATATAACTATAATACAGAATGCAATTCATGCGGAAAGGTAAGAAAACAGTATTACGAGATTTGCTATGGAATTCCTGTCCATGACTTTCCCTGGCAACCATACTCTACTCTTCCGCTTTGCAGAACATGCCTTAGAAGATTGAGTGGAAGTATCGAAAAAAAATTATCGGTTTCAGACAGGCGGTGAAGTGGGATGGTTGAAAATAAGTTCCCTGATGATTGCCCCGAAAATTGCCCGTATTTTCATAACGTTGGCTTATCTGATGAAGATCAATACTTCTTTTGCGACTTAATAGGAGTAGAAATACATGGATATACAGACCACTGTTTTTGTCCGATAAAAACAGTGGTAATATAGGTGGTGAAGTGGTATGCCTGACAGGGAAGCATTAGAACTTGTACAAAAATGTTTAGATGACTGGCCTTATGCGGCTACGAGAGTCGTGGACATTATGACCCGGCTTGAAAAGGTAAAGGAACTGCTGAAAGAGCAGGACAAAAGCCGTCTTGAAATAGCACATGAAATGGTAACAGGCTCGATTCTGATGTGTCAAGGCAAAGAAATAGTACGGTGCAAGGATTGCAAGCATAGACCGAAATTGTTAGTAACAGACATAGAAGATATGGAAAGCGGTTTTGATTTGCAGTTCCCGGACTATAAATGTCATTGCAGAAATGATGGTGATGGTTGGTACTCATGGTATCCGCCAGACGATTGGTTCTGTGCTGACGGGGAACGCAAATGATTTAAAGGTCACCTTAACCGAATCGGGGGTGACTATGTGGACAGGGAGAAGGTTATCAGAGGGCTTGAGGAACTGTGCAAATACCTGTTTCATGAGTATGAAATATGCTATCACGGAGATCAAGAAGACATTTATAACAGGTTTTTGATTGCCGATAATGCCCTTGCCCTGCTGAAAGAGCAGGAAGCGAAGACCGGAGCGTGGCAATGGAAGATTCATGGGAAACCGGAAAGCGGAGGCACGCTTGGAGAAGCGGTCTGCGATCAGTGCGGGGAATCAACGTATGCGACGGCAGTTAAGGGCACTTTAAATTATTGCCCGAACTGCGGAGCAAAGATGACGGACAGGCGGTGAAGTGGGAATGAAAGACCCGTATGAAGAGGTATGGAAGAATATCATAGAGTCATTCAACGCACAATCAAAGGCGATTTTATGGATTGCTGAACGGACTCTATCTGCGAAGGATTTTAAGGAGTTTGTAGATGAGTTCGCAAAAAAGCCAAAAGACGATCATGACGAACTGCTTGATTTTATACGCAAGAAAGGTTGGTGAAGTGGGAATGAGTTGGAGTATTCCATCAAAAGAAGAAGCTGAAGAGTATACTCGATCTTATCTTGCCGCACAGGAAGCCTATTACGAAGAACACATGGATGATTGTTGTGAGACATGCGATTTTTACGAATGCGGCAAATGCTATTTGGACATTGGCGAGCTTGTCGAAAAAGACTACAGTTGCAAATTCTATAGAAGGCAGTGAAATGAAATGAATGACAAGGAAATCATGGAGGATTATTACATGAAAAGCGTAGAAGAAGTCATTGAAGGTGAATCTAATGGATCAAGATTTAGCAGAAAAGATATATTGGATACTGATTGAAGAAGGACAGCACAATTTAAAATTTTCGCTTGGCAGTATAATCACAAATACACCGGATGAAGTAAGGAATATTATTCAAAAACACATCAAGGAACTAACTCAAAGTGACTAATAACCGTTTACCAAAGGTATATGGGGCTATGACATTAAAGGAATTATGGTGGGGGGGGGATACTGTGACAACTTGGAAAGATGTGCGTGAAACGTTGGAAAAGTTGAAACAAGCGGTTGAAGAAATGCGGAAAGCAAGCAAAGCACTTTTGGAAGAAGTAAATAAACCGTGGATAGTACGATAAATTAGTGTTAACGGAGGATGGCAGAATGACTGTGAAAGAACTAAAGGAAAAACTCGAAAATGTTCAAGATGATGCTAAAGTAATGCTTATCGATATGGATAGTATTTGGCAGTCTGGGCGATATGACGTTGAAGATATTTGTATCGAAAACGAAGGGAAAACAGTATTGATCATGTAATTTATTGTGATCTTTTGTTAGTGAAGGTCAGAATACACCGGCAACACATTTGCTCGTTTATTGTGGCAACAAGAATCACATGATGTTAGCTATCACAATATTTATGAATGATTGTGCTTTCAAAGTTTAGATTAGCCAATAAGATAATTAAAAAAACGGACTAGGCTAAATATATTAAAATTATTGATTTTTAATGAATTACTGAAATTTAGCTATGGACAAATAAGAGAAAGTAGGTTATAGTGTGAAAGTCGGTTAGCCATTGATTTATTGGCGTAAATCCAGGAGGTTAATGAGATGAGCCAGCCTGTAAATATACAATCAATTTCCATACGGAATTTCAAATCCCTCTTTGATGTCACGATCGAACCTGGGAATGTTAATGTGATCAAGAAATAAAATGACGCATTAAGTTAGAAGGAAAAGGAAGAAAACCACGGGCAACAGAATCAAAGAAAATGCGACCATGCGAGGTGAAACATGGAAAGAGAATGGAGCGTTGAAGAAGTCATTGAAGCACTTCAGACATGGGAAGAACCGTTCTATTCAGAATCAGAAACAAAGTGGCTAATGGAAAAAGCGGCTGAACTGTTGAAAGAGTATGAACCACATGTTCTGTCATGGGAAGAAATGGTTGAAGCAGGAAAGAATCATGAAGCGGTATGGGTTGAAGAATATCCAAACACCGGAAGGAGAAACAGGTGGGCGATTGCCATTGAAGGAGTAGAGCCACCAGAACATGGGTATAATTATCCGGGTGGGGTGGCATTCAATGCCGTTGATGCCGATGATGATATTTTCGATGGTGATTTATATTGGTTTGATGGTGTTCTGAGTTGGAGGGCGTGGAATAAAAAGCCTACAGAAATGCAGATGAGGGCTGTGAAATGGGAGCAAAAGTGACCTATTTGAAAAATAATCTTACGACTATCTTTTAAAATCATGATGAACACCCTAAAAAACCATACTATGTCTTGTGTGCGATCTTTTGACCATCTTTTGTTTTTCTCCGATTTGCTGAGTATGGAGCAGCAGAAAGTGACCGTTAACGAAGGAGGTGATTGTATGGCAAACATACTTCGGGAATGTTGTGGAACAAGACCAAATGTCATAGTAGTAACGTATCTCGGAACCACATATGAGATGTTTGTTATCGAATGTCCAAAGTGTGGGATGAAAACGCAACCATATCGTAGACTTGACCGGGCATATAGTGAATGGAATCATCCTGAAGATGTGCATTTGAATTAATGTGACCATTAACGACCTAAATGCAAACGCTTGGAAATGCCGAATAACTCAATAATTGGAGTGATTTAACGCATGAACAGATGGAAAGAATTGAAACCTGGTGACCCTGTGTTTGTAAGGAATGAGGTTAGACCGTACAGGGTTAAGTGCAGGGATGAACGATTTATTATCTGCACAAAACCATTCAATCCGCAGCGAACCGTAATGTATTTTATCGTTGACCTTGAAAGGCATGTCAGAGGTACAGACAATATGGTTTTCTGCTCCGGGTATGAAACACAGGAACAATGCGAAGAACGTCTGAAGGAACTACAAGAGGGTCTGATTGAGGTTTCGTATCGCAATTATGTCCCATTAGACTAAAGTGACCAAGGAGTTATTATGACGAAAGAAGAAATCCTGAAAGAGATAAAAGAATATCTTGATGATGCGGATAAGGCTATTAGTGAAAATGAAGAGTATATCAGAGGATGGAAGTCTGCAATGCTTGTTGCGTTGGAGCTTGTCAGTAAATTAAAGTGACCATAAAAGGAGAAAACGAAAATGTACAACAGCGGGATCAATGAAGACATTCGGTATCGCGTGATTCTCTATAATGAACATGGTGAAATCATAGAAGATACAATGGTTATAGGGCAAGACAATGCCTATAATTATGGAGAAAAACGAGCAATAGAGCTTGGAATGCGAAAAACAGATTTCAATGTAAAAGTTGATTAAATGTGACCAAGGAGAAATATAAAATGACAGTTAAAGAATTGATTCAAGAGCTTGAGAAATATCCGCAAGATTACACCGTCAAGGTGACGAGAGATGGAATCGCTGGAGATATTTATCCGGAAGATATTCACTACGGATTGGACGAGAAAGAAAAAGAACTTGTACTTTAATGTGACCATTATCACGGGTGGCGGAATAGGTAAACGCAACTCTGTGGCAAAGAGTTTGATTATACAAAGGTATGGAGGAAGCCGGGTACAGCGGATGAAAAGGATATATCTTCATAATGCAAACGAACCGCACAACACATGCTGTGACAACTGTATCTTCGCCCAGCCGACCAATATAGACGGGCTGATCATCTGTATGCTGGATGGATATTCGAAAGACGCAGATATGTCGTGCCATCATTTTGACGCATTGGATTAAGAATGACAGATAATATGTTGTCCAATATTTACGTTTTCCGGCTTTTTAGATAACATATTATCCGTCGAAGGAGTTCTGTAATGATTAATGAAGTTGTATACTGTGCCGTCAACGATCGCGATGAAGTACAGTGGGTTCAGGGATCCAGCTCGAAGACGCGCTACTTTCGCACAGACCGATACCTGAAAAAGGCTGTCAGATATCATAACACATTTCACGGCGATGATTACTGGCATATCGCGAAGTGTAACCTGGTCGAAGACGTCTACTACGAGGAATAAAATTTTTGTTTGAACGCAACAAGACTGTCAAAAATGTTCTATATATATTAGTAGGAGAATTTTATAAGGAGGTGATATTGATGAGTAATTCTTCGTCAGATCAGCATGAGAATCATGCCGCATCAACCACTGTCGGTATCGGCGGTCTGCTTGGCGTAGCGTTTGTTGTGCTCAGGCTCTGCGGTGTAATTAACTGGTCATGGTGGTGGGTGCTTGCGCCGTTCTGGATTCCTGTGGCTTTCTCGTTGCTGATTGTTATCTTTGCGTTGGTTCTGTCCGGCAAGTATGGCCCGGAGAAAGGAGGTTGGTGATGCGTCAGCTCGCATCTATACAGCGCATTACTGATATCCGCCCAATCGAGGGTAAGGATCGGATTGTGCAGTGCCATGTTAACGGCTGGAATGTGATCATCAAGAAGGATGAATTCAACGAGGGTGATCTTGGCGTTTACGTTGAAATTGATTCCCAGCTTCCGGAAAAGCCTGAGTTTGAATTCCTGCGTCCAAAGAAGTTCAGGATCAAAACAATGAAAATGTCCGGAGTCCTCAGCGAAGGTATTGTCTTTCCGCTGTCGATTCTTCCGGTGCGTGAGAAACCCTATGAGCTTGGCGAGGATGTTACCGGACTGATGGGCGTTACCAAGTATGATCCGCAGGAAGAAGAGGACTGGTGGAAAAAGCTTCAGCAGGAACCTCGCAGGAAATCCTTCTGGGAAAAACTTCCGCTGATGCGGTTCAAATGGTATCGCGCCATTGTCAAATCCAAATCACGCAAGGGCGGTTTCCCATCGTTTATACCCAAGAGCGACGAAACGAGAATACAAAATTGTCCATGGGTATTGCAGGATAAAAACACCAGATGGCTTGCCAGCGAAAAGGTCGACGGCTGTAGCGCCACGTATCTTCTCCTTCGCAAGCGCCGCTTTCTCCTTCCCGACCGATTCGAGTTCATGGTCTGTTCCAGAAATTGCCGCCTCGCCCGCGATGATTCACATTACTGGAAGATCGCCGACAAGTACGAGATCGAGAAGAAGCTTCGCAGCCTGATTGGCAAGCAGGACTGGATCGCCGTTCAGGGCGAAATCATTGGTCCGAAAATTCAGAAGAACAAGTATAAGCTGACCGACTACGATTTCTATGTGTTCAATCTCCTGAATCCTTCCCAGTGTAAGGACGGAAAAACATGGTATCGCCATCCGTCGCTTTATGCCGCTCGTCTGCTCTCTGAATTCGGGATCAAGTTTGTGCCGATCCTTGATACAGGAATTACGCTTCCGGATACCGTTGATGAAGTTCTTGCGATAGCGCACGGTCAGTCCCAGCTGGGCGGTACGCTTCGAGAAGGAATCGTCTTCCGGTCGATGGATGGACAGCAGTCGTTCAAGGCTGTGGATCCCGAGTTTCTGATTCATTACAACATCTGAGGTGATGCTGATTGGGTGACTATCAGTAGGCTTTTGTTGTGTGCCTGTTCGTGATCTTGGTGATTATAGGCATTGAGCGTCACGGACCTACTCCAAGAATTTAAGAGGTAAAATATGATCTATCAAAAACCGTTGTTTAAAAACATCGGGTTCCATCACATTGTACAGATTAACCGGGTGGTGGCGGTAATCCCTCCGGGGACGAAATCGGCGGTGAATTATCTGCGCCGTGCCCGTGCCGCCAACCTGTTTATTGACGCTTCGATGGGGCACAAGTTTAGGGCAATTCTCATTCTCGATGACGGTCGCGTAGTGGCGTCCGGGATCTCCGTCAGCACACTGCTCCGGCGTTTCTCCGATGAGTACGATGCCAACTTCGCTGACCAGCGTACAGTCGAGGAAGAGATGGAGGATATTATCCTCGAAGCTCAGGAAAATCTACAGGATGAGGATTGATGCCTATGATTGTGGTGTATACAAGCAGTACGTGCCCGAAGTGTGCAGTGCTCAAGAAAAAGCTCGCCAGTAAAAATCTTGAGTACGATGAATGCACGGACACTGCAAAAATGCAAAGCATGGGGATTCAGTCTCTCCCCATGCTTGATTTCGGCGATGGTAGCTTGCTTACTTTTAAAGAGGCTGTTGAGTATATTGACGGAAGGAAAATGCATGGATATTCAGCTGAAATTATCCAAGGACTTTGAAAGATGTCTGGATGATTTGAAGAAGAAATATGGCGAGGACTTTGAATATATCAATGGTCTTCATCCAAGCCAGCTTGACTTCTCCGAATTTATCGACAATCTTGTTGGCAAGGATACGCTTGCCGATGTAAGCATTGATCCAAACGCCAACGCGAATAATCGTGATATCCGTAGCTTTATCACCGAAAAGGGAAAAAGCGAGGATAAGCTGTTTGGGTTAAATAAAATCTTTACCGAAATTAAAAAGATGTGGGGCTTACGTACTGCGAAAGCATGGCTTGAACAGGAATTCAGCCGTGGCTTTTATCTTAATGACAGTACGACTGCAAGTTATTTCCCCTACTGCTGGGCAAATGACTTTACGCGTCTTGCAACTGAGGGATTATTTTTCCTCAAAAATTACAACAGTCAGCCGCCAAAGCATTTGACTACCTACTTTGATGATGTAATCGAGTTTGTTTCGTTCTTATCAAACCGGCAGTCTGGCGCAGTCGGTATGCCGAATGTTTTGATATGGGCGTGGTATTTCTGGAAGAAGGATGTTGAGGGCGGTTATTACATGAAAGATCCTGAGTACTATCTCAGGCAGCAGTTTCAGAAGTTTATCTTTAGGCTCAATCAACCCTTCCTCCGTATTGATCAAAGTTCTTTCACGAACGTTTCAATTTTTGATCGTCAATATCTTGAATCGTTGTTTGGCGGCATTGAATTCCCAGATGGTACCTTTGCGATTGATAATATTGAAGAGCTGATCACGACCCAAAAAGTTTTTATGGACGTGGTAAGTGAAACGCGTGAAACATGTATGTTTACTTATCCGGTTTTAACATACTCGCTGTTGTATAAAGATGGAAAGTTCGTTGACGAAGAGTTTGCCCGCTGGTGTTCTGATCACAATATCAAATGGTCTGATTCCAACTTCTTTGTCAGCGATAATGTAGGAGTCCTCTCAAACTGCTGCAGACTCTTGTCTGATACGTCAAAGCTCGATGCGTTTATCAATTCAATCGGCGGTACTGCACTGTCGGTTGGATCGTGTCGTGTGAGTACGATCAACCTTGCGCGAATTGCGTATGAAAGCCGGAACGATGAAGGGCAGTTTGACAAGAAGAAGTACCTCAAGATTCTTCGCCAGCGTGTATTACTTGACTGTAAAGCACTGGCGTCAATGCGTCATATCATCAGGCGAAATATTGAAAAGGGTCTGTTGCCCAATTATCAGGATGGCGCTGTTGAGCTGGATAAACAATACTGTACAATCGGAATACTTGGTCTGTACGAAGTGATGGATCTGTTCGGGCTGATTGATACAGATGAGCTTGGATGTAAATCGTATTCGGATGAGGCCGTAGAGTTTACCTACCTGATTCTGGATCTGATTAACGAAGTCAAGGATTCATTTGAATGTGACTTTTCGTTTAACATTGAAGCGATTCCGGCTGAAACATGTGCGGGCGTGATTTGTCAGGCAGACAATCTTCTGTTCGAGCAGGATAAATATTTCATCTATTCAAACCAGTGGATTCCGCTGATGGAGAAATGTACACTTCAGGAAAAGTGTCGTTTGGGGTCATTGTTTGATAAAAAGTGTGGAGGTGGATGCATCGCCCATATCAATATTGAAAACAGATTCCCGAATGAAGAGACTGCTTGGAATATGCTGAACTATGTTGCTTCTCAGGGTGTGATCTATTTTGCGTTTACCACAAAGATCAGCGTATGCAAGGATCGTCATGCGTTTATCGGCGAGGTGTATTGCCCGATCTGCGGACAGCCTGTCGCGGATACATATTCCCGCGTAGTTGGATTCTACGTACCCGTAAGCAGTTATCAGAAAATTCGTAAGAAAGAATTTGACAAGCGTAAATGGATGAATGTATTGCTGAATGATGGAGTAATGCAGTAATGGTAATCAAAGGAATTACGGACGAGGATTTTATTAACTATAAAGTCCCGTCCATGTTTATTGCAACTGCGCATTGTTCATTCAAATGCGACAAAGAGTATGGTTTACAGATATGTCAGAACGGTATGTTGGCGCAACTGCCGGATATTGCGATTTCACTTCCGGAACTGTTTAAGCGTTATACCGGTAATCCAATTACAAAGGCTGTGGTGTTTGGTGGGCTTGAACCGTTTGATGATTTTGCTGAGTTACTGAAGTTCGTTTACTTTTTCAGAAATGGCGGTTGGGATGATGATATTGTAATCTATACAGGGTATACCAAGGAAGAACTGGAAAATGCTGTATGGGATGCTTATTTGGTTGACCATGTCGGGCTTGAAAAGTACTGGAATTCAAGCCCGCTTAATTGTATAAGCGCGTTGCAGCATTTCCCAAATATCGTCATCAAATTTGGTCGTTATATTCCGGATCAGACACCGCATTATGATCCAGTCCTTGGCATATGTCTTGCCAGTGATAATCAGTATGCAGAAAGGATAAGTTAATGCAATCAAAGGTAATGATAAATCCTGATAAAGAAATCGCGGATGACATTCGCCGCCGCATCGATGAGAATGACGGCTACTGTCCGTGCCGTATTGATAAAACACCGGATACCATCTGCCCGTGCAAAGAGTTCCGCGAAACACAGGAATGCATCTGCGGTCTGTATGTCAAGTCCGCTGAAGAAGAACCCGAAGAAAAGGAGATCACGCTGGAAGAACAGAACGTAATTCTGAAGATTCCGAAGAATGCGGTGCGCATAACGATCGGCGTACAGATCATCCAACCGAACGGCGCTGTGATAAATGTGCATAAAATGCTGATGCCGGATGACATTCGTCAGGCTCGCACGGATTTTCTGGAGAATGTGGAAGACGGCGATGATTATGATACGCATTATGTGCTGACTGAAAAAGGGCGAGAGTATCTCGATCAGCTTCAGCGGGAGGGTAAATGAAAAAGTATTTCGTTTACGCCGATAACGCGTCCGGCAAAAGCATCCAGATCAAGAAATGCAAACATGAGTACGAAGCCATGAGCTTTGCGACCGACATCAAAAATCTCGCCGAGTATGGCTGTATGACGGTTATAATGAAAACCGATGACGGCGATTATGTCTGGGACGCTCTGTCCGACGTATGGAATAAGGAGACAACATGAACGGGCATTATGTATGCATGGATTGCTGTTACACATTCCGGTATCCAATACACGCAGCAGAGGACGATGGTCTGGATTCGCCGCCATATCGCTACAGTTATTTATGCCCGAACTGCTATTCCGATGATATTGAATTTGAGGAGGATTACGATGAGTTCGTAGATGATGACACATGATATCGCAGAGTTTGAACGCGTATCGCTGGATCAGTATATCCGCGATACGCTCCTGTTTGAATCCTATGATGATGTCGGCACGGAAGCGCTGAAGGAATCCATCAAGGAGGAATGGCTGAATATCAAACTGCCGGTCAGAGCCACCCTTGGCGCGGCGGGATATGATTTCTACCTTCCGCATGATGTATGCCTGACGGAGCATCCGGTGACGATCTATACAGGAATATGTTGTTCGATTCAGCCGGGATGGGCGCTGTTCCTCATGCCACGGTCGGGGCTTGGCTTTAAGTACGGCGTACGCCTGAGTAATAGTTTAGGTCTCATCGACGAGGATTACTATCACGCCGCAAACGAAGGACATATCGCCGCGAAGATTTATGCCGGTGATAAGCCCGTCTCCCTGCAAGCCGGGGATCGTTTCATGCAGGGCGTATTCCTCCCCTACGGTACGGCAAGCAATGGCAATCTCGGCGGCGTCCGTATCGGCGGCACGGGATCCACAGGGCTGGGGTGAATATATGGCTTCAAATGAATATATCCAGCTCTTCGCCTGCGATCTGTCGATGAACCGCCCGGGTTTCGCCGTGCTCGAATGTGACATTGCCACCCGCAAGGTCAGGGTGCTGTACAAGAGCAACGTCAACAACAAGATCGCCAAACCGAAAACCCATGCCCGGAAATTGGTGGATATTGCGAATGAGATCAAAAAGATCCTGATACAGTATCCATGCGCCTATCCGGTGCAGGAAGACGCGCTTGGCATGATGACGCTGATCGGCGGCAAGAATATGTACTCGGCAAAAACCATTCAGGTGCTTGCGCGGGTTGTGGGTCTGAGCGAATATCTCGCGATGGATCTCCTCCATACCGAGTTCGACCGCATTCATCCAAAGAACGTGAAGAAGCTCGTGACCGGCAATTCTTCTGCCGAGAAGGAAGATGTAGCGAAAGCGCTGACGCAGTTTGTCGGTGATCTGGATTACGAGTGCGATGACGAGTCCGATGCCGTGGCAGTCGGCATTGCATGGCTGATCGAGAACAACTTTATAGATGATCCCTATGCTGAAAAACCTCTATAAAAATAGGCAACAAAACGACCTCTGTTTTCGGATGGATAAATACTCATCCGAAATCGCAGAGGTCGTTTTGTTCTATATCCTCATAGAGCGGAAGGAGGAAAACATGGATTCTGTGATAAGGAAATCCGTTCCGCTGGACGAGCAGGAAACGAGCATCTCCATTGTGCCTGATGATGATCAGGCGATTGTCTATTCCTCGGTGCCGACCACTGTCCGGCGGCTGTACAAATATGCCGAAGAACATCCGGACGAATGTAAGATCACGAACGATGACGGTTACGGCTGTGTATGTTCCATGCCGGTGGACTGGATCAGGTATCAGCCGCGCAAGAAACGCGAGATGACTGAGGAACAAAAGGCTGTTGCGGCGGCAAGGCTTCGCAGTGCAAGAGAGGCGAAGAAGAATCAATGACCCGTGAAGAGATGATTAATTCTTTCTCTACTGCTCCCGGGCGATGTAAGTTTGACTGCATGTATTCCAAGACATGCTGTAACGGTGCGTTCTGTGTCCTGAAGGAGGCGGCGCTGATTCTCGCCGCCGACGCCAACCGAAGGCTTGAACTGGACGAACGCATCGATCACTGGAAGAACGTGTGTCAGTATCAGAACGATTATATCAAAAGGCTCGAACAGCGGTGCTATGCTTATTACGATATGATCCATCTGTATAATGGCGGCGTGATCAACAAGCTGTGGATTCCGCCTCGCCGCAAAGCCGCGATGAGAACGTATCGCCTGAGACAGCAGAGAAAGCTTGAAGAGCGCAGGGTTCAGCGGGAAAAAGAAAAGACGCTGAAGAAGCTGCGTATTGCCGAGGAGATGGACGGCGATCCCCGGTATGAATATAAGCCGATCCGATCCAAATACAGTACCAAGGAGATAATTATCTGATGAGAGATCCGAATCGTATTCGCCCGTTTCTGAACCGGCTTGCTGAAATCTGGGAGCTGGTTCCGGACTGGCGGTTTGGTCAGCTTATGTGTAACGTTCTCGGCGGGGTCGAGCGCGATCCGTTCTTTATTGAGGACGATGAGATGATTGAACAAATTGAAGTGCAGTTCAATAAGGGAGTGAAGAAAGATGGCGAGTAAGAAGAAACATGCCCAGCGTAGTCAGAAGACATATAAGTATCGGATGAGCGCGGCGCGTCACTTCCTGCGCGGTTCCCTGCCGTATGAAATCCGGAAACTGCTGATTGGCAGGTTTAAACGCCCTGTCGAGACGGAGGTATCCTTTGAATGAAGATTCAAACGCTGAATGTTGCCGGAATTCGCGAGGCGATGATGGCGATGAGAAACCCGAAGAAATCCCGCGCCAAAAATGATACTACTCAGGATGGCATACTTGGCACCAACGATCGTACGCTGACGCTGACGCTTCAGAAAGCGGGACCTGAACATGCCAAACATCTTCGCATGATTATAGTGTGGGTCGATATAACCGCGCCGTTCTACTGGTGGAAGCAGTTCGACACATACCGCGCCGGTGTTGAGAAGCTTGCAGAATCGACCATGCATACGATTACCAGGGATGAATTCGTTAATGCGAACTTCGAGTATGACAATAATCTGATGTCGGGTCAGGCTGCGACAGCCGCCGCCGCCGCGATGAACAGTCTGCGCGGTTATTACCTCGCAGAGACAGATCCGAAGAAGAAGCAGGAAATCTGGCGCGTGATTGTTCAGAACCTGCCTGAGAGTTATTTGCAGATGCGTACGGTCATGGTTTCCTACGCCGCGCTCCGCAATATGATCCATCAGCGTATCGGTCATAAACTTCCGGAGTGGAGACAATTCATTGCATGGTGCAGAACACTCCCGGAAGCTGATACGCTGTTGTTTAATAACGAGGAATTAAATGCTGAGGAGGTTTCGCCCGAATGAGTAACGCAGTAGACCATCCGTCCCATTATGCGGACAAACGTATTGAAGTCATCGACTATCTCAGCGACACGCTGACGCTTGACGAGTATGTCGGGTTCTGTATCGGCAATGTCCTGAAGTACGTTTCCCGCTGGCGCAAGAAGGGCGGTGTTGAAGACCTGAAGAAAGCGCAGGTTTATCTCCAGTGGGCAATTGAGGCTGCTCCGGCAGTCTTCCCGCAACCGGATAACGGCTATGTGATCAATGACGTGAATATTTCCTGTACTGCGTTTGCAAAGGAGAATTAATATGATAAAGGAAGAACGCATTGCAATCTATAAGACCTACGAGGACAAGTTTTACGATGCGATCCCGGCATCCTTTCTTGACAGGCTTGGTTTCTTCGATGCTCCTGCAAGCCGCCATTACCACGGCGCATATCCCGGCGGGCTGTTCGATCATTCGCTGGCAGTCTGCGAGAGGCTGATCAGGCTGACAAAGGATAACCATCTGGTCTGGCGCAGTACCCGCAGTCCGTTCGTGGTTGGCATGTATCACGATCTTTGCAAGTGCGATCTCTATGTCATGAAGGACAACGGCGAGTACGACTTCAACCCCAACCTCACCCTGAAGGAGCACGGCGCGAAGTCAGTCATGATCCTTGCACAGTATATGCAGTTGACCGAGGAAGAAGTTCTCTGTATCCGATACCACATGGGTGCCTATGAGAAAGAAGAGTGGGCTGAATTTGATCATGCGATCCGGGCATACCAGACCGTCCTCTGGACTCATACTGCTGACATGTTGGCATCAAAAACGGATGGTGTGTAATGTATAAGACTGTAAAGGACGGCAAGCTGATCGACATCGATTCGCCGAAGGAGCTGGTGGAGCGCGTCCAGAATGCTCTTGAATATTACCATTACCAGATGGCGGTTGCCAAGCAGATCGCAAGACAAAAGAAAGACATTGTCATAAAGCAGACCAGGAACGAATGGAAGGAAGAAAACGCCAGTCTCCGGCGTCAGCTCGGTCTCAGCGTAGTCTCCCTCAGTTCCGACAAGGAGCTGAATGCCTATAAGATTTTCTGCAGTAAACATATGGCATGCCGCAAGACCAAGATAGACGGCGGCAAGGTGCCGTACATCGTCCAGAACCATACCGGGGTCGGAACGATCACTCATGTCTGCTGTCAGGTCTGCGGCGCATCCGAAGATATTACCGATACCAGCGTATGGTAAGGTCTGATCCGGCTTGGAATATTTCGCGGTATTCCCAGCCGGATCTTCTTTCTGGTTACGTAAGATAAATATTACAATATTCTTTACGAATTCGTAACAAACATTTAAGAACATAAAAAATACAAAAAGGGGGTTATAAATTGACACGGAGACCATCGTCGACCTATACTGTTTATGATCCGGGCGGCGGCATCTCCACCGGGTCACTGCACCTTGAAAAGAATATACCGCGAGGCTCCAAAGACACAACACAAGGAGGAGCCATCATGGATAAGAATATTCTCTTTCAACCCTACGTAACGCTCTGGCTGGACTTGTTCAAGAAGAACGAAGTCAAACCTGCAACCTACCTCAGGCTCGTTCAGTCCGGTGAATCCCTTGGAAAATACCAGATTGGCGGGGAGAAAGTCACAGAGCTGTCCGCGCTTGACGTACAGTTCTACATCAACCAGCTTGCAGAGGAAGGGTATAGCTTCAGCACCATCAAGAAACAGCTTGAGCTTGTCAAAGCTTCGCTGCGCAAGGCGGTAGCGCTGAAGCTGATCCCTGAGAATCCGGCAGACGAAATTGGGATGCCGAACAAGAATAAGCTCAAAAAGAAGCCGAAGGAAGTCTTGGCATACAACGAGGCGGAGCAGGACAGGATCCGCCAGTACGTTGCCGAACATCCTGAGGATCGTGCTTTGCTCTGTGTTCTCTTCATGATCGAAACCGGATTAAGGTCTGGCGAAGTATTAGCGCTCCGGTGGCAGGACGTAGATACCGAAGCGCATAAATGCAATGTTCATGCAACCGTTGCGAATCCGCACCAGCCGTCCAAATCCTTTGTACAGGACTCACCGAAGACAGACGCGAGTATCCGCACGATCCCGCTGAATCCCAAGGCAACCATGATCCTGAAGAATCTGAAAAGGAAAGCAACCAATGAGTTTGTATTCGGTCAAGCTGGGCAGGGATACAACAAATGCGGGCGTCTTGAGTATCCTGCATTGATCCGGGCAATCCGGTCGATGTGCGCGAAGCTCAGGATCCCCTATCGCGGCGCTCATGTCTTCCGTCATACCTTTGCAACCAACTGCTACTACAAAGGCGTGGACGTAAAGATCCTGGCGAAACTTCTCGGGCACAGCGATGTGAAGGTAACTTACAACACCTACATCAATCTGTACGGGGACGGCTTCGATGACATGTACGCAGCCGTTTGTTTGTAAGGCTTGTATAAATATGCATAAAGGTCTTGCAAATATGCACATAAAAAATCAAGCGCCCCAAAGTGGCTGGAACGCTTGATCCATAAGGGTTCTGGAGGTGCCATCCAGATTCGAACTGGAGAATAAAGGTTTTGCAGACCACTTACAAAATATTCAGCCTCGCGGTATATTTATTCAAGGCTTATTTTTCAAGGCTTCCAGGTCACGATGTTCTTCTCAAGTGCTTCCGCCGGAAACATTTGCGAAGGTCATCGGGAAGGAGAAAGCACATACGATGACTAAAAAAAATTTTTTTTAGCCTAAATTAAATTAGGAAGAGGTGATTTTTATCGCGACTTCTAAAACAAGGAAGGCTTCGTCCACAAAAACATAGACCAAGGAAGACGCGCCGCTGACGCTGGAGAACCACATCTTCTACGGCATTGAGCTTGACGAGGATCAGAAGCGGCTCCGGGACGCCATCTGGTCTCGTGAAATCGACGCCGTCATCTGCGAAGCCTGTGCCGGTTCCGGCAAGACTACCATCGCGCTTGGCACGGCGATCATGCTCGTGGAGTACGGCTTCTATTCCGGCATCATCTATCAGGTAGCTGGCGGCGTATATGAATCCCGTCAGGGTCTGCTCCCCGGGACGCTTCAGCAGAAGTCCCAGCCGCTGTTCGCTCCGCTGTATCAGGCAGTCGCACGGCTCGGCTATGATCCGGATCGCCTGATCGCCTCCGAGGACAATATGACTGCTATAAAGGAAGGGACGGCATTTATCACCGCTCAGTCCAACTCCTACATTCGCGGCACCTCCTTCGGCGAACATGACAGCCCGGTCATCGTCATCCTTGACGAGGCGCAGAACTATACGCTGAACGATATCCGCACCGCTGTCACACGCGTTAACGAGGGATCGAAGCTGATCGTACTTGGTCAGCAGAAGCAGTGCGACTTGAAGTACGCGCAGGATTCCGGTCTCCCGAGACTGGTCGAGGTTTTCCGGCATCCCGACTGGTGCAGGATTTGCACCCTGTCTCATAACTACCGTGGGCGAATCTCCACCCTTGGCGATGAACTATAAGATGAAAGGATACCAATTATTATGGCGATGATTGAAATTACTCCGATTGCTGAAGAACTCTGCAAAGAAATGTCTCCCCTGCCCTCCTCCGATGAAGTCAGCCTGTGGGCGCTGGAGAAGGATCGCAAAATATATATTGACTATGATATCGACGATACGCTGTCTCAGGCACACCGCCTGATCATGCGCTGGAATATCGAGGACAAGGGTCTTCCCATCGGCGAGCGCAAACCGATCTGGATCTACGTCATGTCCTACGGCGGCGATCTCGACTACATGTGGATGCTGATCGACGTCATCATGCTGTCCTCTACTCCAATCTATACCGTCAATATTAATGAAGCCGGATCCGCCGCTGGGCTGATCTTCCTCGCCGGACATCGGCGGTATATGATGCCTCGTTCCAAGCTGGTTATTCACGAAGGTTCCGCGCAGCTCTCCGGCGATGCGGTCAAGGTTATGGATCAGTCCGAGTCCTATAAGAAACAGCTCAAGCAGATGAAGGACTTTATTCTGGAACGCACAACCATCCCGAAGCAACAGCTGATGCGTAAGCGAAACAACGACTGGGAGCTGGATGCGACATACTGTTTGGAACATAATGCATGTGATAAGATTGTGACAGACATCGAGGAGATCATCTGATGCCGATGCTGAAGGATTATCTGAAGTACATCCTGCCGTGGTGCTCGAAAGAGCTGAAACCAATCATGAGAGATTATCTCAAGGCATACTACCGCGAAGATCTTTCCAGCAACGAAACCGTATCGTCAACATGGGTCATCGAGGAAGATGATGCAGAGGAGCAGATGATCCAAGAGGATCTCGCGGATCTGCTTTACGAGTGCATGCGGCATAAGTATTACTTCGGAAATTATACCAAAACCATTACTCAGGCGAATAACGGTACGCCGAATCCGGAGAAGTCCTACAATGTCATGACAATCGAGATTCCGATCAGGCATTCTGTAGAATACCCATAAAATGTATGTTTTGGGGGTATAAAAAAAGAGGGCGTTACGATAGCTTATAACTACCGTAACGCCCGTTATTTTTTTTACCCATCTTCCAGCAGTTTCTTCATTTCAAAGACTGCGCTTTCGATCGCGATATTGACTTCCTGTAGATCAATATCATATCCCTTGTCTTTCAGGTACTGTTTGACATAGGCTTTCTTTTCCTGCCCCATGCCGCCCTCAGGCCACAGCTGTTCCGCCGCGAGGACGCCAGCCTTAGCCCACTTCAGCAGATTGTTGTACTGCTGTTCGGTAATCTTGGATTTGATCAGCGGGATTACAAACCCCGTGATGATAAATCCAAGCAGTGTCACAACTGCCTTGATAATATCCGTAAGGTCAATTGTCATCCGTTCGACGCCTCCTTGTTATCTTGATCGTCTTCCTTATCTTCATTTCCGGTCAGGCTGTCCATAATCTTCTGCCTCTCACCGCTCTTTGCGTTGAAGTAGTTGATGGCAACCTTCTCGGTTGCGCTGTTGACGGTGTAGCTGATAACCACGCACATCGCGGCATCGTCCACGCCGTTGGTCAGCGCCGCCAGCCCTGCCGTAATATCGGGGCGCAGGATCGCAACCACCAGCGTCAGGATCCGGTACGCCGCCCAGAAGATAAGTACCCATTTGCTCAGTCTCTTGCTGAACTGTTCATAAGCCGCCGTCTTCTTTGTTGCCATCCGCGCCGCCTCCTGCCGTTACGCCAGGAAATGATGCGTACCGTTGCCGTGTACGCATTCATCGCCGCATTTGAGAATGTACTGATATGCCAGATCAAACCGCCCGTTGCGGATGTTGTATTTCTCAATATACTTCTGATACTGGTCATTCAGATCTACGATGTGATCGTATTCTTCTTCGGTATGCTCTCGCCCCTGCCGTAATGAGTTTGCGAAATCGAGAATGGTTGTCCGGATAAAATTCACATCGTTCATATCGATGACTTCCATCTGTTTTTCATTCTCGATCTTGACTTGATCCAGCTCGGTTTTCAGCCCGTCTACATCGTTGGTCAGTCTGTCGATCCTGACGGTAACATCGCTGTTAAGCTGTCTGCCGATAAACCGCAGAATCCTCGTAAACGGTCGAAGTTTGAATTTTGGGATTTCAAAGATCATCCCAAGCATAAACGCACAGAAAGCCCAGTGCCCTACGCACCAGTCAAAGAAATTATGCAGTGTATCCAATGTTGCACCACCCTTCCGCCCTTATTCAGTATCATCCCATTATCCGCGAAGCCCGAGCAGATCGCCGAGGGTGTCGTAGACGCGTTCCAGCTCGGCGCGACTGACCGTGATCAACTCGCTTTCGCCGGAGCCGGAGCTGACGGGGGTGGAGTCTCCGGTGTCGTTTACGTTGTGTACAAACGTGGACAGTACGTAGCCGGTGATCCCGTTGTGGATGACACGGCTCCATTCCGTCCCCATCTCGAGCAGGGTGACTTCCGCTCCCTGAGGAATCTCGTCCAGCTTGGTGGAGCTGATACTGCGGTTTGCCCGCAGGTTGATGGGCAGTCTTTCATTTCCGCCTCTCAGAATAACCATTAGTTTCACCTCGTCTTTGGTCGATGCAGAAGTATTTCCTGCATCGCCATAATCAATATCTTTCAGCATCCCGCCGTGGCTCCACTTGCCGAGCTTGGTATCCCGTGCAATTGGGCCCGGGCTGGTGCAGTGCGTAATAATAAGAGGGTTCAGGTTTGTTACAACGCCGACATGATAGTAATCGTTCAGGTCTCCGTTGTAACGTTTACCGCCCTCCTGATACTTCTCCGGCAGACTGTACGATCTCTCGCCGGGTACCATATGCTTGTATACAACTTCGCCGAGGAATAACGCCTTAACGTTTGGGATCTTATCGAAGGATGTCATCTCGCTCCGGGCAGCGTAGTTACTTCCATGGATCCCAGCCCACTTTCCTCCGGCAAGCCGTTTTGCTCCGATGATCAGCCCAATACAATCGCATTGACCTTCGCTCCCGTCTCCGGGCTGATGATACTCTTTAATGCGCGATACGTTCTGCTCGACTCCGTCCAGAAATCTTTCAAGAGAGATCATGTTACATCACCTCGGTAGATTCAATTATAAAATCCTGTCAAAGATTTTTGTGAAAAAACAGTAGATTTTGTACCAAAAATATGATATAATCCGTAACTGAAAAGGCGTCGCGGGTACCAGCCGCAACGCCTTGGCGGAAGATGTGAGTCAGGCACACCATCCGGTAAGTGATTTTATCACATCCTTTCGCCGAAATCAAGAAAGGATGTGTTTTTATGTCGTACGAAATCAAGATGTCCTTCCTGAAGGATCTGGAGCGCAGCCTGTCCGACAAGATCACCGTCAGCGCTTTGACTGATGTGATGTCTTCTGCTTCCGACATCCTTGAACATTACGAATTCTCAAGGATGCTCCGCATTGAAGACTCTTTCAGTCTGGATCTGTTGGATACTTGGCTTACTGCTATGAAGGTGGAAGGTCGAAGCCCAAAGACAATCCAGGCGTATTCCTACCTGATTAACCGTCTCCTCAATGATCTTCGTGTTCCGATCCGGAGTATTACGGTCTATCATCTTCGTAACTGGCTTACGAAAGAGAAGGCTCGCGGAATCTCTGACTGTACATTGAAAGGCAATCGCGAGGTCTTCAGTTCCATGTTTGGGTGGCTCTGGAGGGAAGGTCTGATCGAAAAGAACCCTGTCGCCAATATCGGCGCCATCAAAGTGCAGAAGAAGATCCGCGAACCTTACGCGGATGTTGAACTTGAAAACCTGAAAAAAGCATGCGGACGTTCCAAGCTTCCGGATCGTGATATCGCCATTATCACCTTCCTGCTTGCTACAGGCTGTCGCGTCAGCGAGATGACGCAACTCAACCGGAATGATATCAATTTCATTGCTAAAGAAGTCACGGTTCTTGGAAAAGGAAATAAAGAGCGTGTTGTATACTTCGATGGTGTTACGTCCATGTACCTCAAACGCTATCTGGATTCAAGACGCGATCTCTGTCCGGCGCTGTTCGCGAATTACCGTCTTGAACGCCTGACTCAGAATGGTGTCCGGGCAATGCTGAACCGGATAGCACTGAACGCCGGTGTTGATCACGTCCATCCGCACAAGTTCCGCAGAACGCTGGCTACAATGCTGATCGCTCATGGCATGCCGATTCAGGAAGTCGCTGCGATCTTGGGCCACGAAAAACTGGACACGACCATGAAGTACGTTGTCTTGGACAAGACTCAGGTGAAAAACTCTTACATGAAATTCGCCTGACAGAAGTCTGTACAGCACCATGACAAACAGCCACTTGAAAAAACCAAGTGGCTGTTTCTTTTGCTGTTTTTTTTTACTGGTTAGTCTGTTCAAACCGTGTGGTTTAATGGTCACTTTAAGTTACAGGTTTTCTTCTCCAATCCGCTTTATTAAGCGTTTTCTGGCACGTTTCCACCGCGCTTTTTTGTGAGTTTTGCGACCACGGAAATTGAGCTGATATCCCAACATATTAATTGTCATATCGTTCTCCTTTAATCCCGGAGCAGTAGCGCTCCTGCCTACGATGCCGGGTCACCGGATAGCTCTCGCATGGCGTATCAGCACGTCCACCGCTTATTTATAGACGTTGTTGGCGTTCGTCTTATGACTCCTTTTAAACAACAATATCCCCGTGCCCGTCTTCTGTGACTTCTGTTACTCTTTAAGTGCTTCCATCTATCAAACAGATTCTTCCATCTGCAAAGAAATCAGTATATACCGCAGGATTGAAATAACCTTTCCAGAAAACCATAGCTTTGCCCAACTGATCAACCATTGGACGGGCAACCCTGACCCCGTTTGTCCGGTCTGAGGATGCGACATCGGTTGTTTTTGTTGCCGTGTGCGTCTGCGAATCATAACTGTAAATAGCGAGATAATCAGACCCTTCGTATCCTCTTGCAACAGCTATCCGGTCTGTTCCGATCCATGCAACGCCAAGCTGTGCATGAGAACCGGATGCGAGCAGGTCATTTCCTGCGCTTGCAATATTGTAGGGGCCTCCATTGTCGTACACCTTATATGTCGCAACGCTGTTCGCTGTGTACTCAAATTCGCTGAAAAGGAATTTCACATCGCCGACATCGGTTTTTGCACCGTTGTAAAGCCGGAGCCTGTTTCCGGACGCAGGAGAAACAGCTATTGGAATATCGTTAAAATCTATTGATGTGGTTCCAATCAGCGTAGTATCATCGGTTTTGTATACTCTCATCGTGTCAAGATGCAGATACGATGCCCGGATATCAGTCTCCGAAAACGCCGGATTGCTATAGCACAGCATCAGAAGCGTTCCCGGAGTATTCGTTTCCGTCAACTGGATATAATACTGCACATCGGCAACCACAAGGGCTGTTTCTTCGCTCCATGTCTGCCCCATATCCTCGCTGATCTTATACGCCCACCTGAAATCATATCCTGTCGGATTGATGCGCTCCCGTGTGAACATATACAGGTTTCCGTCATATTCAAAAATCTGAACATAGCTGACGTTGTAATCAAAGGCTGTAACAATGGCATCATTAAACCTGTCTATTGACTCCTGCTCCGTGGATATCCTGACAAACACGTTCTTTCCGTCCGAATGCCCTTCTGTGTAAGCGCACAGGATTTTCCCG